GAGAAGCATATGATAGAGCTATAGATGACATGCTTATTAAAAAGTCATCTACATATGCTCAATTATTTGGAAGTGTCGATGAGCTGATTTCACGGTTATACAACTCCGATGGCACTCTTAACAAATTATCGTTTGTTCAAACCGATATTTTGCACAATTGCGGTTCTATAGTATCGGTTATACGTGATAACGCAAATATAAATAACAGCGAATTTGTCTATATAAGAATAAGCAGACATGATAAGTTTTTCGATTTAGTCATGAAAGCGGCAGGAGATGGTGAATTATTTGCTAATGCTAGATATACGATTATTAGAAATAAATTGCCTGGTCAGAAGATGAATATCTTTTCTCGTATGTCGCTGATTACTTTTGATATTATTCTTCCAGACAAATACTGTTGCGAATATGAAAAGGCTAGAATTTCAGAATTGAAAATTTGAAAGGATTGAATATTTTGAGTATAGAAAGTTTGTTAAGAAAGATCAATATGGATGAAGCCGGAATAGATAATTCTCATTATATGTATAACAATAGATATCCGGTTCCTAGAGTGACAGAGATTTTATCTGCTATGATTCATGAAGATCATTTAATGAAGTGGTCTAACTTCATAGGAAGAGTCAAGCATCAAAGATATGAAGATGTTTTAGAGCAAGCAGCAACCAAAGGAACATACGTTCATAACGGAATAGAAAATTTTCTTCAAAACTCCTGTGATTTGGATATTAGTTCTATACCTACTGGTTATCGTAATGAAGTTTCTTATGCTTATGGTTCATTTAAAAAATGGTGGGAAATAGTATCTCTTAAAAACTATAATATAGTTATGCAAGAACAAGCATTAGTGTGCCCTTGGTTTGGGGGCACACTAGACATTTTGATAGAAATATTTGGAAGATTATATCTTTTGGATTTCAAAACAAGTAATCATGCATCTTTTAAATATTTCTTGCAGCTATCAGCATATAAATATATGCTTAGAGAATTATATGGCATAGATATATATGGTTGTGGAATCATAAAACTTAGTAAAAAAGAAATAAGTTTTGAGGAATATATACTAGATCAATCTATGCCTGAGTATCCCGGATTTATCGGTTTGTGTGAAGAAACATTTTTATCGTTAACGTACTCATACATTAACAGAATACAAGTGGAAAATCAATATAGAAATATATTTTATTAAATACACAGGAGGAAAGAATGTTGATTGAATTAGTTGGGGTTATGAAAGAAATAAAATATCTAAAAGATAACAAGATAAGATATTATGTGGCAAAGAAATATGTTCAGCATAGGCTTAAAAAGGATTTCTTTGATAAGTTTCATCTGGGAATCCATATAATGTATAGCATGATACAAGAATTGTTAGTGCTTGATTCAGATTTTGATCATAATAAACAATATATATCTGGCATGATGAATGAAATACCAATGGTAAAGAGAGTATTGCCGCTTATATCTTATTATGGGTCAATTGAATTTGCCTTTAAGTATTATAATTATGATTTAACAGTCTGTGCATCCGGTAAAGAGGGAGAACGTTGGCACATTCACATTAGTACACATGATAGTGATGAAAATTATATAACAATTTCATTGCATCCTACGCTAAAAAGATTAAATTTAGATAATACATTAAGACCAATAATCTTAATGTCTATATATAATTATTGTGTAGTCTATGTGTATGGAGAAGAATGCTTGGACAAATACAATAAATTATTGATGAAAGATAAAATATATCTTCTTAAAATAAGAGATATATTTAGAGAGGCAGGATATATATTATGATACCTGGAATGGTATATGAGAATTATGATATTACACGTAAAGTAGTACGCGGCAATAAAGTTATTATAAGTATTGCTGATATACATTTCGGAAAGATAGACCCAAAGGTTCAGTATGAAATATTAGAAGAACAATTTCTTCAAAGGATAGAACAGTTACCGTTAGTAGATTTGATAGTAGTTGCTGGAGATTTATATGATAGGAAATTCATGGCAGATAGTAATCCCATAACTTATGCTACTTTATTTGTGGGAAGACTTATGGAGATTTCTAGAACAAAAAATGCGTCAGTAATATTATTGGCAGGTACAAAAAGTCATGATGCAGACCAGTTAAATGTGTTTTATCATTATCAAAATAATCCGTTTTATAAGGCCTATGTAATAGAAACTTTGAATATACTTCATATAGAAGGAATGTCTATATTATGCATACCGGAATTATATGGTGTAGATGAAAAAATATATGAATCCTATTTGTATCGAGACTATTATGACATGGCTATAATGCATGGTACTATAAAAGGCGCTGTATATGGAGACAATGTAAAAGAGTCAAGATTGTTCACTATAAATGATTTTCAATATTGTTGTGGTCCGATTGTATCTGGTCATGTGCATACGGGAGGATGTTTTGATAGTGATTTTTATTATACTGGGTCTCCTATTAGAACTTCATTTGGGGAAGAAAATGCAAAGGGGTTTCTTATAACTCTATATAATCTTGATACCAGAAAGTATTATATGCATCTTGAGACTATACAGTCATTTAGATATGACACTATCAATATTGATGATATACTATTGTCAGATCCTCAGGAGGTTATAGAGTATATCAATAACCTTAAGAAAAATAATGGAATTGATTATCTTCGTATTTGTATAGGTAGTGATTATCCTTCTGAAAAAATGGAACTTCTAAACCAATATTTTAGAAATAAGCAGGATATAAAGCTCAAAGTAGAAAGAGATAAAGTTCACGATAGGGCAATGAAAATACAAGAATCAGAAATACAAAATAAATATGATTATGTATTCGACAAAACACTGACTGAATATGAAATTCTTGCTAGATATATAAATGATCAGGAGGGATATGAATTTATAGATGGAGAAACACTAAAGAAAATAATATTGGAGGATATCTGATGTGGAAGTTAAATATATGATTAGATTAAATAATGGCGGTACCTATAATAGTAGTTTAGACCTATATAAAATAACAGAAGAGAGTAATAACTATTCTGTTATGATAAAAATAGCAATTGCTAGTAGGAATACCTCTAGCGTGAAAGATAATCCGTTGATTTCACGCGCTGTATGTTTTTATAAATCAGTTGGATCTAAATACGGGAATGTGTTATTCTATAGGACTCGTCTTATAGAAGCTAAAAAATATGTTTAACCAATATACCGTATTTATAACTCCAGAATTAGAAGATGCAAATGTCAATAAGTTAACCAAAGTCGATATTATAAATCTATTTAAAGATATTATTTATAATGCTTATGAGGAGGTATATGAATGAAAGCACCAGAATTTAATATAGTAAGTAAAGAGTTAGATGAGATATATTTATATCAGTTAACAAAAGACGATGATGGTTATTATTATAAATTAATAGGAGTAATACTGATAGATTATATGAAAGACCAGGATGAGGATACTCCTAATTCTGATATCATAAAGTATATCGTAGATGCCAGAAGTTTGTTTTTTGGTGCTAGAGTAGAAATAAATAAAAAAGAAATGATAACTGGAATACACAAGGGAGTATATTCTAATTGTACAAGTTATACTGCTGAGCAAATACTTTCTAAAATTATTGATGTAATTATTAATGGCGATAAGCCTATTACATTTACAAGCGATAATAAAATAATTTATTTAGTGAATGCCGAGTTTCTTGGATTATCATACGATGATGTGATAATGGCTAAGAAAAGAATATGCGAATATTGTGAAAATGCTATTTCCCTTTTAAATACAGTTTTCGAAGATTAAAGGAGGAATAAAGATGAAAATTCCAAAAATTTTAATAGATGTAAAAGATAAATATATACTCATGTATGAGTTTAATAAAGAAGAAAGTTCTGATTTTATTTTAGTATATAATTTGAAAACGTTTACAGTCGCAAGCGGATTCAGATTAGATATCGAATTGCCAGAACAAAAGGTATTAAAACGTACTGAATTAAACGATTATAGAGATGATACCATAAATGGTGTGATTAATTTATCCGGTTTGATGTGGGAAGAACTTTATCAGATAGCTTACACTAGATTCATCGAGCATCATATAATAACAGATGCTAATGGGAAAGTTGAAGAATATGTATTAGAGGATTTGAAAACCCAATTTAAAATAAAGGTTGAAGACCCAGCAAGCTATAATATTTTAATAGATATTATTGATAAGAATTATACATCGGCTATTAATAATAGGGCTATAGTTTCTCAAGTTGGAAACATCAAGAAACTACTGAATTCCGATCTTCAATTTTCAGTGAATAAATCAGTTATAAGTACTATGAGTAGTGTGTTAGATATGTATACTGCTATGCTGGAGCATAACGAAATCATTATTAATGAAAGTAATGTAAAATTGTTTGAAGATGATAATACTAGTATATCACTACCGGTATTTGCTGAACAATTAAGAATATTACTAACTTTAGAAATGGATGCTATTATGTCTATTGAAACCGAAGATGGAGAGGACGAAAGGATTTTAACAAGTATTATAAATATACTAATGTCAGTTCATTCTTATGCATTCAATATTTTAGTAACTGCTATCATAGGAAACGTCGAGCAAGGCTAACCGGCCTTGCTCTTTATTATTGTCGCAATTGTGCCTATATAGGTAAGTATACGATAACTATATAGATATGAATAGTAAATATGCCCACAACATTTTTATAAAAAATGAAAGATAAGTTATTAAGGAGACTAGATATATGGTTATTAAAGATAGAGTTAAAAAACCTGGGCATGGTAAAACTTTTATAAAAAATAAAACCATTAGAAAACTTCCTATAAATTTTGATATAGAAAGTTTAAATCTTATGTGTACTTACGTTCTTACTAATAATAGGAGTATTAAGCGTGGTGCATATATAAATATGAGAAATCTAATTGAGCTTCTTGATTTAGATAGATATATTCACGACCAAGAAAGATATAAGAGAATATTATTTATCAAAAAGGGCATAGAGGCTAGATTAGAAAGACAACTTACTGACCCTGTAGCTATCATTAAATATATTAATGGTGGATTCATGGAGAGTGATATTGTAGACATTAATAATTTCATAGAAATGTCTACTGGAGAAATAGAATGGATAAACGAAACTGTAAGTAACACATTATCTTGCTCGTTTTTATATGAGAGGGCAGAAGAGGGAATTGATATCTTAACGAGGCTATTGGCAGCAGAAGCATCAAATATAAATTCCGTATTCATAGAGGCGAAGGAATATTTTAGGGATATTAATAATAGATTTAGGAAAAATGATAGTGTTAATTCAACTGAGAAAACCTTTAACCTCGGAGAGGAGAGTTTTAAGAGCGTATTAGCTGATGTTTATGACACATTGAATAGTAAGTTTAGATATCTTGTAACTGGTATGCAAGGATTTAATCAACTTATCGGAGGAGGATTTGAAAATACAAGATGCTATTTATTATTCGGTCTTACTGGAGTTGGTAAATCTTTATCTATGCTGAATATAGCATATCAGATGAAGAAGTATAATAAAGGATTCAAACCCAAGGACCCAACAAAACGCCCATGTATAGTGTTTCTTACTATGGAAAACGATGTTACCGAAACAATCCAAAGATTATTTACTATAGCAACTGGAGAAGATATTAGAAATCACACTCTCGAAGAAGTAGAAATGCTTCTCAGAACGCAAGGAGAACTTTACCTTAGTGATGATTCACCAATAGATTTGATAATTAAGTATAAACCAAATAGGTCTGTTGATACCGGATATCTTTATACATTAGTAGAAGATTTAGAGGATGAGGGTTATGAAACTATATGCTTATTCCAAGATCATGTAAAAAGAATTAGATCAGTAGCAGGGAATACCGATTTAAGACTTGAGCTCGGTGATGTAGTGAATGAGATGAAAACGTTTGCTATTCTTAAGGATATTCCTGTAATAACTGACTCACATTTGAACAGGGAAGGGGCCAAAATTATAGATGAAAAATCTACAAGAGCTACAATGGATTTGACTAGAATGCTTGGAAAGTCTAATGTAGGAGAATCTTTATTGATGCTTGATAATGTAGATTTAGGTATAATTCTCAATAAGGAATTTGATGCCGAAGGCAATGAGTATATGGCATTTAAGAATATTAAGCAAAGAGTAAGGACTTATAGAGATTATATCTGCCAACCGTTCCATAAAGATAATTCTATTAAATTAATAGAAGATTTCTATAGCCCAGTTCCAGTATTTAAGGAAAGTTTATATACTGTAGAATCCACATTAAATACATCTTATCATAATGATAAAGTCAAGACAAATGGGTATTCTACGAATATTAAATCCATTGATGACGGCGAGGATAATATATTTGAATTCTCCACTGTATATTCATCAGAAGACGTAAAGAAGATGCAAGAGCAACTTACAATACCAGAAACTAATCAAAGTTCTAACTTAATTGATTATACCAATCCTTACATGCAACAAAATATCCAAATGCCGCTGCAACCTATGCAGATTATGTATAATCCGCAGTTAGATGAGGTCGAATTGATAAGAGGTATGATATATGAATAAGCCAATTGAATTATCATCATTAAAAGAGACTTTTGGGTATTCAGACGATGAGATGAAAATTGTTAATGAAATACTTGAAGGAATTTTTAATGATGATGAATATATAAAATTAAAGTATTGTTTCGCTGAAAATGGTAATATGAGCATTTTTAGAATTAAAATGAAAAATGATATTTTAGTTATAACTCATTTTGGAGGTGCTGATAAATTATATTTCACAAGAGAATTTTATACCTAATTATATATTATATATTAGAGGAGGAGTGCTAAATGGATAATAAAGCTTTTGTAATAGATTCAGCTCCATTAAATAAAACCAATATCATTGAGCTGGATAGTAAAACAATGGATTTGGTAATGGGAATAAAAATATTATTAAATCTGAGAAAATCTAATGAGAAAAGGAGGATGACAAATGCTAATAGATAATTATAGGATTCTCAAATATGTTTCGCATAATGGGTCCTATACGGAATTGGCAAAAGGAACAATTGATTACAATTATTTTGAAACGGAAGATGTTACTACCGAAAGACAAATTCTCGATGGTGTGGGCATCATGATAAGAGACTTATCGGGGATTAATCTTGAGGAAAGTCCGGGTAATTATATATTAGAGTTATCAGATAATGATAATAATAGCATGCATATTATGCTGCTAATCAAACCGGGATTTATAGGACGTAGGCTGATCAAGCCAAGCAAAATTCTCGATAGTATCAGCCACAATGATATTCTTATTAATATGATTCTTGGCCAACCTATTAGTAAAGAATTTGTGAATAAATGCAATGTGTTAGAGGCTACACGGGGCACTAATAGGTATCTAAAATATAAGAGGCTCTTTATGGAAAACGAATTAGGTGAGTATATATGGAAGAATACCACAGAAAACAAGATAGCAAAAAGTGTTCTTGAAAAATATACCACTACTGCATTAGAGGAGCTATATGAAGACTTACAGAATTAAATTTAGGGTAGACTCAAGAGAGTCTACCCTTTATTTTCTACGTATCCTACATTCGTTCTATTAAGATTTATATATTTAGATTCTGCATTATATACTGCTTCAAGAAATTCTAATAGTTTTTCTTTAGTCAAAATCTTGATAGTCTGCTTATCAAAATCCTTTATATCGCAAGTACCATTTAAAAATAGCAAAACAAAATATAATTCTGTAGAGCCATATAAGTCAAATGATAATAACTTAGGCTTGTATTTGTACTTATGCCATTCAGATAATGACATTTCTACTGAGAATGATAGGGTCTTTAATTCGTCCTCGTATTCATACAGCACATTATTCTGTGCAATATAGATTATAAAGTCTGGGTTTATGGACGGTATGGGATTAGCCAATATTGTATATTGGTTGTAATCAATATCCTGAGTGGATCTTCCTAATTCTATGAAATCAGATATAGTATAAGTGTGTTCTACTTTATGAGTCGATAGCATCGTAATACCTCCCCAATATATATGGTTTGTTGGGATCTCCGCTTATGAATGTAATTACAAAGATATCTCCCTTCTTACACTCATTATCTGAATGTGGTAGCTTAAGGGATAGGTAGTTCGATTCTGTGCATTTACCTATATTCATACTCGAAGTATCATTTATTATATTTTTAGTATCTATAGTTAAATCGGTTACGTCATAAGGCTCATCCGAATCTAATAGCGGTGTAAGTACTGGTATAAAAAATTTTGCTATTCCATCTTTAGAATCTTCTAAACAAATAGCAAATTCTGGAAACTTTAATTCTAGGTTTTGATAGAATTCAAAATCTTTCAATAATAACACCTCCGGCAACTTTATATTAACCGAATGTTGCCGAAATAAAGGAGTGATGAAATGAAACTTAAAAGTGTAAATCATATGTATAATGTATTAATAAATTGTCTCGATATGAAGATAATAAATATAACAGTTTGTGACCAAGAGTCTAGCCTTCCTATAGAGTTTAACGATAAAAGATTAAAGATAAATAATGATGGTCATACTCTAGTCCACAGAGGAGAAATGGAGTTTAAACCATTACTTAATTTTAAGCAAGCTCATCAGTTGTTTTCTATCGCTTTACAACATGCGGCAGAAGATGACGGTTTATATGTGCAAATATTTTATGATAGAAAATGCGAAGATAATTTACATTCTTTTGTAGAGATGAAGACAAATACTGGTCTTATTAAATCTAGACCTTTTTATAATGTAAATTTATGCTATATTGATTTAATTTTCACTCTTTCTGGTATGCTTATTGATAACTTAGATCAATTTGACACCGAGCCATTGCCGGAAGGGGAAGAACCTAAAAAGAAAAGAATACCAAGATTTCCGTTAAAAGATTTATTATAGGAGGCGTAAACTAAATGGATAATAAAATTCGAGTAAAAATAATACCAATTTATGGAAATATTGAAAAACTATTGGATATCGATTTTGATATTTTTAAATCAAGTGTATTAGATAGAAGTTTGATTAGAATGGATGTTATAGGAGGAGATAGTCAAATGGAAAAAATTTTTATGCAAGTATATAAATTAATAAGTGAAGAACAGAAACAGGCTATAGAAATTATAATAGAGCAAAGATTAAATCAATTGTCTAATCTTAGAAAGTCTCATTATTTAAATGATAAATATGAGGAGATTCATACTTCTTCTCCTGACGACATACAAAATATATGTAAAACATGTAACTATAAATCTGGTTGTGATTATTATCATAGACTCAGAGATAACAAAAATGGGGAAATGATGTGTTACAATAATAGCTTCAGAAAAGAATGTAAGATGCAGATATCCGAATTCGTAGATACGGTGCCAAGAGATAAATTAGAATATTTGATGGATGTCATTGATAGTATGCATAAATTGATAGATTAATTATATGGAACGCCGCTCCAATTCGGAGCGGCGATGTTTTATTTTTTATTAAAGGGAGTATTTTAATTTTATGCTTAACAAAAAACAAGAATTGGTAGTAAAGAATGGTATTGATCATATAAGGCATAACAAAGTTCAAGTATATGAATATACTGGTTATGCTGGAACTGGTAAAACGTATGTTCTTCATAAAATAATAGAAGGTGTCGGAATTCCATTATCAAGAATAGCTGCTATGGCATATATTGGGCAAGCCGCTATAGTTATGAGAGTTAATGGATTATGGAATGCTAGAACTATTCATTCTTGGACTATGGAGTTGGTAGATGAGATAGTTGTAGATGAGCATGGCAATCCTATTATAGATAAGGTATATAATAAACCTAAAAAAGAATTAGTGTTTAGACCTCGTCCAATAGAGTATTTTAGAGATATTGACTATATCATAATAGATGAAGCATATACTGTTCCTATAGAGATGAAACAATATATAGAGAGATTGGGAAAGCCTATTATAGCATGTGGGGACTGGGGGCAGCTCCCTCCAGTAAAATCTACACCGGCATATTTAACCGATAGAAATATAGATTGTTTAGATGAATTGGTTAGACAAGATGCTAATGGAGGAATAGCCTATGTGTCTTATTTAGTTAGAAATGGAATCCCGTTGAGCCCAGGATATTATGGAAACGTACTTGTTATTGAAGAAAAAGATCTTACTCTGGATATGATTAAAGGTTCTCAAATATTAATATGTGGAAAAAATAAGACCAGGGACTTATATAATAATAAAATACGTGAAGAAATATTACATGCTAAAACTAGACTTCCTGGGATTAATGAGAAGCTTATATGCCGAAAAAATAACTGGTCTATAGAAAAGAATGGTATTAGTCTAGCTAATGGACTTATTGGAAGGGTATCTACACCTACTGATATAACCAGATATGATGGGAGAACCTTTACTATAGATTTTACCACAGATTTGTTAGATATAAAATTTCTAAATATTGTATGCGATTATAAGTATTTTATAGCTAATCATGAGGAAAGGCAATGGTTAAAAAATAGTAAATATTCTACCGGTGAAAAGATGGAATATGCTTATGCTATAACCACGCATTTATCACAAGGGGCTCAATACAATAATGGGATTTATGTACAAGAGTATTTAAATCCTAGTATTCAAGATAATTTAAATTATGTTGGGGCTTCTAGATTTAAAAATTTTCTCATATATGTGATTCCTAATATGGTTAATCGTTTCTTTTTCTGATATACTTTTATATATACCGTAACTTTCATAATAAGAATATATTATTTATATGAATGAAAGATAAACTACTAAGGAGGATTATTTTATGAGTAATCAAGAAACAGAAAAGAAATTAATAAAGGGGATGGAGTATATACCAGAAGGGGAAGATATTTCTGAAAAAGATTTATATACTCCCGGCATGGTGTACGAAGAAGAGAATAAGGATGAGAAAACTTATTTGGTACTTTTAGTAGGAGAGAACAGAGACGACGGTTCTACGGAATTTAAGGATTGGAACTTCGTAGTTGGAAGACAGGAAGTGTATGACTATATTAAGAGTTTTATAGAGAATGAATATGTCTTTATAGACGTCCATAAGTCGTATATTATCTCTAACTCTTCTACTGTTACTATAGATAAGAAGATATCTATATTTAAATTTATGGTAACGATGAAAGAAAACGATGCTGTAAAAGACGATACTTCTTTTGATATCCATGAGTACGCTTATGAGGATGAAGAGGAGAACGAGGATGGGAAACAATAGCGAATGGAAGAAACACAAGCCTGCTAAAAATAAGTATCAAAAACAAGCTGAAAACAGAATGAAAAACAGCTATTTTACAAAGCAATATAATGCATACGGAGAAAACTTTACTAACTTTAAGACCTCTAGAGATTTAGAATACGAGTCAGGAAAAATATTCAGAGATTTAGCTGGAGGTCTTATAGATTTAGAAAAGCACGGAAAGGCTTTTGAAGATCCAGAATTTGTTGGGGTATTAGTGAATATCGCGTATAAGAAGTTAATCTATCACGATGCAACGCGTATAGGATTAGAAACTTATATATGTAGTGCGCAAGCTAATAATATTCAACTCGATAATTACATGTATCAAGTGCATTCTGACCATAAAAGATCTACAGAGGCATATAATATGCTGTATACGGCTTTGTTAAACATTCAGTTAAACCATGACTATATGGCAATATTGCCAACACTCATGCCTATGCTTAACGGGTATAGAGATGCACTCTAAAGAAAGGAGACTAAATTTATATGGATGATACTTCATTAATAAAGGAGTTTATCACAACTCATAGGAGTAAAGGACATGTGGTTAAGATAAGATGCGATAATGAGCATATATTCTATGACAATGCTGATCCCAAACATAATGCCCCTATAGTATGGGATTGGAATAAAGAATGCTTTTATGCACTAAGACACAATCAGGAGCTTATGGGTAGTCAAGTAAGCACTCCGTTTAGTATCACGTTAGTAGATTTTCATCAGATTCAGGATATGCAAGCGTATGTTCCTATACCAGAAGTTATGGAATTCATACAAGAAAAATATACTGATGAAAAAGAGAAAAAGGCAGTAACTGAGTTCATGCAAAGAGCTGGATATTCTACGGCATGGCTTGGTAAAGAAAGAAGTTCAATTCCGTCCAATAATATCGGTAATAAAGGAAATATTAGAACTGAACATCATCTTTCATATGATTCTATGGAAGACGACAGTAAAAAATAATCATAAAAAATCAAAAAGCAAACACACGAGTAATTGCATATTATAAGTGTGATGCATTAAAGAAATATATTTCTACACAGGAGGTAAAATCATCATGATGAACAATTTCTTTGGACAAACTGGTTTTCCGAACTCAGGGTATGCGTATCAATTCACGAATCCCGCAATGAAGAAGCCAGTAGGTACGAACCCTTTGACTGATGAGGATGTAAAATTCTTGGCGCAGAAAGCGCCTTCATTTTCATTATCAGTTTCGAGGGAAGAATCTTTGCAGGCAATCTGCACACACCGGGTTGGTGGAGAAGATAGGCTCCGCCAGAACCAGGACGGGTCTTATACCTGTATGATTTGCGGAGCTACATTCCGTATGGCTGATCTGAGCCAGGATGCTGTCAATACTACTGTCGATGGGGTAGTCGACCTTCTTGAGACAACAAAGGTAATGTATAGAGACATTCCTGATGCAGTTTGTAAAGCATTCTTCCAGATGATACCATTCCTTAAGAAAACAAAGCAGATGTATAAGATCGCGAATGACCACTTCGGACAGTATGGTGCGGCTATCAATAGCAACCAGTTCGGAGGAGGAAATGCGGCAGTATTATTGGCCGGTCTTATGGGCGGTGGATTTGGAGGATACACACAGCCCGGTGCAGCTAGTTATGGAGGATGGCCAGGTGCCATGAATATGGGTCAAACAATGGACCCAGCGCAGCAGGCTCAGGCCCAGGCAGCGCAAGGACAGGCAGCACAGCCGAATGCAAACAATGTAAACTTCTTTGACGCAGAGTCACCAATTGCAGGGTCAGCAGCGCCTAATGCATCCGCTTCTGATGTTGTAGACAATAAGCAGTATACTCTGTAAAATTATTGGGTTAGGGTGGTTTCACTCTAACCCATTTTATTTTTTAAGGAGAAAGGTTATGCAATATAAAACTGTTCCTAAAATAGTAGAGGCTCTTGAATTTCTTCCTACTCCTAAAGTAGTAAATGATTTAGTACAATTTACAGGCGGATTATTTTCTCCAATTGGCTCATCAAAAAAATATATCGGTGGGCATCTAAGGAATCCTAATAACAATACAATTGCTCATGTAAAGGTTGGGGATTTCATTATCAGGCATTCTGATGGTACATTTACTGCTATGGGAAGGAAAGAATTTAAGATTAGCTACGAACCAAAATAAAATAATGATGCGTCATGGTTTGATAATATAATATGCAAAGGAGAATAGATATGATTATATCAGATATGTGGTCTTATATAACAGACAATAATAATTATATAAATAGAAAAGGGAGATTAACGTCCATATGTCCAAAGTGTAAAAATCTTTATACTGTCGATTTGCAGCTGGATATGACTTGTGAAATGGAAGAGTTCCAAGAGGGATATCGTCTGAAGGAGAATCCTGAGATTGTTAAAGTGTGCGATTGTTCGGAAAGTGGAACAATTACATCTAGGGTGGATAATCTTATGGGAACAATTGTAAAAACTCTTCTTGAAAAGGGATATCACGTTAGATTTGATAAAATATGCGAAGGCCATGTATATCAAAAAGGTACTGAAGTATTATGCAAAACTCATCCTGTTATCCATATCATGGAAAATTTGTTATTACATCCAGATTATCCGAATAAGAATAAGGATGTCATCGCAGTTGGTTGCTATAATGGTTCTACCATAATGCCGGCTAATCATTGTTCAGTGGATAAGTTCACCGTAGAACAATATGAAAGAATCAAACCACTGTGGTTAAGATCTATGGAGGACTATGTAAATGAAATGCCGTTAGCTGTAGAAGTTAGACACAATGCACCAAATAAGAATAAATTACCTGGACTGTTTTGTAAAGAGTGCGGTATGATTGTGTAACTAACTTTTATATATAATAATATTGAAAGTCGAGGAGCACCAAAAATGCCTAAAGAATTAACTGAAGAACAAATTCAAGCCATACAAAACTATGGAGATGAATTAATAACTATTGAAAACTTCGTTAAAGTAGTGCAAAAACGTCCTGGTATGTATCTTGGGTCTATTGGTAATAGTGGATTTATGGATATGGTGAGAGAGGTTTTTGATAACGGATATGATGAACTTAATAGAATTAAATCTCCATGCGATTGTGTGATTGTTTCTATAGATGAAAGAAATTATACTATTATAGTTGAAGATAACGGAAGAGGTATACCATTCGGTGAGATGATAAGAGTATTTACCGAGCAGCATACCTCATCAAATTTCGAGAAAGAAAGAAATAGCGGAGATTATTCTTCTGGTCTACATGGAGTAGGAGCAAAGGTAACAAATGCTATGTCTACAAAGTTTATTGTAGAATCATATAATGTGATATTAGGAGAAGGCCGTTTAGTAGAATTTAACAACGGAATCCCATGGGATAAGGGAGAGGTAAAAATTCCTAATAAAGAAGGGAAGCAGGGGACTAAGGTTACCTTCACTCCAAACGTTGATTTACTTGGAGAAATTACTGTATCATGGGTTGACATATTAAATATGATTCGAGACCATATGCCATTATCTAAAATAGGCTCTAAAGCTGTTGTAAATGCTATAGACATAAATGGTAAATCTCATAGAGAAGTCATTGTTAACGAAGATGGTATATTGGAGTTACTTATCAATATGACCAGTACTCCTCTCGTTTATCCTGTGAAATTGTTTAAAGACACAGGTGAAATGAAAATGGATATAGTATTCACTTATAGCATTGAAGAGGAGTCGGATGCTAATGTGGTTTCTTTTGCCAATATGTGTCCTACCATATCTGGATACCATATAGATGGATTTTTAGATGGAATATCTAAGTTCTTTTGTGACTATATGAATAAGATTTACCTTTCTAATGGGCCAGATAAAAAGAAGAAAAAGAAAAAAGAGATAAGAGTAACTCCTACTGATGTAAAAGTAGGGTTAAAGGCTGTGGTAAACGTAGCCCATATTGAACCAATTTTTAACGGTCAAGCTAAAAAGATTTTTGCATCCGAAGATATGTATCCATTTATGAAAGCAGAAATCCAAACTCAGTTAGAAGAGTGGGCAAAGTCTAACCCCAAAGATTTCAGTAAAATTTGTAAATATCTTAAAGATATTGCTGAACTAAGAATGAAGCAAGATAAGGAAAAGGTTAATCTTAATAAAAAATATAATTCTAATGCCCTTACTGGGCTTCCTAGTAAGTATGTTGCCCCATTAGATAAGAAGGGGGATTTAGAATTATGGATTACTGAAGGGGATTCCGCTGGAGGGACTTTAGAAAACAATCGAGATAATCACACTCAAGGATATTTCCCAATACGTGGTAAATTGCCTAATGCATTCTTTACTCAAAAAGATAAGTTTCTTAGTAATGCTGAGGTTGCTGGAATTATCAATATTATCGGTGGAGGATATGGGCGTTCATTTGATATAACAAAAGTAAAATTTTTAAAGATTGTTATAAACAGTGATGCAGATGCAGATGGAGATCATATCTGTTGTTTATTATTGTCATTCTTTATATTGTATATGCCTGGTTTGGTAGAGTCTGGAAGGGTATATCGTGCTGTTCCACCATTATACGGAATTACAATAAAGTCTAAGAATATATACTTCACTCGAAAGATAGACTACATTAAATATGTACAAAAGCTATTCATAAAGGATAACGATATTAAGTACGGAGATGGAAAAACTATATCCCAAACTGACCTTACAAAGTTATTATACTCGAATATAGATTATGTATACGAGATAGAAAGGATATCAAATCGATATGCAGTTTCCCCAGAGTTACTTGAAACAGTTCTGATGTTGCATTTAGCTAAGGCCGATTACAACAAGATGAAGAGAGATATAGAGAAAAAATATAGATTTCTTAAAATAACTAATCAGAACGGCGTGCCAATGATTACCGGTTCCTTAGATTTAGCTATTCAGACATTATTCGTGACTGATGTGTTAATAAAGGATTGCTCAAGGATTATAAATATTCTTGTAAGCAATGCTAATGTGTCCTTTATGGTTAACAATAACAAAGTATTGTTGTATGGATTAATGAAAGGATTTGATGAATCTAGTCCTAAAAATTTAAGAAGGTTTAAAGGACTTGGAGAGATGGATGGTCCATCATTATACGAATCTACAGTTAATAAGAATACGCGTACGCTCATTCAGTTTACCACAGAAAATATTAAAGATACCATTGAGAGCATCAGGTACTACGAGAATAATAAAGATAAGCTTCTTGAGGGTATAACAGTATCTAGATTTGATGTAATAGGATAAAGTTAATTATTCTAAAGATCAAATTTAATCTCATATCTTAAAATAATCTAAATTAAAATATAATAATCTTATACGTTGAATGAATCTAGATAATAAAATCTTAATCTAAATCTATGATTGTAGCGGGCTAGGAGAATATTCTCCTAGCCTATATTTTATTTTTTGTGAAATTGCTTATTTTTGACCATATAATATTTAAGTGAATAAGAAATTCTATATTCAATAAAAATATTAAAATCTAAGGAGGAAACCAAAAATGAAAGAAACAAAAGAAAGAAAAACAAGAAATGCAGAAGAAGAAGTTAGACAAGCAATTTTGCTGGGGGCTATGATTTTAAACTCGGCGTCTAACGTAAAAACCTATGTTCCTGCGGTAAAGTTGGCTAAGTAAATTAAAAACTAAATAAAGAAAAAGACATTTAAAACATAATAAGACTAAATAAATGGAGGATTAAAAAATGAAAAATGCTGTAGCAAGAATGAATCTCGTAGCAAATATCGGAACCAATTTCGGAGAGAAGAATGCTTCTCTGGTTAGGCAGATGATTAACCGTATGCAGCCGCACTTGTATGATAGATTACCGTGTGTGTATGAAGATTCGTATTATGTGTATTGTCAGAAACGATTCTTAAACAAAGTAGCCGGCAGAGGAGTAAAGATGCTGGTTGTCTATGTTGATGATATTGATTGCTTGGTATATGAAGCATTCAAAATTACAAAGAAGCTCTGCGACAGATTCAATATCAAATTGGTGGCATTTAAATGGAATGAGAAGTTGAATAGCTTTGAGAGATTCAATACTATGATAGAAGATCTTGAAACTATAAAGAGATCGAATTATAAGGTAAATTAACAATAATGAATCTCAGGGGCTCAATCAATGAATTTGAGCCTCTTAACTTTATTTTATACAGAAAGGTTATAAAAAGATGAAAAAAAATTTAAATGAAATACACGAAGTAGGAACTGCTGAATATGAGGCTACTGGATTAGCGAAGATTTCTAAATCTGTAAAGGAGTCTATGGTTTATATTACTAAAGAGCAAATTAAAGCTATGGTTGACAGGGTTTACCAAGCTCAGCACGACAGGATTGAGTTGGAAGCGCAGCTTAAGGCGATTAACCAGGGAAGAGATAAAGATTCTGATACTGTAAAGAAAGCCGAAAAGAAGAATACTATAACTGCTATGGAATGGCTCTGTCAAGATGCTGCAAACAGAGAAGCGCAGATTAAGGAAATGCTTAACGAGTATTGTAAAAGCGAGCCAGTTTGCGTTTGGGCTATGCAGATAAAAGGTATTGGGCCCGTAATAGCTTCATACCTGTGGGCACATTTAGACTTGAACAAATGCAACAGTGTCGGAGCTTTTCACTCTTATGCTGGTTTAAACGATAATAATAACCCATGGTTAGGTGTAGAAAAGGCCACAACTCTTGTTAAAGAGGTTTATGAGGAGTTGGGATATGACAAGAAGCATGAAGCAGATGAGCGCGTGTTAGCTGCAGTTTCGGAGAAGACCACTCGTCGTCCGAACATCATATCGAATGGCATTAATGTAGCTAAAAAGTCCAACAAGAAAAAGAAACTAACGGATATGGAGGCACTGATTAAATATCTTTCTAAGCCACCATATAATGAAGATCTGAAGACAATGTGTTGCTTTAAGATCCCTCGATTGTCGTTTGCGATGAATTGCAATCGCGGTTCTTTATATGGGGAATTATATAAAGAAAGAAAGGCATATGAAGAACGTAAAAACAAGAATTTAGAATATGCTGATCAGGCGGCTGCTGTTTTGAAGAGAAGAAAAAAATATCTCAAAAAGAAGGAAATAAAAACCCTAGAGTCTGGAATGTTGTTGGATTCACATATCACCACTCGGGCGTTAAGGAGATCAGTAAAAATCTTCTTATCTCATTTTTGGGAATGCGCTTATCGATATGAGCACAAGTCTAATAACAGAGCTCCATTATATGTCATGGACATTGCAAAGCATAAAGACTATATAGAACCTGAAGTTCCATTCCCGGATTTTAGCAAGTAACCGTATTGAATCTATGTTTCAGAATTATAATCTTCGCGGGAAAATGAATCTTAGGTTCTATATAGTAATCTGTTTTCGCGTATGAATCTGCGGCATTAAATTTTAATCTTGTTGGCAGAATGAATCTTATGTATGATATAGTAATCTGTTCTCGTGTATGAATCTGCGGCATTAAATTTTAATCTTGTTGGCAAAAGGTTTAAATAAATATAGGCTGAGAATAATAAATTTCTCAGCCTATATTTATTTTTTGTATTATATATTATATTTATGATTATCTATGAAAGGAGGAGGTTATAGTGTACAATGGAGACGTTTGGTATATGATACCTGGATTTAATGGATATGAGATAAACGAGGACAAAGTAGTAAGGTCTATGAAAAGATTTAACGCAGTACCAGGATATCTTATTAAGTTATATAAAGGAGGTTATTATGAACTCTCTGATAACCATTGTAAAAGGGTTAGAAAAACTCCTGATGAACTGTGGGATTTAGTTCAGGAGCAAATAAAAAATTCTAAAGCACAGGTTCGTGTACGCGAAGATTATCATAATCACATAAGTAGTAGAAACAAATTTAAAAATTTTTATCCTGAATCTATAGAAGAAGACAAATCATCTCCAGGCTTGAAAAGGGGGTCCGATGATAGATTTTATATGGATTTTTCAGGATTAATGAATTAGGAGGATGGAAAGTGAAAAAGGAATTCGTAGAAAGAAAGGTTTACAATAATGTGATACCTGTAAAATTGGTTTCATCGTCAGTACCCATTTTGCTATAATGATTATATAAATAGGATAGAGAGGGCGCGAAATACAAAAAGTCTTCTTGATAATTATTTAAAATCATTAGGATTGTGTTATAAACAAAACAGGAAATGAGTATATTATCCATGATGATGGAAAATTATATTGTGATTATTATAAAAACACCAAAATAGAGGATTATGAATATGAAATTGGCAAAATATACGATTTGGCATCGGCAATAACTATACATTAATTTTATAAAGGAGATGTAGATAAATGCCAGAAACGATAATACAACAAGATGCTGCTGTATCACATAAGAATAGTATGGGGAACTATGCCATTGAAGTTAACCTTAGAAGATCAACTCCAGATGCAAAGGATGGATTGAAATTAGTTCATAGGCGTATATTGGACGTCATGTTTAATGATGAACCTTGTGCTGAGAAGTTAGTAAAAACGTCTGCAGTTGTAGGTACTACGATGAAAAAGTCCCATCCGCACGGAGATGCTTCTATAGGAGATGCTATTAAACCGATGGTAAACTGGTGGGAGATAGGAATACCGTTAATAGATACAAGGTCGAACTATGGTAATTTCCACGGTAAAGGAGCAGCAGCACCTCGATATACAGAGATAAAATTATCACAATTCTGTTTGGATTGTGTAATTGGGGATTTAAGAAAATCCAAAAATATTGTAGATTGGGTAGATACTTTTGACTATAGGGATAAAGAGCCAGAATATTTTCCGGTAAAAGTCCCGTTGCTATTAATAAATGGAACATTTGGTATTGGGGTTGGTATTAAAACTGAGATTCCTAAGCATCCTATTAATGAAGTCATAGATGCAACTCTTAGAGTTATAGAAGACCCGTCTGCCCCAGTGGTGTTGGTTCCCGACACTTGTATGCCATGTGAAATAGTAGAAGCGAATTGGAAAAAGATTTGCAACACTGGACATGGAAAGTATAAAGTAAGAGGTATTATTGATATTGAACAGAATAAAGATGGTTCATATTCACTGATAATAAAGTCAGTCCCAGATAGAGTATATTTCGATAGAGGGAATGCTGAGAATGGTGGCGTTAAATATGTCATACTTAAAATGGTAGAAGAGAAGAAACTTCCTCAAATAATGAGTATTGACATAGATTCCAAAGGAACAGATATGAGAATAATCATCCGTCTAAGAAAAGGAGCGGACCCCAATTTTGTGAGGGATATGATTTATAAAAACACTCAGATGGAAAGCCCATATAGTGTTAACTTTGAAACTCTAGATGGAATCAAACCCCTCAGGATGTCATATAAATCTTATATTGAGTTCTTTATAGAACAAGCAAAGACGAACAAGTTTAGACTATACGCCAATAAGCTTCAAAAGGCAAATACTCGATATCATAAGATAACCTCTTATATAGAGATATTAAAATCAGATAAGCTTCAGGAAATGCTCAAAGTAATGCAGACAATGAAGGAAATAAACGATAAAGCATTGATGGAAAAATTAATTAAGAAATTCGGCATTAGCGATATTCAAGCAGAGTTTTTAATTAATTCAACTTATAAGACTTCGTCAATAGCATATCGTTTATCATATGAGAAAGAGGCAAAAGCATTAGAAGAGGATATTAAGCATTTCATTGATATGATTACTATTGATGAATTGATTATTCAAGAGATAGTAGATGAGCTCAAATATTTTAAGAAGAAATATGGACAGCCTAGACGAAGTAAAGTTATAAAGATTAAAGACCTATCTCATATACCAGAAGGGCAATTTAATATCGTCATAACCGAAGCCGGGTTCGTCAGAAAATTATCTCCTTTTGATGCTGTTAATAACATTAAAGGAGATGCTCCTAAGCATGTTATGACTGTAGAGAATACAGAGAATATATTGTTGTTTACAGCATCTGGTAAGGTATTTAATGTTCCAATACACAAGATTCCGGTAACGGAAAAAAGTGGAGTAGGAACTGACTTAAGATTACTAGTAAAAGGATTAGTCAGTGATATAGTGGAAATCATGTATCTTCCCATGGTGAAAGAACGTGCTAATGATGCTAAGAATAAATACTTTATAATGACTCTTACCGAAGGTAATTGTATAAAGAAAATGGATTTAGATGATTTTCTTAATGTGCCGCCATCTGGAATCTTATTCACAAAGATTAATTCTGGTGATAGAGTTATTGATGTAAAAATCGTGTCTAAGGATTCTGATATAATAGTATGGTCAGATAGGAAGGCTTTACGTATGAAAGCTGAATCTGTTCCTCACTTCAGAAGAAATACTTTAGGCGTTGGCGCTATGAGTGGTAAAGATCATATTGATGGATTTACTGAAGTTCGTAAAGATATTACTGATGTCTTAGTAATAACTAATTCTGGAAGGGTTAATCGATTTGATATTATAGGGTTGCCGTTATCAGATAGATATAAAGCCGGCTCCAATGTGGTTAAACTAGGAAAAACTGATAGTATACATTCTATACTATGCTGTAATTCAAATGATATGGTACTAGTCACTTCTAAAGTTGGAGACACAGAATATCCCGTGAGTTCTATAAAGACGGGCTCTAGTATATCTGCTGGAGAAAAAGTAATACCTCTGAAAAATGATGTAATATTAAAAACAAAAATTCTCAGTAACCCGAACTAATGGGTTACTGAGCTTATTTTGTTAGAAAGAGTGGTGAATACTTTGTTTGAAGCTAATGAATATTATTCGTTAGACGAAGAGTCGGCCCATTACAATTTATTAAAAATTATTAAGGGCTCTACTTCTTCTGCTAAAACACTGTTTGACATTTCTACTAAACTTGATAGAAGAATGATATTTGCAAATAATATTATTTCAATCAGATGGGGCGATAACAAAAGAAATGGAGCATATATGTTATTTAATTCGATGGCAGATAGACGATTCTGTGCCCGCCGTCGTAATCTTAGAACGATACGTACTGATAAAATGCTAATAATAGGAATTGATAAGGAGGAGGCTAAATACGATATGAATGCTAATATTAAAAATAAAATATATGATTTTGCAAAGTTACAAATCTTAAATAAATTTCACACTAGTACAAGATTAAATTTAAATCAAGAATCAATGATTAGATTCTTAAAGTGGTTATCTAAATATGATAAAAAGTGGAAAACTCGTATTAAAAGAATTTCAAAATACGAATATGAGTTTAGAATTGTCGATTATTTTATTATAATAGATGGTAATACCATAGTAAGGTTAAGAACCGGAGATGCTATAAAAAGTGCAATGAATACTTATGATATACTTAACGGAGGATCATTTATATCATATAAAACCATTCTTGTAGATATATATGGTAAACAATGCTTTGCCCTAATAAAGTTATTTGATTCTTTAACAAGTTTTAGAAAAAGTATTGGGTGTTATACTGTATCTCATTCTTCTAATCGTGATCCTAATGTAGAAGTATATTATAAATCATTAAGTACAAGAAGCAAAGAAACCGTATTTATGAATAAAGATATAAATAACCGATTGTTTGCTCATATCGATAGGTTCCTTTCAAACAAGAATAAATATAAATCCAGAGATTTGTTATATAAGACCGGAATCCTGTTATATGGAGAACCAGGAACTGGAAAATCTACAATATCTAGAATGATTTGTACAGAATATGATTTAGATATGATTATTATTGATATGAGTAATTTTTGTAAAATGAATATTGATTATATTACCAACAGTATTAATGCTGATGGAAATATGTATGTGATAGTATTAGAAGACATTGATAGAGTAATGGATAATGCTGAAACTGATAAATATGAAGCTGTCAACAAATTACTTCAATTTTTGGATTCATCGTCCTCTCCTACTAATGTAATATTTATAGCTACTACTAATCATTTAGATAGATTAGATCCTGCTATTACACGTGACGGTAGGTTTGATCTTGCGCTTAACGTAGGAAGTATTAACAAAGGACCAGCTTTAAATATGATTAAATCGTTTGATGTGAATGAATCAGATGCAGAAGAATTATGGAATAAAAATAACGTTAACGGTACAGTAAATCCGGCAAAATTACAAAATAAAATTTTGCAGTTCCAAGGAGAAAAAGAATTAGAATTACAGGAGGATTAAAAAATGAAGAAAATAATTTGTTATCACCATAATGATCACGATGGAATAGTAGCAGCAGCAGTACTTGCAGATTATTATAAGAGAGTTGAATCATCTATACCGCTGGATTTTCGTATGGTAGATTACTCATGCGATCTCGAATTAGAAGACATAGATGCTGATGAAGTACAAGAAGTATTCTTTCTTGATTATTCGTTTAGTGGTGCAAAAAATTATGAGAATCTTATAAGATTGCATGAAAGATTTAAGATGGAAGGTAAAGGATCAAATATATATTGGATTGACCATCATAAGTCATCAATAGATAAAGACATTCCAGAAATAAGCGGATACAGAAGTAATAGGTATTGTGGTGCTGTATTAACTTGGCTATTTCTTAATACTAGTAATGTAAATTTCCAAGAAGTTATTGAACATAGTGTGAAATTATCAAAAGTTCCAGAATTTCCAGTATTTTTGAAATATATTGATGACTATGATTGCTGGAAAAAACAGTTTCCGGAGACTAATGATATTCATTACGGATTTAACGTTATAGATCCTCAAGATCCAGTATTCCGTATTTTATTATGGAGTAGTAATAAGGAAAAAGCATTAGAATTAATAGAACAATATAAACTTATTGGAGCTGGTGTGAAAAAATATTTAGAGTTTGAAAATAATAATTATCATGTAAATATGTATGGGTTTAAAGTTAACTTTTGCGGATATAATGCATTTGCGTTAAATCGTAAAGGAAACAGCTTGATGTTTGGAAACTTAGTGGATAAATACGACATAGTTATCCCATTTTATTATAATGGTCTTAATGGTCAATGGAATTATTCATTGTTCACTAATAGAGATAATTTAGATGTAGAGGAGTTAGCTGTTAAATTTGGAGGAGGAGGGCACAGGCAAGCTGCGGGATTCCAAACAGATAAATGCATATTTGAGAATTGTAATTATGCGGTGGATACCTTTACTAAAATTATAAATGCTCCGAATACGTAAGAGGAAAAACATCCTGATAATACATTATCAGGAGGTTTGGTATGGCAACTATAAGAGTCCCAATAACAAGCGTGGCTGTTAAGAAAATATATCCATTAGTAAGTAAGTCATTATCATCTAATACTGCTAAATATAAAAGGAATCTTCAAGAATTCTTTAATGCTCGGTCGAAAGATATTTACGATACTGCTCCTTATTCGAGATTGATGTTTGGAGAAGATGAAACCCAGGATTTTTTTAAATCAATTAATATTACTAAGGAGCAGATTCGTGAGTTATTAACTGAAACCTATTATTGGAAAATGAACTTTTCTCCGGCAGCAGCTAAAGATGAATTGACTATGACCATGATGATGATCATAAGATATTTTCTTAAAAAAGGAGACAAAGTTAATGCGGAGATATCTGCGATATATTTAGCATTTAGTGGTAGATTTTATCCGTCGATTCACTACGGGCAGTTTCCAAAAGCTCAACCAAGTGAGTATAGACATATAATGGAATATGTAGTAAACAATATGCTTACTATGAAATTTGATCTCAAAAGGGAAGGAAGTTTATTTGGAGCTATACGATCTATATGTAGAACTTGGCTAACAAAATACGGTCCTACTATAAAGGGAGATATGGACGATGAAGAGAATGCTGAAATTATTAAACAGCTTCACGGTAGAATTAAATCATTCATAATTAATATAGCATCATTATACTATGAAGCTCATGAGAATAAAAACTATCTGACATACGATTCTGATATGGATAATGAGGATTCGTTTAGACTTGCAGATAATGATTCTCTCCGAATCGAAAGAGCAGTGGAAAATGCAATGAATTTCATAAATAATAATAACGTAGACTTTAGACTATGTACATATGCATCTGATACTAATGTGAAAGTGAACGAAGTCAAATCTATCATAGAAGGAATTCAAGATGATAAAGTATGTCTGGGAGAGATTAAGGAGTTGTTTCGCATTATAATCGCCGAGTATTTTCAAGTTTCTACGAATAAAAACCTTGCAAGTACAGATTTTGTTTCTAAATCTATAACTTCAAAACCTAATACCAAGAATAAAAATATCCTTAGACAAAAGGAAATAATCGAAGGGTGGCTAGATGAAAAATCTCCACAATATAGGAAGAGAAGAAGCCGTCCAGAAACGAAATCGTCTTATTACAAATCTATACTAAAATATTATGTATTGGTTATCAACAAAGCTAATAGATAAAAAGGGGCTACACTCACACGAGTGTAGCCTATATTTATTTTTTGTGAAATTGCTGGAAGGTAATTATATAATATTATAGTGAAATACAAAAATATTATAATTCCATAGGAGGAAAGACAAATGAGAGAAATGATGTTATTAAAAGAATTAGGAGACATAGCGGCAAAGCATCGGATTGATTGTTTTATCATATTGGGTGAATCTGTAGTGCATGTAGAAGACACAAAAAATGAAGATCCTAATAATCTTTCGCGTGATGCATATCAATTTATGGTAAATTGGAATACTATGCTGGGGAACAAGTATGATACAGAATATTACGATTCGGCCAATGCTTGTCGTGGATGGTTAAAAATAGGAATAGACGGATATAAAACTCCAAGCAACAGCAACATTAGTCCTATTAGCTGCATTCTTCCAGAAAGAGCACATGTTACATCGATTTCAGAAATAGAATGGATGGATTTAGCGGAGGAATATCTTGACCTTCTTCAATTGCCATATCTTGTAGTAACCTGCGATGAATTCATAGATAAGAGCTGTGATAACAGATTATTCAATGCAATTATCCATGATTTAAAGGCAGAGTTAAAGGAAATCAAAAAGGAGGAATTGTCTGATGAACACGAAGAAGAATTTTAAATCCTATATTCCGATTGAAACATTTTTGTTCAACAATGATAAGATATTCTACACTGGAGCCGAGATAAAGGACGAAATTATATCAGTGATGGAAGCCACGAAGGATAAAGAGAATAGAGTAAAGGAATACCAGATTGCTTCTTACATGTATAAGAAGTTTGTAGATACTAATAGCCCATTAAGCGACCAGTCTAAATACCAAATAAATGTAAATAGACTAGTATTCAATATCCCATATGATGAGTTTTTAATGGTTAATTTTAACAGTCATGTGAAAATCATTAGAAACCGTAAGGTTCGATACCAAAATCTTAAAGTCACAGAAAATAAATTCTTCTTAGATTTTCTTAAGTATTTGAGGAGTAGAGGAATCGAGTTGACCGATTTTGCGCTGATTCAGTACAATTCTGGAGAGAAAAGGCTTGTGTCCTCTAACGAAGAATTTTCTAGATGGATTTATATAATTGATGAGCTGGAAGGAGTATTTGGGGTAACTGATTACGTGGATAACTTATCATTGAAAGATGTATCTGATGTTCTTATGAGTAGAGAATATCATTATATGAGGGAACTAAACCTGTTAGAAGAAAGAGGTGTAAATATCAGGATATATGACAAAACAAAGAGATACAAGTACTAATTACTACCATTTATCACAATCTGGTAGGATTAAAATTGCTGTTCCTAAGGTATCGTCTATGGCGGTACCATCATTCGAAGATACGAGTATACCAAGAGTTAGTTTTGCTCCTTCTATAGATCAATGTATATCCGCATTGATTCCGGCGGTTAGAACTATCTTTTATGTGTACGTTCCAGAAGACCTGAAAAATTTTCAAATATATAAACCCAAAATTTATCAGGTAAGAGATTGTAAAGAAACTGGAGAAGTTTGGTCATTGAAACGAGTACGTGTAAAATGTATTGGAAAAATCAAAATCACAAAATCATTAGGGTATGAAAAACATAAGAACTATAGAGGGGTATTTCATATTCATAGATATGATTGGGAATGGATAGAATAATACTAATGCGAAGGAGTGTAAGATTACAGATGATAAAGGTACCAGCAAGCAAGATTAAAGAAATAAAATATGATGGTAAAAATTTATTATTTATATCTACCGGATTTTTTGATATTGTTATAGCTGTTTCTGGAAATCCAAGTACAATTAAGAGTGTTTTGGCATTGAGAGAAAATAAATGTATGACTATTTGTGCTACTATGGGTATAAATAAAATCGAAGTAAGGCTAAACGATGGGCCTGTCCCAAAGTCCGTTTCCATGGAAGATTTTAAGTTTATGTATGCATCTACAAAAATAAGGATTTCTACTAATGAAATTCTTATGCATAGTGAATTCTATGGAGAGATAATAGATCCAACTCTTAGTATTTCTTTAAAGGAGGAAAACGGAGAATTAGTAACCATATTAAAATAATAAAAAGAAAAGGAGAACAATTATGATTCATGGTATGTATAACACAACAAGAACTAAGCTTAGCATTAAGAGAGGTAGATTTTTTGGAAAGATCAAGGTGAAACTCGAATGTAGGCATATCCTTACGGGCTTAAAGACCGATATTATTTTCTACTCATTGGCATCAAAGAGATCAATCGATAGTATCAGCAGTCGGGTTAGTGAAAACAATCCTTCGGCTAAAGGAGACAGCATTAGCATCCTTGGGTCGGTTACAATTAACGTTGTAGACACTTTTTATGGAAAACCTTTTGGAGTTCTGCGCATAAATCCATGTAAGAAAATTAATTTACTTGGGCTAAACGATATTACGGTTTTGGATTTTGAAGACCGCAAACCTGTCAAAGACAGCGAAGGATTCTTATTCCGGTTAATGCTTAATAATAAAAATTGTGCAGGAAAATTAGAAGATCTGATAATCGAAGGTTAACAAAAAGGAAGAGGGACAGAAATATGCTGTCCCTCTTTTATTTATAATTGTAGTAAAATAAAAATAGTTATACATATAATTGATAGAAAATAAAGCATAGTGCTAATAATGGGCATTCGCCAAGAGGTAAGGCACGGGACTTTGACTCCTGAATTCGTTGGTTCGAATCCAATATGCCCAGTTCGGCTGAGTGGGTTAATCTCTGCCGAATCGTTGTCGGTAATTGCTGGGGGGCAGTAACGATACCGGCCTATGGTGCACGGCCGCTAAGAAAAGCCGGCAGTATCTGCGTAGAATGCAGGGTGCGGCTATGGCGGTTAGAGTACAGCAGTGCTATACCAAAATGTAATGAGTGTTAATCGTGTAGCGATTGGGGTTAGAGCTCGCTCCGAAAGAGAATCGCAGTGTAAGTGTTAACACCTGCTCCGCAAGTGGCGGTAATTGAATGGTAATGTGTAAGACTCAGCACTGAATCAAAAGAAAAGAGTCTGAGATATAGCTCGCCGAGAGAGGCAACAGCAGATGCAGTTAGCATACGTTGGCGATCTTAACCCGGGCCATTAGCTCAGCTTGGTTAGAGCAACCGGCTCATAACCGGTCGGTCATAGGTTCGAGTCCTATATGGCCCATCGAAATCGGGTTTTTGGTTTCCTTATTATTTCTGGGTGTCGGTAATCCGGCACCCGGATTATTTTTTCTCCTTAAACATTACATTAATATACGCATTACATAAGGAGGAATTATAGTATGCTTTTAAGAAATGAAAGTCGAGTTAGGCATTTTGTGGAAATTAATTTGACATATGATGATAAGGAAAGTAATAATCTAATAGTTAATGAAGGAGATAACGTAGCTATCAGTTTTAGAAAAAATGGAAGGATAGCTATGGGAGAAGGAAAGATTACAGAAATAAAGGTGCAGCATAGAGCAAGATGTAACGGTTTTGGAATGAAGGAAACTGCCATCTTAGAAATAGATATGTCTGGTGATTGCAATTCACAAACTGAAAGTGTTGATATACGAGATATAATAGACATTAGAAAATTAGTTCCAAAGCATTGTCATAAATGCGATAAAGTAGATCCTAGCTTTATAGTTAAGCCTAAAGATAAAGATACGATTGGAGTGGTCGGGATGCCAATATCTCCAGGGGGTGTAATAGGTGAATAAAAAGCAAAGAGAAGAAATAGAAGAACTTATAATAAGTTCTTTTAATATCTTGGACAAATCTGGTACTAATTCAGAGTATTACAAAGATTTGTTTAGTAAAATGAGTGATTCTCAATTTCATTCATTTATTGCAAAGAAATATCCTGGTAAATTTTATTATCGCCCATCAGTTACTGAACCTACGATGGATGACATAGAAGAAGCATTGAACTTTATTGGTGTTCCCTTAAGCGAGAAGATTAATATGCCTTGGGTTTATGAGGATAAGGATGGAAATCCAGTGCAGTCTAAAGAATGTACAGTTGTATATTTACATCATAAAAAGGTCCAGCAATTCATAACAAAGAAAAATAAATGGGCTATTTCTGTATCTAACAGAGATATGAAGGGTGGGCGCTTAATTGGAGCAGATAAAGGTGCTGTAACATCAGATAGAGAATTTGAATCTATGGAAGTTCAGTCTATGAATAATACCGTTGACGAGTTCTCTACGTTTAGGGCGGACTCTATGAAGTCTAAGAATATGGCTAATGCAATAATTGGGACTACCGGTGTATTACATTTAGATGATGTAAAGGTAGATAAAGATGATTTCCTATCTAAGAACCTAATGAGTGCTTATATGATTGGAGCCCATTTGAATACGAATATCGTAAATGAGGGTAATTATACTCCGACTACATTAAGATCGAAATCTTAATATTTTCATTTATATATTATATTTTTGAAGGAGGTGAGTATAAATGGAACAGCAGTACGGAACGGTTATTCAGGAACAAGGGGATTTGGGGTTAGGCTTATATCCCATCAATGAATCCCAGGACGAGCAGCAAAAAGAAGATAAAGAGGATAAAAAGTAAGTACATATGGGTATGGGAGGGATTCCATACCCATAAAATTTTCTGATAGTAACACATTAAGAAATGTGTAACTATAAATCAATAACACAATAAAATGGAGGTATAAAAGAATGAATGTAAAATGTATTGGTATTGGAGCCGCAGGAAATAAGGCGGCAATTACTCTGGTGGAAAAGAAAGTACTGGCACAGGATAATGTATTATTAATCAATTCTACATTAAAGGATATCCCTGCAGATTACAAGGGGCTGGCTGTGGAATATGTTAATTCTTATGGCGGCTGCGGGAAAGAAAGAAAAAATGCGTATGATCTTGCAGTAAACTCCATTAAGGCTGGAAAGATCCCGCTGGATGATTTTCTCAATATTGGAAAAAGCAATGAGGCGGAGCTGGTAATCATTGTAACTTCAACTGAAGGCGGTACAGGTTCTGGTTCATCAATTATTATTGGTAAGTATATTAAGAGCCATTACGACATCGATGTGCATATGTTCGGATTTGTTGGGTTCAAGACCGACCCAAGGGGTCTGAAGAATACAGTAGAGTGGTTTTCGGAGCTGCAGGAAGATTTTGCGGTGGAAGCTGTTGAGAACAGCAAGTACTTACCAGAATGCCGTGGAAACAAGATCAAAGCAGAGAAGATGGCGAACGAAGACTTTGCTAACAAGATTGGCATTCTGATCGGAAATACAATCAGATATTCAGAGCACAATATCGACCCGACTGATCTTCTTAAAGTGTCTGCAAAGCAGACTGGATTTATGGTAATTGAATCTGCGAATTTTGAGAAGATCAAAAACAAAGAACAGTTCGAGGCGATGGTTGTCCGTATGATTGACGATAGCAAATCAGTTGATGTGAGCAATGTTAATGCTAAGAAATCTGCGGTGTTCCTGAATATTAGTCCGGCTTCTACTGATTTTATCTCTTATGAAGAAATCATTACCGAGAGGTATGGGGAGAGATATGAGAATTACGAGCATATTCAGCACGAAGCTGATATGCCAGAGTTCTTTGCGATTATCATTGCTGGTATGAAAATGCCGGTAGAAGAAATCCAAAGAGTATATACCGAATATAAAGACCGCATGGGGCAGGTTGACCGTTCAGGAGACGACTTCTTTGCATCTGTAAGTGCATTGTCGTTCGATGATGATGATGATCTGTCGATCCATGGCAAAAAGAAAAAGACTATGAGCGACGATGAGTTCTTTGCGAATCTCGATAAACCAGTTGATTCTCCGTCTGCTTCAACAAAAGTCGTGCGGCCATCTGCTGAAGGGAGTGAGTCCAGTGGGAAATTCTCTAATGTAAGAGTAGAGAAAGCAGACATCGCAAAAGAATATTAGGAGGAATTATGTTTGATAATTATCAATATAGTGAAGGAGGGACCCCAGAGGTTCCTCTTTCATTTTCTTACAACAGTATTGAAGAAGTCATTAATATGCTAAGGCATGTTGATGACTATAGTGACCGGGACCTATATGAACTAGTTAAGAAAACCTATTCTATGATCCTGGACGAGATTTTCACTATTAAAAACGTAGACCTAATCAGGATGCTGTATAACACTCCAAAGTTTATAACAGCATTAACTGCAGTATTAGGAGAAGTAGAATTAAACCAGATTCAATTTATTTGGTGTAACAAATTAACATATGACTATTTCACATCGACTGCTGAAAAGAACTTATATGTTAAGGCTTTGCTTTTGCAGCTAAGTTCTACAGTTAATAGAAGATACACTCCAGGTTTAATCGGACTGGGCTTAAACGAAAATCTAGTAAGTTATCTAGTAAACGCAAGATTCTCAACCGAGAAAGAGGATATTCAAGTAAAAAGATTAAATCTCATATTAATGAATCAAAGCCCAGACATAATGACACTACAGATGATTGTAGACATTTATGGTAAGCTCTTTGATAGGATAACTCCTCTGTTTTCGGGGATTATGTATGATTATTGGGAACCGGAGTCTTTAATGAATGATAGCATAGCGGAAGTTTATGCTACTATTACTATGGCTATAATAACTATCGTAAACAATCTTCCGCAAGATTTATGCTTGCAGTTATTAAAGAGCTTTGCGGAATCTCATTGCATAGTAAATATTGGAAAGTCTGTTAGGTTTAATATATATGCAATTGTCGAAGAGGATTTTCCGAGATTATATTTATGCTTAAAAATATTAAAGGCAAACAATATTGTGCTGCCGTCATAATAAGTATAACTAATCTTAATGAGAAAATTATAATCTGATGGAGCAAATGAATCTATATAGTGGGATTTTAATCTAGTGTCATGCATGAATCTACCCTTCAAAATTATAATCTAGGCAGAAAGATGAATCTAACCATGATAATTTTAATCTGAAACTCCAAATGGATCTCAACATCAGAATTTTAATCCGGATTGTTAAATGGTTACCAGAGTACCTAAATGGGTACTCTGGTTTATTTTTTATCATCTCCGAAACATTTTAATAAAATGAAAGGAGAGATAAGATGTATTCATTATTAGACGGATTTAGAGAGAGGACTTTGAAGTCTAAGGATAGCCGAATGTCGCAAGAGACAGTGCCTGACGTAGCGTATTCTACTGGATTTCTTGGATTTGATTTTATGAATGGTACCGTTGTACATGTAAAAACACCAGAGAAAAAATTTGCATATAATTCAATAGGAATAGTAGATGGCTCTATTACAATGGTAATCGGGAGATCTGGTTGTGGTAAGACCACATGGGTTGTTCAGTCTGCTGGATATATTATGAAACAATTCCCAGGAGCACAAACCTGGCATGATGACATCGAGGGAGGTATTGTAGAAACTAGAAGAGAGAGACTTGTTGGATTATTCGGTAATAGTATGAAAGATAGATACCTATCCAGAAACTCAGGAGTTACTGCAGAGAGTGTGTATGAACGTATAAAGATTATTCATGACCTTAAAATGGAAAATAGAGAAGATTACGAATATGATACTGGATACTATACATCTGGCGGAGAAAAGATTATTAAACTTCAACCGAGTGTCTATATTCTCGATTCTTTAGCAATGCTTACTCCAGACAAATATACAGAGGAAGAAGAATTATCTGGGCAAATGTCATCCACAGCAGCAGCAAAAACAAATGCCAGTGTATTTAAAAGAATTGTTCCACTTCTTAAAAGTGCAAATATCATGCTATTTGTAATCAATCATATCACTGATGCTATAAAGATTAGTATGTTTGATTCAAAGCCTGCGCAATTGTCTTATCTTAAGCAGGGTGAATCTTTACCAGGAGGGAAAACTCCAGTTTACTTATCGAATCTTTTAATTAGATTTGATGATAATACTAAGCTTAAAGAATCAGAAGGTTTAAAGATAAGTGGTAGTATAGTAGACATATCATTACTTAAATCTAGAACTTCAAATGTTGGGAAATCAGTTCCTCTTATATTTGACTTTAAAAATGGATTTGATAGAGATTTATCTTTGTTACAGCTTCTCAAAGATATGAAGAAAGTCAATGGGGCTGGAGCTTATCTTTACTTTGGGGATAGAAGCGATAAGAAATTCTCCCAGAAACAATTTAAAGAGAAACTCATTGAAGATGATGAATTTAGAGCAGTATTCATGGAAACAGCTCTTGAATCTCTTAAAGATCTTCTTTACGACCCAGGGGAGATGCCAGATGTGGGATCCAACGTGATAGATATCACTGGTAGAATATTAGATATGATGAAAGTAGCGTAAAGTATATGGGAGATGCCTCACCGAGGCATCTCTCGAAACAATTCATTTGAATATATATTATATTCATGAAATAAAATACGAATGAAAGAGGGACGAAAATACTATGCAAAATTTTCATGAAATTATGGAAAAAGAATCTGAACGAATAAGCTCGCTTGAACAGGTTCTCGGTAAAGGACTATACCAACCGTTTTCAATATCTAATTCTGGTTCCAGAAAAGTATTGTTTAGTACCCAGTTGGACCACTCCATCCCGTTGCTTAATCCGGAAATTCCAATAATTTCTACAGGATATGAAAACAAGTATGGAGATTACTCAGCATCTATTATTAAGATGGATGATGATTACGAGGTAATAAAGAAAATTTCTAAGTTTTCTCGTATTCCTAATCATCAGTATTTATTAATAATAAAAAATAAGAATACTGGTCAATTAGATGTGTTAGAGAGAATCATGTACAAGAACAAAACTGAATCTTATGGGTATCTATATGATACTAAAATAATGGATGAATTAGACGAAGGGTATACTATTAGAAAAGGAGAGACGGTAAGGTCATCTAAAGCGTATGACGGATATATGAATCGTTGCGATGGAGTGAATCTCAAAGTGTCATATATATGCCAAGACAAAACTATGGAAGATGGCATCAGAGTTTCTCAATCTGCAGCTATTAAATTATCTTCTCCATTTATTAAGAAAATCCCCCCAGTATTTCTTAATGATAATGATATACCTCTTAACTTATATGGAGATAGCGATACGTATAAATGCTTCCCAGATATAGGAGAGAAAGTTAATGGTGGATTGGTATTTGCTACAAGAAGAGAAAATCAGGACGATATTTTATATACGCAATCAATAGAAATGCTCAAACAGGTATTAATGAGCGATTCAAAGTATATAGTATCTGGGGATTCAGAGATAATTGATATAGATATCCAGACGAATAATCCAGATATGCTTGGAAAGTTTCAGAATAGCCAGTTAAATTATTACTATGAGGAGAAACAAAGATACCTGTTTGAAATTATAACTACAGTAGAATCCCTTGCGGCAAAAGGAGATAACTATATATCATATGAATTAGAAAAGTTGTATGTTGAAGCCAAAAGACAATTTCAGAATACAGAGTATTTATATGATAAAACATTCTCTGGCACCATGTTAGAGATTACCATACTAGAAAGAAACATTCCATCTGTAGGAGATAAACTTTCTAATAGATATGGAGGAAAAGGAGTAATATCCGAAATAGTATCCGATAATCTAATGCCCATAGATAAGGATACCGGGAAGGCAGTAGATATTTCATTTAATAGTTCCACATGTGTAAACAGATTAAATGATGGGCAATTGAAAGAACAGTCTTTGACCCATATAGGCTCTAGAATTATCCAGTATATAGTACAATCTGGAATGGTACAAAATACGGATGCAGCTCTAGCACACATTGTAAAATTTGTTTTATTATGTTCTCCTCTTTATGGTAGAGTGTTGGATAGCATGATATTAGAGATGAGTGATGAAGACAGAGATATTTATCTTCAAAATATAATAGACAGTGGTTATATTGCTTTGTGTATCAAGCCGGCTAGTGAAAACCTGACCCTGGATCAATTAGATGTGATTTATAAAGAGTTCCCGTATGTTAAGCAAAGAGAAATGATGGTGCCTATAAAGGATAGTAATGGTAATATAAGATACGTACCATCTAGACGTCGTATAGTGGTTGGAGATATGTATATCTACAGATTGAAACAATATGCGGAAGAAAAATTCTCAGTAACAAGTTTATCATCTGTGAATATTAGAAATGAAAATACAAGGTCTAAGCTTTCAAAGAACTATAAGAGTTTGCACTCTAATACTCCTATTAAGTTTGGAGATATGGAAAGTAATGATCTAGGCCATGCTGGTATTGAAAATGTATTAGCTATACTGATGATTCATTCAGTGTCTCCACAGGCAAGAAGATTAGTTTATGAAATGCTTACAGATGACCCATACAATATTGATATACGACTCTCGGACAATGCGGTAAACCGTACAGCACAAATAGCAAATATATATCTTAAAACAATGGGATATCGTCTAAAGTTTATCAAGATCAAAAAGAAGATACTCCATGGGTTATATAAAAAGGGTATGGTATATCATTGGGGAGATAAAGAGCTTCCTCGCGGCATGACTTACATCAGTGACGAAGAAGAGTATGATTTCGATAAGAATTATCAAAGAATGCTTGAAGCCGAAGAAGAGTTTGCTAAACGAGGAATGGTATACGAAGGTATGCATTATGAACCATAATAATGAGGGAAAGATGGAAACGTCTTTCCCTTTTATTTTTTAAATTGTAAAGTAAATATATAATATAATAGTGAAAGGAGTGATAGTCATTGAATTCTTTGAGCTTAGACTTGAGTCAAATCATTAGAGACTGGCAGCAAGGAAAGCGCATTGAATATTGGCGTAACGAATTGCTTTCAAATAGTTCCCAAATTAACGAATATGTCGTGTCATTATTAAGAGGACCAATCTTACCTTGTAATCTTCCGTCTACTATAGAGTATAATGTACGTAATATTTTGATTATATCAAATATATTGTATAATAATACAAATGCAAGTGCATTATTATTGGAAGATGGTATTTATGATAAATTGGTAACCTTTTACCATTATTATACTGGTAAAGATGTAGTAGGTGCAATACCAGTACGATTTAAAGATACAGTGGAAAAGAAATCTGAAACTGTAATGATTAAGGGAATGGAATATTTGAATAGTGATTATGACAATAAGTTCTTTGAGAACTCATTATTCTTCGAGGACTTATATCATAATGCTCCGTTCAACCCGGAAGTATCTCTATATCCGGGTATGACATATGATAATACAGTTACAAAAAGAATTAGAAATACAACACATGCGAATCCAGAATTAGTTGGAACTTTGGATAAATGCAAATTCTGTTTAGTTTCTCAAGCAAGGAATACAGATCCAAAGTTATTGGATGATCCAACTGTAAAGATCGTAGAAAGAGATTTCTTTGCAAAACACATAGAGGAAGGATTGATAAATCCAAATGAAATAATTGATGTGTGTTTGGAACTGAAGTACGACGGAGTATCAATAGAAGCTACAATATTCAATGATAAAATTGTTCGAGCCGGGACACGTGGAGATACTGAAGCTGATTTAGCATCTGATTTGACTCCTATTTTGAAAGGGTATAGGATGCCTAGAGCATTGCCTTTGAACAAGGAGATCAATGTCAAATTTGAAGCTATTATGACATACTATAATTTGCAAAAATACTCAGAAGCTAAAGGAAGAGACTTTATTAATGGGAGAACAGCCATTATTTCTTGGATAGGTTCTTCAGACGCGTATAACTACAGAGAGCTAATTACTCTAGTACCACTGGCTACAGATTTAGTTGACGAAAACGGACAGCATATAGACAGGCTTGTAGAAATAGAGTTCATGAATAAATTCCTTACAAGAACCGAGTTACTTAGGTATTCAGTTATAAGTGGGAATTTTGAAAGTGTACTATATCAAGTATATAAGTACTCTAAAGAAGCCGAATATATGAGAAAGCTTATTCCGTTTATGTATGACGGAATTGTTATATCATATCTTGATCCAAGAATTCGTCAAGCATTGGGCAGAAAATCGTTTATTAATAAATATACGATAGCCCTAAAATTTGAGCCGCTGGTCAGAAGGACCCGGTTTGATCATTATACCTTTGAAGTTGGGCAGAATGGGGTCATCACCCCACGGATTTGGTATGATCCTGTGGAGTTTTTTGGCTCCATTCATCCAAAATCTTCTGGGCACTCATATGGAAGATTTAAAACTTTATCTCTTAGGAAAGGAGATTTAATCGATGTCACCTATCGAAACGACGTCATGCCATATGTAACAAAGGCAGATTGTATAGAGAATGATAATAATCCTAATCCTATAATAGAGTTTCCGAAATTCTGTCCGGAATGCAATACTGAACTCAAGTTTACAGATTCCTCCGCCAGATGTCCAAATCCAAAGTGCAAAGCAGTGATGAGGAAGAAGCTCACGAATATGATGGCTAAGCTCCAGTTTAATGGGTTTGCTGAAGAAACTATAAATCAGCTTAATATAAACTCATTTCATGAACTTATGCAATTGAAGCTACAAGATGTGGAATTCCTTGGACCATTAACCGCGCAATCGTTAATAGCTCAAATTGAAGAATTGAAAGTTAAGGGGTTGCCAGACTATGTTTTAGTTGGGGCTCTCGGGTTTACGAATTGTGCTGCCGCAGTTTGGAAAAAGATATTTTCTGTCATCACATTGCACCAGCTTATTGAGTTAGCTGATCTTAATTATATAGATGGAGTAGACGATATATGGTATATACTTGTAGATATTCCATCTATAGGAGAAAAGATAGCTCAAACGATTTGTTACGAGATTCCGGACTATATAGCAGATCTTATGTATATAAGGGATCACGTTAGGTATAAGATTACCTATGGAAGCAAATCAGTAAAGATGCGATTCACCGGATTTAGAGATAAAGACTTAGCTGGTAGACTTGTAGAGGCAGGAGTGGATTTGTCAGAGGGATCAGTTACAAAGGATACAACTTTCTTAGTTGTTCCCTATGAAGGTTACAATACAGGAAAGAAATATAAAGATGCCAATAAATATGGGGTGCCGATTATTACCAGAAATGATTTGGAAGAGCATTTTTCCAATTATACAAGTTAATCAACTTCATTATAAATGCAGATGTGGTCATATACTATATCTGTGTAGAAAACTACAAATATCTTAAACGTTTAGGAGGAAAAGAAACATGAAATTTACAGAGACAAGTGTACCGGAGAACTTTATCACAGAAGCAAAGGCTACAGGTTTGTTGTTAGAGGCAGATGATATCAAGAGATTTGCTGAGCTCTTCGTTGCCGGCGTTTCAGATGCATTGGCTGTGGTTAAAACAAAGGACACCCCAACAGCAATTGTTGTACCTAATATTAAAGGTGACCCGGTTATGGCAGCTATTGTAGAGTACAATGATAACAGCGATGGAGAAGGACAGGGGAACTGGAACTATTATTGGACATTTGACCCGGCTGACCTTGATGGTAAAAAGCGCTATGATGTTTATGACCCACAGATGTGTGCAGTTATCAACAAGAGAGGATTCGAGATGTTCAGGGTTAAATTCCCGACGTCCGATACCTGTGCCAAGTTTGGTACAATATTCGCCAATCTGATGAGTGACCTTTTGCAAACAAATGCGAAGGAAAAAGAGGATTTCATCGTAGAGCACGAGGGGTATTTCATGGCAAGTGCGGCTGTTGAAGATGGAAAGGTGGTTAAGTCGTTCCTCCCGGATGGAGCTATGAAGCGCATCATTAAGGATGACGAAGCTACAGAGAAAGCTGCATAATAATCTTTGATAAAAATTCGGGGAGGCATAATAAATGTCTCCCTGTTTTATTTTTAGTAAAGTGAGGCTTAATATGAATAAAGTGAAGATAAGAGATACCATGTACGACGTAGTATCATTAGAAGAGTATATTAACAATAAGGAATTATACTTGCCTAGATATACTGCAATACATGATAAAGAAAACGGATTAGTGCTTCCGATAAAAACTCAATCGAATGAAACGGGTACTTGTATATCTGTGGAATCCGGAATGTCTTATGTGTTAAACTTACCAGAAGACACCAGCGAGTTTTCAGATAAGAATATAATTGATTTGGAAAACAACTCTTCTATAGGGGAATTGATAAAAAAGCAAGATATGGTGAGAGGGTTGGAGAGAGATATATTGATGGCACCTGACCCTGACGATATATTCAGGCCCAAGATATTTGATGATGATGCTGGAGAAATGAAAGCATTAAAAGAGGCCGTAATTTGCAAGGGGATAGATCTTGATAAATACGCTCCTAGATTCGGAGCAAACTTTAATAATGATAAGAGACTATTTAATAAGCCTACGATTTCATTGGCAATGCTTAAACGGATGTGTGAGGCATTAGACATCGAAGCATCGATATCATTAAAAGATAAATCCTCAACAGTACCAAATCCAATAGGGAAGACTATAGAAGTAAAACTTACTGGTGTATCGGAGGAAGACAGTTAATGAAAACACATTTAAATCAAGCGTCGTTTCTTAGGGAATTTTCTGACGAGTTCAGAGAGGATTTTAATCCGGCATTTTTCTATCGTTCTGATGACGATATCATTACAGAATTGCAGAAAGTTATTCTGTCTTGTCAGAGAGATAGATACTTTATGATTAAGGTAGAAAGCTTTGAGATTAAAACGGGATATGAGGAAATTTTAAATGAGCTCCGTAGAGACGAGTTCACAAGCAATAGAGCTAAAGACGATAAAGATAACAGATATAATTATGTAAATCTAAAGGATTCTGAGATTAAGTTATTGATAGTGAATTACTATATCAGGGTCTATGATGGGAATCCCGATAATCCTGAAAATACGAAGAGGTTACGCGTATTAATAGAAGTACCAAGAATAGTAGACAAGTATTACTTTAAGATATTTGGTAATATATATTCTTCTATGTTTCAGGTTGTAGATGGCTCTACGTATAACAATACGTCGTCTGCAAATTCAAAGAATCAAAATGTAACCACCAAAACAGTTTTTATGGCTATACGTTTATACAGGTACAGAAAGCAACTGGATACAGTAAGTCATGGGGTTATACCGTGTACTTTCTTTTTATCTAGAATATTTAATAAGCCTGTGCTTATTTTTATATATTTCTTGGCTCGATTTGGCATTTACAGGACTTCTGAAATATTTAAGGTGTGGGATTTACGAGTATCCGAATCGTATGATCCTAATGATTCAGATAGAATAGTTGCAGAAAATCACGGGATTTATGTTTCTTTGCCCAAGTTTATCTATGAGGAAGACCAAGTTGCTCAATCTTTGATGTATACCATAGTTAATTGCATTGGTAAAGATGCTAATATAAATAATATCTTTAGTACAGAATATTGGATGTCTGTACTAGGTGGACAGTTTGGGAAGAGGACAGAACGCAAAGGGCTATCCATATTGGATTCATTTGAATCGATATACGACCTTGCTACCATGTGTGATATTCATTTACCATATGAAGACAAGGATACTATTTATACTTTATTATTATGGGCGATAAGGGAATTCTCTGCATTGAGGCAAAAAGATATTTTTGACATCGCTTTTAAGAAACTTAGGTATCCTGATTATATAGCTGCTTTGTACGCTATGAAGATGTCGAGAGGAATATTCAGAATAGCAGACTCTGGAAAGGTTACCTTAGACCAGTTGATTAAAGCCATTAATATATATCCAGACTATCTCCTTAAACAAATCACAAAAGATAAACTGGTTAATTACCAGAATGCAGTGAATGACCTTGACGCTATTCATGCATTAAAATTCACTTATAAGGGGGTAGCTGGAATAGGAGAAGAATCAAATAACAAAGGTTCGTCTGTACCGCCGGCATTCAGAAGGGTTCATCCGTCACATCTAGGGAGAGTTGATTTAGATACAGCGTCTCCTACAGACCCAGGGTTAACGGGTATGCTTTGCCCGTATGGCGAACTATACGGGACATCGTTATCAGATTATGAAGAGCCGAATACTTGGAGAGAGAAATCTGATGAATTGCTAAGACAATATAAGGAAATGTGTGGATTCCAAGAAGCTATGCTGTTTAAAAGAGAATTGGGATTTCCCATTGATAACAGTAGAATGGCATTATTGGACGATGCGAAAGATATGTTTAAGTCTCTAATGGAACCAGTTGTTGTTATTGAAAATGAATTGACAAGAGGAATGTTGTATTTTTAGTACATTCTATTAACCACTAAAATCGGATGGAGGAGTACTGAAATGGCAAACGAGTCAAAGAAGACTTACAGATACTTTTTGTATTCTAGAGAACAATATCAACAACGATTAGAGATAGAGAAGACTATTGGAAGGGTTTTCAACCCGGGTAAAGTATTATCCAATGGGTCATGGAAACCCTTTACTGATATATCTTCGTTACCAAGTAATTCCTTTGCAGATTCAAAAATTGTTGCTGAAGGGTATATAGAGGACATGAAATATACCAACCATAATAGTCAGTGGGAGGTAATCTAATATGCTCAAAAGAGGAATGATTTATTTAGACGCTAATCAGTGTCCAAACTGTGGAGGAAAGCTACACTTGGTAAGTGTAGAAAAAAGCATTTCAAATCTTAGCAAGGATGGTATACCCGTTATAGATAGAAATATCGATGATGAAATAGAGATATGGCTGTCATGTAAAAAATGTAAAACTTTGTATGATGTGGAAAAAAATGGTCTTTACTTTGGAATTAAAAGAGACCTGCCGGTTATTGAAAAGGATATTGATGATTTTAATCCGTTTTTAATAAATTAGAGGTGTATTGTGGAAACTTACGAAATCAATAGTAAATTTACGGTGGGACAAATCCAAAATACGGCTTTCAATGTACTAATGGCGTACTCTTCATGTTTGATTGCAGTTGGGTGCGCCAATGAAAAGATTAAGCTTATAGAAAGCCGAAAAACAATGGATCCAAAACTGATATCTATAGCATTTGGAGATAATTCACCTGACTTGTTCGAGTACCCAGGGGAAATCGGAAAGTTTGTAGATAAAATTCCTCTTCTAATTGATGAATTTGCGAAATCTTATAATTTATCATTGGGAGAGGATATTACGATTTTCATATCTACTGCTGCTGAAAAAAATCCATATTGGAACTCGTTGTTTGATGAAGACATGGAGAATGGAGACGAACAGCATCAAAAATCCAATACGAGCATCATAACAGAAAAGCAAAAATACATGGATAGATATGAGAGTATAAAAAATCCAGATAATGCCATACAGATTTTTAAGTTTAAGGATCTAATGCACAGATTTCATTCTTTTATGAATGATGAATACGAAAGGATATTTTTGGTTCAATTCGTATGTAAAAATGATTATATTGGAGTCCCGTCTCACATCATGATATGCGTAGACAAAGTAATAATGTTTCCAACTGCATACATGGGATTTTCAATGTATAGACCAGACTTAGAAGGGTGTCCATTTATGAGAGAACCAGAAGTCGTGACGTATAAAGAAGATATATTATATACGTTTAAAGACTATTGCGAATTGGCTAAAAACACTTGTAGGAAAATTACAAATAATAATTTTGGTATATTTTATTATGCGGAGGAGAAAGATGTTTAATAAAGTAGTTTTAGATATATTGAATTTATTTAGCGCTGAGCCAGCTGCTGTGGCTAGTCAGATGCCTAGTATGGAAGTCGGAATGATAGCTAAGGCGTATTTTGGCATTGACCCCAAATCATTGGTGAGGGGTTTGGTTTTATACCCAACACCTGAGATAAAAATGATTATAGCGGTTCATAATAATTCAAGTATAGAAAAGATTATGAACGATGTTATCATTTCTAATGGGGTATTTGCTGTAGCTTTTGTTATACCGTATAACCGCATTGAGACTACTGACGGTAATGCGATCAATGCAGCAAGATTAATTTCAGCTATTGTGACTTCATATGTAGAAATTATCTCTTATAGTAAGAGAGTTTTGCTGGAGCAATTCGACGGGGGGAAAGCCGCATTGATCCTGTATCAAGCGGTCCCGGTGTTAGTTACTGAAATTATGCGTAAATTATACGTGGGTCCAACTCTCCCATCTGTAATAGCTTCAACCTTAAGATTAGATACTAATAAGTATAGTATAATAACAGAGCAATGGATTGAAACTATTATATCTATACTCGAAGACGATAATTCTGTAGAGGATTTGTTAGATAATGGATTTATCTGTGCTATCCCTCCAAATTCTAAAACATATCCCGGTCTATGGCCAACGTTTGAAATTGCTTCCAAAGAGGAGGAGGAAGAAACTTCAAATGATTAGAGGAATGACTTATCTTAGAGAAGATACATGCCCGTCTTGTATGATGGAAAGAGCTTTAGATATATATGATGAACATGATAAAAGAGCGTATTTTCAAGTAATGCTGGATCAAAGCAAGACTGACAAATTACTTTCTAGAAGGTTTTATTATTTTAAATGCAGTAATTGTGGAAAAACCTTTGACATAGATTGGTCTGGTTCTTCTAGAATCCCCATACCACTTAACGATAAAAAGAAGAAAGCATTTTTACGAGAATATGCAGCTACGGGAAATCTCCTGTAGCTGTTATTTTTTATAATTAAGAAGACATTCATATAAAATGACGTATAGGAGGAATTAAAAATGGTTTTGATTTTGGGGATATTTATAGTTTATGCGATTGTACAATGTATAGTTAATAATATATACGGGTATAAATGTAATAATATAGCACGGCGTTTGAGTACGCTAAATCGTCTTTTAGTTAGCATTATGATTACCATTATTATTTTAATATTGTTTTTGACTATCTGTAATGATAAAATAGAGGTGTCTTACTATAATTATCGTGAATCATACTATCTTAAGAATATGAACGATAAAGAAGCAGAGGAACCGATTTATTATAAGCACGATAAAGGTAATTACACAGTATACGCACTAAATGGGGACGAGGAAAGAGAAATAACGATACCCGCAGAAAATGTAAGTATAACTCATGATAATAATTGTGAACCGTATATTACTATTGAAGGCTTTAAAATAGAATACCCAGAATTAGGTAATATTTTACTTGGGAGGGAAGAAGATCAAGATGTGATATCGGGAGTAAAACTAGTCATACCATATGAAAATAATGACTATTTTAAATACAGAAACGAAACTAATATTTATTAAAAATAAGGAGAAGATAAAATGAAATTAAAAAAATTCAAAATGACAACTAAAATTAACAAATCAGTACAGGCTCTTTTAGATTACGAAAGAATCCCTGTTGTGAAAATATTGTCAGATAAGGACTTTGTCAATAAATATCCGCAGCTTAAAGGAATAAAATTTGGAAGAGATACAGTCGGGTTTGTTTATACTAAAGGGGATGATGTAGTTGCTATTTTATTAGCAAAAACAAAAAGATATAATATGAGAAGTGTACATAAGATTCGAGTATTTGAAGGTTATAAAGACAAAGACCTTGAACTCGGACTTATTCATACCGCAGTGATAAATTTAGACTGTGCGTATGCAATACAAAAATCCAAAGATAGCAAAGTAATAGAAGCATTTGAAGAATATGGATTTACAATTATAGAGAGTTATGGAGATAGGGTATTATTGAGTGCTACTAAACTAATATGGTAAGGAGATAATAATATGAGACTAAAGAGTGCAACACTACATGGTTTATGGGGGGTTTATAGTGCATCTGGAAAAAAGGAGATTCATATAGACTTCACAAAATGTATGCATAATATCATTTTAATAGTAGGAAAGAATGGTTCCGGTAAGACTACTATATGGGAAGCCCTGCAACCGATACCATTGCCATCATCTAAGTTTATAGACAAAGAGCCTGGATTTGTTCATTTGGAGTATTTCTATGAGGACTTAATATATAAGATAAGGATAGAATATCCAATCACCAATTCTAGAGATAGAGCTCAAACAAAAGCATTTATATCTAGAATTTCTGATAATGATTCAGTAGAACTAAACCCAAATGGAAATATCAATTCCTATAAATCTATTCTATATTCCGAATTCAATTTGGACCCGTCATTCGTTTCGTTATCGCAGATTTCTCAAGAGGACATGGGAATAGTGAATAAGAAACCATCGGAAAGAAAAAAATATGTATCTAGTATAACTGATAATATTGAAGTATACAATGATATATATAAATCTTTAGTAAAGAGATCTAGTATTTTCAGATCAATGATTAACTCTATAACGGCCAAGATGGATACTATAGGGAACCAAGAAAACCTTGTGACTAATTTAACTGCAAAGGAAGTATTGTTAGACAGGTTAGTTACTGAGAGAGAATTCTTAACAAGAAGAAAGATTGAGCTTGAAAAGGATATAGCTACTATAGATCCAGATAAAAAAATCCAAGAACAATTTCAACAATTAACTGCTCAGATATTAGAAGTTAAAAAGAAAATAGATGATAAGGAAGTTTTCATTAGCTCTATAAGAAATAGACATGGTACTGATAATCCCGAGGAGTTAAGAGAAAAAGTTTCAAAACTTGGAGAAAAGTTAATTGTAACCGAGGTTAAAATTAAAGAATTTGAAGATCAGATGCGTAAAATGCATGAACAGAAGAATTCTTTAAGAGTAAGGGCTGTTGAAAAATCAGAAAAGGTAAGAGCTATGCGTTCTGAATATAATTATGAGCAGCTCAAAGAGGAAATTCAACATACTTTTACAGCGATACGAGAATGCAAAAATCTGATGAGAATGATGGGGTTTTCCGATACTTCATCTATTATTACTAAGGATGAATTCGTTACAGGAGTGAATGTCTTATCGGTTGTTAAAGATAAGATAAACCTTGTTAAAAGCGATGCATCAAATGAAAAGGTGTTACGGTTTGCATTAGATTCTTGTAATAGAGTATCGACGACTGAAGCAGAGATAAATGATTTAAGAGTTTCATTAGAAACTGTAAGTAATTTGATATTAGTCACCACTCAAAAAATAGAGGATTATAAAAAATATAAAGCCATAGCGGATAAGTTGGTCCATAGGCCGTCTAAATGCACAATAGATAAATGCTTCTTTATAGAAGATGCGGTAGAGGCGTCTACTAAGATTTCTAAATCTGATTTATTAGAATCAGAAAGGCTTTTAGGGGTATATAAAGCCGAGAAAGACGAATACACTAAGGATTTAGAGTTTTTAGTAGAACAACTGAAACTTGAGCATAAAATAAATGGCATTATAGAATATATTCAAAGCAATTCTTCTATCTTATCTAAATTTCCTACGTGTGATTCTCTGCTGGATTTAGAAATCTTTTTAGAGGAATTTTGTAATTCTTTATTTATAGATAAGATATCTGAACTGGTTAATAGCATGAATCGGGCTAATGTTTTTGAGAATTATAAATCTCTTTCTTCTAGATTGGCAGATCTAGAGAGAGATGAAAAAATCTATGCAGACAAAGAAAAAACAATTGCGCTAATAGAAAATGATATAAGGGAATTAGACAAAGAGTCGGACGAGATAGTGCTGGCTATAGATAGAGTCAATACTCAATTATTAACTCATAAAAACCTGCTAGACAGATATGTATCGGAGAAAAAAGATTTAGAGAATGCTATTTCGATAACTACAACATACAGCGAAGAGTGCAGGAATCTTAATGTATTAGATGCAGGTGTATCTCAGATTGCAAACAATATCAAGGCTATAGAAGAATATGTTAATGGGATAAATGAAATAAATTCTCGATTGTCTGCTATTGAATCTGATATGAAACCCATAAGTGCTGAAAAAGAACAATTGAGATTTTCTTTAAAGCAGCTTGAAGAATATAAGAGTGAATTATCTTTGTATACTGAAAAATACAATACCGTAGAGATAATCAAGAAATACTCATCTCCAACAAAAGGTGGCATTCAGACTTTATTCATGCAGCTATATATGGGCAAGACTATTTCTATGACCAATGAATTATTAGCTACATTGTTTGATGGGAGAATGGAGTTAGAACCTTATATTATTAATGATACGGAGTTTAGAATTCCTTGTATAAATAAAGAATCTAATGTATATCATGATGATATAAGTTCATGTTCATCTGCTGAGAGGGCTATGATATCCATGATGATAGGGTTCTCATTGTTGTACCATAGTTCAACTATGTACAATATCCTTAGGATGGATGAAATAGACGGGGCGTTAGACCAGGATAATCGAAGCAGCTTCATCGGATTACTAAATTCTTTTATGAATAAATTCGGTATTGAACAATGCATAATGATTTCTCATTCTTCAGAAATTAATATGGGGGAAGCAGACGTTATTCAATTAATTCCAGTAGCTGGTGCTCAGAATAGCGGTAATATCATATTTACGTATGAATAAAACAAAAAGTTTGGACTAGGCTAAGCAAGCCTAGTCCATTTCTTTTTTGTTGTGGTTTTAGATTTGACGCTGCCATATTGTACAAGGCTTATTAATAAGTTGTATAATTTAATATTCATTTAATATAGAAGTGTCATTACCAACTGTGATGATTGGATAAGATTCTCCAATATTAGTATTGGTTGCAATTCCTGCAGAGAAATCAGGATGGGTATCTTCTAAGAAAGATGCATCTAATCTGTCTATCTCTGGGTGCGATTGTCCTGTAGTGACGTCTATTACATCAAAATATGCCTGTCCCGTTGCCTTATTATATACGTATACCTGTTGTATATTTGGGTTAGCATCAGCCATCATTAAGTTTTGAGCAGGAGTTCTATTGGATATATAGTTTTGATAACCTGTACTATCCGTATCGCTAGTTCCTGTGACTATATTTGGGATGGTTTGATTTGGTGAACCAGCATATGTCATCTCTAGTGTAGACGGACCAACTAATCCAGCCGTGCTTATGCCAGTTTGTCCTCCGACCGGAGTTGAAATGAGTGCATTATACATATCCATGATCGTCTTATCGTCGTCTTGATTGTCAAGCATCTTCATTTCTTTAGATCTCTTGAATTCCATTTCATTACATTTAGTGATGGTACTATTCAATTCCCTGGCTGCTGTTATTTTTTGATTTATAAAACTGCTGATATTACCCTGTAAGAATGATATTAATTGATATTTATTTCTTATTTGCTTAGCTTTTCTAAGATCATCTAAATCGCTTTTCAATTCAGCAAGTCCTATATCTAATTGTGCTATTGCAGTTTTGAGAATTGCATCAGTTTCAGTATATTGTTCTTTATACGGGGCATTTGCATCTGCATCTTTAGGAACAATACCGGTAGTATTTATTTGATTAGAAGACTTTCTTTTCTTTTTTGATGGTTCTTCTTCTGTTATGGATAATGGTACAGATAGGTCATTTCCTATTAAATTACTGAAATCCATATTGAATCCCTCTAAAGAAATATCTTCTTGTTTAGACTCTGTAACTGCTTGAACGGACTGTTTTTGTTTAGATTGCTTTTTTGATGCAAATCTTTTTCCTATATCTGGAATTGGTTCGTATGTCATCGCTCTTATAAGTTCCATTTTGATAACCTCCTTAATATGATTTATTTGTATGTAAAAAGGCTCAAGTTGCAATTATACATTTTCTAAAACATTATTATAATGCATAATTGTGCCTGTTTAGGTGCAATTAGAGATTTGTTAATATATTATATATAAAATAAGAGAAAGGATTATAAATTACTATGAATGACGATTTACAAAAGTACTTAAGTGAAGTAATCAAAACTACAAAACTCGAAAAGATTGTTAAAGACCCATCTTCTAAAATTGTAACCGTATGTGGGCCGTTAGGTAAAGACATTGATGGGTTTAATGCGAAGTTTATACTAGACGTTCAAAGTGAGTTAACTAAATTAAATTGCCTTCCTTTTATTCCTATTATAACATGTAATGGTGATTTTTTGGAGAAGAAAGATTTATATAGAGTCGCTCATTTGAAAAAAATAGCAATGAGCGATATTGTGGTATTTGTTAATTTCTGGGGAGATGAAAGTTATAATGGGGAAGGTACTAATTTAGAAATAAGATTTTCTAGGCTTACTAATAAAACCATTTTGTATACCTATATCCCAACAGATGAAAATTACTCATATGAGGAATATAATGATTTAATTTTAGATTCCATTCCATTATATAAGGAGACTAAAAAGGAGTGCACTCATAACCCAGAACCATTAGATGGTGTTAGTTTTTATAAAGGAAGTGATGCTTCATGGGAATAATTAAGGGTTATCCAGAAGGAAGCGACATTACCGTTTTAAATACTGATTACCATTATCCTCATAAAAAAGAAGATGGAAAATATACTGATGGTGATATTACTATAGTATATAAGGACAATCGTACTGGTAAAAAGCACTTTCAGGTTATTAATAATCCGGATTATACTTTTTATGCTGCTAACGATGATGTATTAGTAGAGCATCCAGTTTTATATATAGAACGCGATAAGGTTCATCCGGTTACGGTCCCGTATAAAAATCTAGATAAAAAGATAGCCGAATTAACTGGCAATGAAGATTTTTATTACGAGAATATAAGAAATGGAAATAGAAGAAACAACAGAGAACTACATTATTTGCCGAATATCTTCGGTTCTACTATGAGTGTGGAAAATCATTATAGATACTTGTTCAATGAGCAGTATGTAAACAATCCGTTTAAGATAAAGAAGGCCTACTTCGATATTGAGGCTGATACTATTAATATGGACGAAGACTTTCCAAGAATGGGTGAGTGTCCAATTAATGCGATATCTTATATAGATGAATCCACTAACATAATTCATTCATTCCTATTAAGAACTAAGGGAAATCCTTTAATAAAAGAGTTTGAAAATGAAGTTAAAAGTGGCAAGATATTTAATGAAGTTAAAGAATTTATAACAAATGCCGTAACTCCTAAATTGGCTCGCAAATACGGATTAGAAGATTTTGAAGTAAAGTTTCATTTTTATGATGAAGACGATGAAATAAGATTAATTCAGGACTTCTTCTTATTGGTTAATTTAAATGAACCGGACTTCTTAGTAGCATGGAATATGGCATTCGATATTCCATACATTGTTGAGCGTATTAATATTCTTGGATATGACCCAAGAGAAATAATGTGCCATAGAGATATAAAGCCAGAATTTAGACACGCTAAGTATTATATAGACACAAGAGCAGAAACGTTTGCTGAAAGAGGAGATTATTATGATATATCCTCTCATACTGTATATCTTGATCAGTTGATACAATTTGCTTCCAGAAGAAAAGGTCAGAAAGAGTTAGACTCATATAAACTCGATGATGTAGGCGATGTAATAGCAAAGGTACGAAAACTTGATTATAGTCACATTACTACAAATATATCTAAATTACCATATTTAGATTATAAGACATTTGTATTCTACAACATAATGGATACTATAGTGCAAAAATGTATAGAATCTAAGGTTAAAGACTTAGACTATGTATTTGGTAAATCATTGGCACAGAATACTGATTATAGTAAAGTGCATCGACAAACCGTATACTTGACCAACCGTGCATATTCTGAATGGCTAAAAGACGGATTAGTAATTGGAAACGGAAAGGGAATACAAGAAAAGGTCCCATTCCCAGGAGCATTAGTAAGTCAGCCGCTTAATAATTCTGATTACTCCAAGATGAAGTTTGACAGACAAACTGTTGATATAGTAGATAATATGTGTGACTTCGATTATAAAGCACTGTATCCAACAACAGCATGTCAGAATAATATGGGTCCAAACACTCAAATTGGAAAGATTAAGATTGAACAGAAAGTATTTGAGAAAGAGAATCCATTTAATAATAAATTCTATGACCGCGGCGGACAGTTTATTGAGGATTATACTTCTGGAGACGCTCTTAGCTTTGGTAATAGATGGTTACATCTTGGAACCTATACTGAAATATTGGACGACGTCACTGAATTCTTTACAGTAGTAATTCCAAATGCACAGCATATTAGAAACGGTATGCAAAATGGAATGTCCTATCAAACTAATGCATTGATGCCGGGTATGCAATATCTAGATGAAGGTGAATATATGAAAGGAATGCTATATTACCCCGGTACAATGAATAAAAAGGAGGTACTTGAAAATATAAAATGGTAAGACGCGCAGAACAACTAGAAACGATTTTTAAGTTGGCTAAAATACCTAAGAAAGAAATAGTGGCATTTTATCCCAACGGATTAATATTTGGCACAGACATTAATTTTGCTAGTATTACCGAAGTCATTTCTTATAATGCATTTACTCCGTTATCATATCCGTATGAAGTGGATATAAAAGAGTTCTCTTCATTTATGAAAACTTTATCTACATGTAAAGACGGGTTTGTAAACTATACACCATTTGAGATACAATTAGTTATGGGCAATGGCTATAAGGAGTCGTTGCCCATGTATTTTAGTGTAAATGACATGGGAAGATTATATCAAACTTACGCATCCGTTAAACTACGTCCTGTAATACAGCGTATACAATCCGCAAATAAGGATAGTATATTAGAGGATATGTTTAAATTGAAAGTATCCGATGGGGCAAAAATTTATAATATTGGAGAAAAGTTAATGACTTCATTTAATTCTATACATCCAGTAAATAAATCAGACACTGCAGATATTTTAATAAGAGATCATGACGAAATTTCATTTACTGCAGAATTTGTTATAATTAAAAAGGATTGTGAGTTGCACGAGTTATTTAGACATAGAAAAATATAAATAGTGAGAGGGAACAGAAGAGAAATGAACAATACCGATTTTAAACAGCTATCGTTAGACATAAGAGTATTTGCAAGCTATTACAATAAGTGGATGGATGAAAATGACATTAAACAATCAGTAAATCGTATAATGTCAGCATGTGTACAAAATTCATCTACAGACAACACTAATTTATTCAGTCTGATTTATCAGATTTGTAAACTTATTTTGCTTGAAGATTGGTGTAGCACAAACTCTGGGAGTCTTAAGATTAGACAAATAGGGAGTGCATTAAATACTCTAATAAACTTTACAAATGAAGAGGGGTATATACGGACCGATACAATTGACGTTCATGATTATACCAGTGTTTGCAAAGCGATGTTGAGTATCTGCAATATCCTTGATGGAGCGATGAGTTATATACCATATATTGTAAAAGACGATATAGGTCTATGTACGTTATACGTTCTCAAAAATCTTAAAGAAAAAGAATAAACAGATTTGCGGTAGGAGTTCTATGCTCCTACCGTGCTTTTATTTTTTGCCTCCTGAAACATATATTTAATTACGTTAAAGGAGGTTTTACCGTGGCTAAGCGAAAAAGTAATTTTAATATAATTAATAAACGGCTTTCTACTATTAAAGACTTAATGGGAAGCATTTATAAATCCACATATGGTTCAACACCAGAACTATCTGATTCAGTAGATAATATTTCTCAAGAAATAGAAGATAATATATCTGCTATTGTTTCTAGAAACAATATGGATAGTGTTTCTGGAGTTGCAAAATTATATACTAGATTGAAAATAGGACAGATAGATGGTAATGGAGATTTGACAAAAAAAGTATCTGATGTGCTCACTGATACGTCTTCGATAAATGGTATCTTGTCCATGTATATGGAAAATAGATGGATAAAGGATCTTGATCTTGAGTATGAAACAATCCTTAGATACATGCCGAGATTAAAGGAGGCTATGAAAGCCAAGAAAGAAAACGTATTATCTTCAGATAACTTTTCAAATGATTTTATTAATGTATCCCCAGTTGGTGTAACAGATAAGACGGATTTATCTATGTTTGCTGCAAGAAATTCAGAATTAGAAGAGCTATATGATTTACAAAGATTTTACGAGAAATCATATGACAAAGCAGCAATGGGAGAGTGTTTTGTTTACTGTGTTCCATATTCTAAGGCTATTAAAACTCTTCTTATGAATAAATCAAAAACCACCCCCGGAAGAGTATTTGGAAATAATTTGCATGGGGTATCAAGAGAATCATCAGTACAGGAGATAACTATAATAGAAAACGGAGTCATTAGTAGTGACATAGCTACGTATGAGATGGTAGAAAAGATAATATCAGATAAAGAAAAACATCACATCTGTGAAGTATCTGATATACTTCCAAACAACTTTAAAGTTATTATAGATAATAGGGGGTTTCTTGAATCTGCTTTTAACGAGAGAGGAGACGCTGAAACTTTTATATCTAATTCTCCATCCACAGTGTTAGAAAGTTATGGTACCTATTCAGAGTCTAAAATTCCTATTGACACTCAAACAGTGCCAGATCAATTAGAAGTTCCAAAAGACTTTAATTATAAAACATCACATGATGGGTTAATATTAAAAGACGATGGGGATGTTAGGGTCCAAGGAGCAGTATTAAAAATTCTTGATAAAGAAAATATTATTCCATTGTACCTAAATGATACTTGTTTAGGATATTATTATTTGGAATTTAATAATGGAAGTTCTTATGATTTATTAACGAGTAATGACCATGTTCTAGGTAGAGATATGATAGGGTTCACTGGAATTCAACCGCAAGGTAGAAACTTTGCTAATGCTGCTATAGAGAACTCTAGAGATCAATTACTATCTCGTATAGCATGGAACATATCAAGCAGAATAGATTCTAAGTTTATAAATAAAAATCAAGATCTTGTTAAGGATATTTATGAGATTCTTAAATACAATGATTTAGCAAATGCTCAAGCGCTATCATCTATAAGAATAACCTTTATACCGCCGGATGATGTAGAACATTTATTCTTTGAGCAGGATGAAAAAACCCATAGAGGTATTTCTGATTTGGCATATGCATTAATTCCGGCTAAACTTTACTCTTGTTTATATATAACAAATACTTTAGGACATCTAACTCGTGGACATGATAAGAGGGTATATTACGTTAAGCAAAATGTAGAGACGAATATAGCTCAGACCATGGTTAATGTGATAAACCAAATTAAAAAAGGAAATTTTGGTTTAAGGGAAATAGAGAATATGAATAGTATTCTTAATATTACTGGAAGATTTAACGATTTCGTAATACCTGTAGGACCTTCTGGTGATTCTCCTATACAATTTGAAGTGATGCCCGGGCAAGATTTTCAATCTGATAATGAACTCATGGATAGGCTTGAGGAAATGTCAATTAATAGTACTGGTATGCCCATAGAGTATATTCAAAATAGAATGAATTCTATAGACTTTGCAGTTCAAGCTACTACTGTAAATCTTAAGGTGCTTAGATCGTCATACACTAGACAAAGGATATTTGGCAAATTCATGACTCGTATTCAAAGAAGACTATACAAATATCAGTATGGAGATGATTTGGATATGAGATGTATGTTGCCTCCTCCGATAGTAGCTAGTGCAGTGAGCATGAATGATATAATAAATAATGTCAGACAGAGTGTCGAAGCAATAGCATCATATGAATACGATGGTTCTACTGATCCTGATGCTGAAGCTAAAAAGGCTATATTTATTAAAATCGAAATGCGTAAAAGATTAGCAGCATATGTACAAGAAGATGATATTAAGAATTCTATAGATGCTGCTGAGTTAGAGTTTGCTAAGACTAAAAAGAATGAGGAATAAAATATAGAGGTACGGACCTTTGCCCGTACCTCCAATCTTTTTATCATTATCTAGTTTCAGAAGACTGACCATATCTTGACTCGATATTTTTCAGAGCTGCCCATTGATGATAATCAGAATTCCATTCAACCGGCTCTGGGTCAGTATTAACACCCTGTACAAGAGAAGCCGTTCTATTATCAAGTCTAGCAGAAGCTGCATTTTGAACAGCACCAGTCTTGTTGATGTATGCAAGCATCTTCAGTGCTCTCTTTTCAATCTCTGGACCGTCTATCGGGAAACACTGGAAAGTGACATCAATCTGTTTAGATTCGATGGTTGCCTTATCAGATTCGTAGATAGACGTACGAGCATTGTTTGGCCATGCATTAGCAAGGTAGTAAGCAGCTTCAAGACCGAGTCCAGTATTATCTGTTACGAGATAAAGCAAGTTAAATACTTCATTCTCGAAACCAGCAGCTAACTCACCATTTGCAATAAGACCGTGGTACGTCTTCATCTGAGTTCTCGGGTCTCTTACACCTTCAATATAGTATTTAATAAATCTAGTAATAGTAGATCCAGATTTCTCAGTAAACGACATGGTTACTTCAGTAGCAGATTGCTTATTAGCTTTACCCGCAGCATTGATAGTAGAAACACCGTCAGTGTATTCAAGTGTATCTACACTGATATCTTCAATACCAGTAAGTCCTTTAAATTCCCATTCGAGAATATTATAGAACGCATCTGCCACCTTTCTAAACTCTTCGTCATTATCGGCACATTTCTCAATAAATACCGGTTTATCTACAATAACCAGGAGAGAGTGACCAGACTCATACATGTTCAACTGCTTAGCATTGGTGAAATCAGTAACTCCACGCATCTTACTAAACTCTGAACCAGCACGAGGATTCAACGTATAAGTATCATAATAATCTGTGTATACCGCCTGTTTAGCCATTAATTACTCCTCCTTTCTTATTAATTTTGAGACAGTGTTGACGCCATTAAAGTATACAAGTTAAAGATCTCTTGCTGCTCATAATCTTTAAATACAACAAATACATCAGCTTCAAATATCTTATTTGCTATCATAACATCATCCTGTACATAATCCATAACGATGGATGTAAAGTTAGAGCTTCTACGATTGATGATGTTGTTAACGTCATTTCTATACTGGATAAGATCCTTATCAGTAATAAATGCATAACGGTATCTCGGGCACTCAGTACGGATGTCATGCATAACCTGCGTGATTGCAAAGATATTGTTGACATAACCAAGCTGCGTTCTTGCAAGGTCTTGAGAAGTATACTGGGTCTCCAGCACGATCTCGTCTCCAATGATGCTTAAGTAATTCAGAGAATTATCACTTAACAATTCCTTCTGGTCCACATTCGGCCCAACCTTAGGAAGATAAGATATTGTTCCATCTATAATCTCCGGGAAGGTGAAATTATACCTTATACCACTAAGAGGAGCATTTCTGCGATTTATCAAATGATCTACTAATTTGCTGCAGAGTAGATATGGCAAAGTAACAGTAATCTGCTTCTTTGTCCAGTAGTCAATGATATCGCAGCTCTGTGGATAATCTGCACAGAATACACTTCGTTCATGATCTGATCTAGCAAACATAATAGCATCATAGCTTGAAAGCCCAAGACCATAATCTCTCAGGTATAAGGTATCTTGACGCCAATCGACAAGCTTAGTTAATGCTTCTTTAACAGCAAACGGATAGTTTGCGTCAGTAATTGCGTCGATTTGATATCTGTCCACATCAGTAATACTGTTGTCGAAGTCTCCGTCTACCACAGCGCACATCTGCTCAGCCAAGAGGTCCGGATGCTTGATAGGCATGTCGCCAAACGAACCATTATCTCCTTCCTGAATCATCATTCCGAGTTCAGAACTGAGGTCGTACCCGTTTTCGTCTATGCTAATTTGCTGCAAAGATTCGCCTTTACGATTCTTACCGAAAATCGGGTCGATTGTACGAAGTTCTTCCTCTGCTATACCGGTAATATCAGCAAGACGTGATATAAACAGGTTAGTAGAATCATCAAATGCTGCAGCCTTTATTTGAAGGAACTTTTTAGCACTCTCTGTAATGGATCTACTTTCTCCGAGATACATGGAGTCCTCATTGAAGTTGAACCATACGTATTCATCTTCTTCTTTTACCTCGCCGATGTAATTGAATTTATACATCTGCATATTCATGTTCTTACTAATTATATAATCCGGTTTGATGCTAAATCTCTTAGAAGATACGCCTCTACCAATATCGGTTACAATCCATAATGGATATATGTAACGGTGAATGTCAGGATCTTCAGTATCCGGAACCTGCCCAACCGGGTTCTCATCGGTAAGCGGGTCTCCTACCTTAGTTACATGCTCATAATCAATTTCATCACCGTACTCAAGCTCATCTTTTACAAGACGTTCTGCATAGGTACGAGCCTCTTCGAGAGTCTTAATACCTTTGATAGAAACAGCGTCATAGAGAATCTTAGCTGTATTCATCATTGCTCTCTCGTTTGTAGCATTATTAGAATCCGTAGTTTCCTGACCAGTTACCTTGTCGATAAACAACGGTTTTCCAGCGGAATCTACCTTCTGGACTTGTTCACTGGATACCTTTGCGAGTATAACCAGGTTAGCAAGATACGCATCGTCTGCCACTACTCTTTTACAGAGAAGCTCACCACCGGCTTTAATAATGCTTGCTGCCTGAATCAATGGCTGACCATGTTTCTTATATGATGGTGCATTCCCATACAGTTTAAAGAAATCTGTGCCGCGAACTCTTCTAAGATTTTCTGGGCCTTTATCCGAACTAAACAGCTGGAAAAACAACGGACTTTGCAGTCTGTCTTCTACTGTTGTGTCGATGAAGGTACGATCATATAAGTGAATAAAAGTACCCGGACGGTTTTTACTATTCAAAACTGCCATCTTATTATATCCTCCTTTATTTATTTCAAATAATAATTCAAAATTTACATTCAAAGTTAATAAATGTAATTTACCAATATGTTACCTGAACCTCGTATCGGGGGACTCTATGAATTAATGGCCCATCATTATTTTTTCCATTGGATTATAAACATCTTCTTTGGAATCCCCCATATTTATTGCTGCTACAATGGCTTCATTCCAATTCTCACTTAAAATTGCACTGAATGGGGATATGTATTTAGGGACATCTCTTATTGGTATTGAAACATATCCATTCATATCTCCTTTTTTAAATTTGGATGATGCATAATATGGGGTAGAGATATCATCTTTATCTCTACATAATTCTGATATCAATAATCCAAATAATTGCCAATTGGTTTTATAGTTTCCACCATTTAATCTCATAGATTCATAAAAATATTCTTGTATTTCGTTATATGGTATAAAGGTAGGTATATTTCCAGTTTTGACAAACATTCTATAGAACTCTTCTACATTTTCTATATCTTTAGCCAATAGCAAAGAACTCATAAATTTATCTTCATTATTATCAGAATAGTGAAGAATTCTATAATCCATTTTTTCTTGGCCTTCCAGCAATAATCCCTTTACTTTTTCTATTTTGCCAGGTCTAGTAGTAAACTTTGTAGGTAATTTTAATTGCCTAATATTTTTTGTTGGGTCTGATTTGCTTGATGATATTTGTGAGTATAATAATATACCCATAGTATCTATATATTCACCGTTTACAATAGCAAATCTCATATCAAACCATTTTTCTGGTATGTATAATAGCACTTCTCCGTTTCCGCTATATACTAATGAATTGTCTTTTTTCTTAAAATAGGATGGTAGCATGTTCATGTAACTCCCTTCATAGTAAAATTACATGAATGTTTTGGCGATAAAAACACCCGGATAGGACCCAAGCCCTATCCGGAAAGATTATCTTATCGGTATTCCTCTTGATTTTAAAGGCGTCTTCTTAGTAAGTTCGCCCAATGGTGGACGCCCAGCATTCATAGTAGCTAAATCATTAAACTCACCGGTTATGGGATTTGGCTTATTAACCGTGTCTTTTCTTGGCTTAGTGATATGATTGTTAAATGCATTCTGCTCTTCTGTGAGTTGGTCTTCATATATAAGACCTCTTTCTCTTACTGGATAATGTGGGCCTTCTATGCATCCTGGAGTTAACTCTCCTACTTCTGGCAAATCCTCAAAATTATGGTTAAAATGTCTTATTTGAAGAATGTCTATCATTTTTATATCAATGATATCTTCAGAAAACTTTTCAGAACAGTCAAGGACAATATTGGACACATTGTCTTCTGCGCTGCTTAATTTCTTGATATTAGCAACTTTGATGTCCATCACTCGTCCTCTACGTACCACTACCCGTTGATCATTCTCTATGAATTGTATAGAAACCATTTCTCCAACTCTAGTTATATAAGTGCTTCCATCATCCATACATATTTCTACACATGGCAATAGCTTATAGCTCTTTGCTTTTGGTAGTGGTTCTATTGTTCCTATTTCAGGATGCCAATGACTATTTTTTCCCATTCTTTTTGCCGTTCCTTTCTTTTAATTTCTCTTCATCCTTTTGGATAATAAGATCAAGGAATTTACAAATATTTTCCTTTACTTTATCGTTAAAATCCTGATTTCCAATGGTCGTTTGCAGTAACAGAATGTTTTGTATGAAGAAATACATAAACACATGTTGCGCAATATTAGATGGTGTATAAAGTCTTGTATAAGAAATGAAAGCAGCTATAAATTTCTGAATAGAAACTATATTATATTTCTCTGGAAGGATCTTATCTAATACTGGGATAGTAGTACCTATATCTCTGATAGTAAAATTAGACTTGTAGTATTTCTGGTTAAAGTCGGAGCAAGTCTTTTTAAATTTATCTATCATTATAGGTTTGATCTTGATTTTTCCGGCAGCATATGCTTGGTACATTTCTTCATAAGTATAAGCTTGGATAAAAGCATGAGAGCACAGTCTAAGCATCATAGCTTTTTCCAATGCCTCTTCATCATCTGGATGCTCTTGTTCTAACTTGTCTGCCATTTCAATCATTTCTACTTCGTATTTATGCTGATGCATATTTTCAAATTCTTTAAGACTTTCTTCATGATCTTTAGAAATCTTATCCAACTCTTGGTTTGTAAAAGTAGAGAGATCTCTAAATACCGTCTTTTGATAGTTATTTGATATAATTACATCGAATAGGTCTTTAGCAAGATTATTCTTCATGGCATTCATGATAGACAGCGAAGCCTGACGTTGCATTCCGCCTTCATTGGCTACTCTGGATATCTGCGTCTGAATTGCCTGGGGCAATGACTTAAAATATTGGAATTTTTCTCCGCTCTTATATCTATTTACCGCGAGTTGCAGTGTGTTTACATCAGATTCGGACAATTTCAGATCGGGAAAACTAGTAGAAACATATTCATCTAAGAATTCCCTCTGTATGTCTAATTTACTGATGTCCTCTTCTTTCATATTTATAAGATTATCAACACTTTCTTCTGTTACAACATTTGGGGCTTGTGCCAATGGAATAGTATGTACCCCACCAGAACCGGTTATTGTTCCTACCACTTTTTCAGATTTAATTTCATTTTTACTAGAAGTATTTTCTAATACTCCATTATTTGAAGGTAAATCCTGTGTAGGATCTCTATCTTGATCCAGTATCTCGGCAAGCCTATCAACTTCAGCATCTGTTAGATCTTCGTTTTCTCCTATTAATTTTCCTAATTCATCTGCACGTTCTAATAACTCATCATAATTTTTGTTTACATTCATTTTTAGTGTCCTCCTATAAATATTAAATTGTAGCTGGAATTAAATCTGCTGATAATTCTTGCAATCTTAACCTTATCATGGTTAAGATAACCGGACCGCATATCGGGTCCTTAACACATGGAACAAATTGAGATTGAAATACGCTTATTACCTCTTTGGTATAGCTGCATAATAGCTTAGTTATATTTGAATCAAAAGTTGATACATATATAAATGTTTCCATATCTATATCCATTCCACATATATTAGCTATTACCTTTTCTAAATTAGCATGTATCAATGCTAAGTTAGTATTATTCTTAAACATTTTTCTACTATAATTAGATCCGAGATCTTTATTACTAGTTTTTTTAGATTCTGCTATATTGATGGACTCAACAATAGCATTCTGCTCTCTGATAATAAAATTCGAGAAGAAATTTATTATATTCAGAGTATATCTTGAAATGAAGAAATCATACAAAAAATAAACTAAAGAATATAAATCTACATTCTCGGGATTATTACGATCAAGACTAATAGAAAGATTGTTCAATGAACAAACCTTTTCCATTATTGTTCTGAGTATCATATTATGAGACTGTGTTAATTCCTCTGCGTGCATTGGAATAGCAGACAATTGAAATTTGAAATTTTGATCAATTGCATTAACCAAATTTCCAACGTATAATTGGTATGGTCTAAATCTATTATTATATCTGGTTTCTACAATATCGTATATCATATCTGTAGAAAAGTTTCCTATTATGGAACTAATTTCATTATCAGATAAAATGCCATATTCAGTGTTGTTACTTACAAAAGACATGATTGAGAATCTCCTCCTTCTACTTTTTTGAAATTTACTTTTATATATTTTATTTTATCGTGTGGAATGATCATAGAATCTCCATTCTTATTAACGATAATAGTACAGTTACTCTTGCACGTATAAGATGTAACCTCATCATATTTTTCTATATTACCATTATCAAAATAAATAAATGCTTCAAAAAGTAAAATTCTACTACTACCGAATCTTATTTCAGATGGATCCATTGTTTTAATCAAAGATGCATTATAGGATCCTTTTAGCTTATCCAAGTCAACTTTAGGTGCACTATTATTAGCCGGTGGAGTAGGATTTATCCCACTATCTAATTGCCTAAGAATAGTATTAAAATTATTATCACTCATAGCGATTCCTCCTGTTTTATTTACTAAGGAGTTGAGATAAGGATAAATCCCTACTCCGTTTAAAGGAGTAGGGACAATACAGATCATCTTATTACAATATTATTAAAGTATTTCTGCATCGCTGCTCTTTCTTTATCTTGTTGCTCATCGTTTGGATACATATCGTTGAACATGCTATCTGGAATCTTGTATGTTCCTGCGGTCATTAAATCCTCTTCATCAACATGATATTTCTCAGCATATGCTTTTCTTCCAATGGGATGACTTATGAAAGCTTGTATTGCAGCAGAATCTTGTTGTCTTTGTTTTTCCAAGAAATCCTCATATAAAATGCTCTTATCTGATTCTATATATTCCAATGACGCTTTGATATCTCCGTCAATCTCTGTTTCAATATATTTGGAAATATCATCAAATGAATCATTTTCTATATAATCTATCTCTACATCTTCCTCGGTGTCTGTACGTATCATACGTTTATCCATACCGAAGTTTTCCATAAGGTCTTTTCCATAGTACCATACATAGAGAGCCATTAGATATGAGAATATCTGGTCATCATGCCCGTTATCCGTGTGTTCTATACGACCATTCTTTTTCACTTCAAGCGTGCACAATTCATTATAAAGAATCTCTGCAGCAAATTTATTCTTATGATTATCCATTCTGTCTCTAAGAATTTCCATAAGAAGATTTCTAGAAGCTTTAGTTTCGTCAAATCCATATACTTTAGTTTTTATCTTACGCTTGTTAAATCCGGAACCATTTGGATCTATCCGGTCTTCAACAACTCTGTCTTTAATCTCATAATAGAGATTACGTTTAATCTTAGAGTTCTTCAATAAGCCTATAACGGAAGCTCCGAAACCACCATTTCGCTCAATATTAACTATCGCATTTGGCATGTACTTGACTACAAGTTCATAAATGCATTTAGCCAAATCTGGAATTGATATATAATTACAATTTAGCGTTGCAATTACATCTGTAGTTTCAGAATCTATTACTGTTATAGCCGAAGAATCTTTATTATAACCACCAGAAACATCGACTCCTATGATAGGAGGAAATCTCTTAATCTGAGCCCTCTTATAAATATTCATAGTGAATATTCTGTTAAGAGTTATAGTATATAGCGGCGGCTTAATCTTAGTTTTTACAGCCTCAAGGTCTTGTTTTGTAAATGGAGAGTTATCAGAAGATACAGACCACTCAAGAAGAACCTCACGTCTAATCTTAGGCCAGTTTTTCTTAAGTTCCTTGACCATTCTCTTGAAGTAATCAATTCCGGAACCGAGCTGCTTATAAGTAAATCTAGCATAAAAGAACGTGGAACTATCATTAAGGTTCTGTATTTCCTGCATCTGTTGATATGAATAATCGTAAAATACTTCTTGGAAAGGAGTAGCTGCTTCTTTAGTAGCATAAGCATCTTTCCCTTCATCCGTAGTCATATCTCCAGGTGTAGTAGTTATAAGTATACCATATGGAGCTCCATTGTTCTTTGCATTGCCAGAAGCCGTAACAAATGCAGGAGTTGCAGCAGCATATATAATATCATTAAATAGAATAAATGCGTACTCATCATACCATTGCATCGGCATGGTACAACCACGACCTAAACCGTCTGCTCCAGCTTTATTTCTAGCACTAGATTTAGCAACTATCAGGTTTCCATTGGAAGGATGTGCTATCTTTTCTGCTCTATTCGTAGCTTTTAGCTTTTTACCATCAAAACCATATGCTGAATCCATAATCAAGTAAGAAGGTAATGCCGCACGAATATTCTTAAGACGAATTAAGTTATCCTTAGAATCTTCATGCTTCTTATTCATAAATGCTATCTGTGAGTTGGTTGTGCCAAAGTTAAATACCCATAAGTACCATACACAAGCACTTACCGTTTTACCGTGCTGACGAGGCAATTCTAGAAAGAGATTAAAATTATTTACAAAACAATAATTTAGTGCTAGATTTCCTCTATGCAGTTTATACGGTACACCACCGCCAACAGTTCCACCTTGATCTGGAATTCTTACAACTTCTCTTATAAAATACCAAAAGTTTCGTTGACATTCTAAGAATATCTTCTTTTTCATCATTACATTTAGCTTAGGGTCTCTAGGGTCTACTCCTATTAAATCCGTATCATATATAGCTAAAAAGAATGCATTATTTTGAATACCTATTGATTTTAAGAAATAATGCATATCCAAGAATGATTGATTTTTGGTATTTGTATCATAGGTAATTGTAAATTGCATTTGTGGTTGTTGTTGAACTACCACGATGAATTACCTCCCTTCCATTAAAATTATATGGATGTTCTGGAAAGGAGGGTTTAGGGGTGTTAAATGAAGCGGCTTAAACAAAAAATAAACTCGGGTAGGAGTTTATCCCACCCGAGCATACTTTTATTTATATTTTCTCTTTTTATTCTTTACATCATATATTCCGATGCTGATACCAGAAAGAATCATAACTGTTGCTATCATGATATTTTTAATGACTAACACGATATCTGTATTTCCACTGATCTTTACTAGTATAGCTGCTCCAGAAATCATAAGAATCATTGAAATTAATGTGAATAGTCTGATATGTAAATTAACCATTATATCAGTTCTTCTAATCAATTTCTTTATTAGTATTCTATATAATTTCTTGGCTGCTTTTGTTTCTGGTTTGATATACCTCTTGTTAACCTCTTTACAGATTAATGCTAGTTTTTGACTTTCAGTTAGATTCTTCCTTTTTGCTCCGCCATTTCCTTTGATTACTGTGAAATTTCTCTCCTTATTATAATTCCTCGCTAAATTGTTATTCATACTTTACCCCTTTCTTTGCTATACGCAAACTATATTATTATTTCACAGATATGATATATAAGTGAAACAAGTATAATTCACGTTATTTATCTTTTGACGGAGCAAGCAGTATTTCTTCTTCTTCATCTATATACATCATACCCTTTATCATTTCATCTTCTTCTGGAGAAAGTTTCACCTTGCGAGATTCCATATTCATAAATTCCTGTGGTCTAGGCATGAAATATAAATCGGTCTGTGAAGGAGCGGTTTTGGTATATGACAAAGGATTATACAGTGTCTTACTAATTTTCTGATATTCTAAGCTTACTGTTATAGATGGATGCTTTTTCAAAGCAGTATCGAGGTTAACCAATGCATACTCTGCATTTTCATCGGTCCAATCCGGATTTTCAAGAACTTTATCGTCATCAAGACCTAATCTAATTTGATTAGCTATAATAACTTCCAGATGAACTGCAGAAACAGAAAGATTGCCATTTATTACTGCATTTACAAATTCTTGAATAATAATGTCTTTAGTCATTCCATTTACTTTTGGAAGTTTGCTAATAACCTCTTTAACCTTGTTAAGAGTATCGCTAAGTTCATTATTAGCAATATGAACAAGGAAAAGATCTGTGTCTATTAGCTTCTCCATGTCTATCATATAGTTTCCTTCTGTTGGCTCAGGCATAGACTTAACCAAATCAGAAAGCTCCTGTGAAAGCATTAGTTCATCATTACTCTTTAGATAAATCTGAGTAACCTTTCCTTTTGGGCTTATCACGTTGAACCATCTTACAGTTTCCTCTTCTTCTTCATCAAAATCCATACATGCAGTATCTATTTCTAGAGTCCATTTCTTACAATCGAAATCATCTTTTATATGAATGGCGTTATAACTCACATCAAATATATCAGAAAATTCATCACACCAATCGAGATTTTTGATATTAGATTCCAGCAAATGCTTAGCGGATAAGAGCATTTGTGTTAACTCTGATGATAGTATCTCCGCTGCTATGGTACCGATATTTATATCGTAATTTGTATATGCTAGGTCGCCATAGCATCTATAACAAATTCCTTCCCCTCTTGCATGAGACGCACAAGTACATGGGCTCCTAAACAATACAGTTTGCCCTATCAGATGTTTATCGGTACGATAATTTATTTTCATTTCTGGTCCATCGGCTCTAAAACGATAATACCGATTATTATACATCTTTAATACTTTTTCGTTATATATAGTAATCTTTATGAAGTTCTTTGTGCCGCATGAATAATTAGGATTTGAGTGAAGATTCGTATCCCTGTTGTTTAATCCAAGTATTCTAGCAAAAGCCCCAGACGTTCCTACATTTTTCTTAGAGATAATTAAAGCCTGTCTTCCTTTACCGGATTCTGGAAGTATATCAGATAACGTACTGAGCCCTTTGTTTATGAAACTAGAATTTATTATATGGGGGTAAGCACCGCCATCCCCATCTGGAACTGTACCAATATTAATGGCAAACTCTCTAAATTGCTTAGGATTGATGCCTTCTCCCACAGCAAATGAGTTCCCCAGACAATGTTCAGAATTCTTCATGATATTAATGGCTTTATTGGTTATGGCCATTCCCACATTCTTCACATCTTCTATTGGAGTTTTTGATAGGTCTGCGTGAACACAATCATAAAATTCTTGGTTCACATTCATTAACTCTATAGTATCCTCATCATTGATGGTGTTGCAAAGATATAATGAAAATTCATCAATGTATCTAAGTTTATACAGAGTATCGTCTATAATATTACATAATTTTTTATTTGATATCCTAGATCTGTTTTTATTTAAAAACTTGGTATCAATATATTCTTTAATACGATGCTTATTAAACACGTCGTCAAAGAATAAATAATATGATGTAATTTGCTCATCTGTTTTTGCCGGCATCGTCCACATCATAAGATTAAGCATATAATCAAATATTGATAAGGTTACATCCACATTATCGGCAAACATTATATTTATTGCCATATGCTGTACATAATCCGTTTCTATTCCATCTCTAAGAATATTTAGTATAGAATAGAAATGAGAGTCAATGTTGTCCTTATTAATATCCTTTGTAAAGATTTGGATATTTCCATTTTTAACCAAAGGAACATAGACCCCATAGTTCTTAAAGTTTTGTAAATTTGATCCGTATAGTGCCTCCATATAGTATCTCTCCTTTATTGTATTAATATAAAGTTTCGCATCATGTTCTTTTTTATAATATATAATAGAAACAAAAATTTGGGCATGGGAACTCTATCCCATGCCCTATGCTGCTTATTATACTTATCAATCTTTTGAAACCCTTTCTTCTCCGCCGGCTCTCATGAAAGATTTCGGAAGTCTTGAATTTTTGATGAAATCTTTCTGAGCCTGCACTGCGAGGCGGCTTCCCTTGCTACTGTACTTGTGAACGATCTTTGCAATGAGCTCTCTTTCTTTGATTCTATTCTTTGCCAGCTGATCCCATAATGGGTCATTGTTTTCTCTAGCGAGATCAAGACACATCTTCTTTGTACGTCTACTCAAATCATCCTTCTTGGACAAACGCATGATTGTCTTCTTGGACAGCTTTCCTTCGCTTACCAGCTCTTCTCCAATTCCTCCCGGAGCACAAAACTCTTTGATCTGCTCATCTGTCCAGCTCATCGCCTCCATCATAAGAGAAGATTCAAATATCTTATTAGGATTCTTAAATACATCTGAAATGGTTTCTGCAATTGAACCTGTGATAAAAATACCCATTTATAATTTCCTCCTTATTCTTTTAATTATGTAAAGGACTACAACCCATATACATTACCAATATGTTTCTTATATATGCGTATATAAGAAAATTACATTTTCCAGAACTTTGAATTAAATAATATATTATTATATTGGAGGAGAAAACATGAGTGATCGAATTACTAATTTTATAACGACTGTTATATTTCATATCATTGTAGGATTGTTCGGACAATTAGGAGCAGCATTTATTCTTATTAGAACTGTAAAACACATGGAGGATTAAATTATGGTAACTGCAGTAAAAGAAGAATTAGAGAAAAATCAATGGATCCAATCTAGATATAAAATAGCACTTAAGAGAATGATAAAATTGAATTTTCCAGATTTAACTAATTATGATATTGACAAAGCATTAGACTACAGTATAGAGAAAAGGTACAAAGCAGAGCCTGCTACCATCTATAATAACTATTCAGAGAAAACCGTAGATATGCTTTTATCTGAATTGACAGATTACATTTATCAAAAGCAACCTATCATAACAGCTTGGGGAGTTATGTTTAAACGTCATGATTCCGGGGTGCTTAATCCATTAACCAAACTGATATACATGTTTATGACTAATAGAGATAAGTTTAAACAAATTAGAAATACCTTTATTAAGGGTTCGGAAGATTTTGAAAATTATGATCTGTTGCAAGTGCTGGCCAAGGTTGATACTAATGCTATTTATGGTGCGCTAGGAAGTGTTGCTTGTGTATTATATAATCTTCACGTTGCTGCTAGTATAACTTTCCAAGGAAGATCTTATATATCTTCAGCAATTATGTTTTTTGAAGCCTTTCTGTCGAATAACGTAAAGTTTGCTTCTCTTGAAGAGATAATTACATTTATAGATAATGTCAGAACAGAAAGGGGTAATAGGCACTATGACGACAAAGATATTCTTGATAGAGATATAGGAATATATGAAGTATTAAATAAGATAATACTTACATGTGGAGATTTCAGAAGAGGGAAAATTAAATGGATTCCATCACAGAGAGATTTAGACATAGTATTTGAGCAACTTTCAAATTGTTCTCAAGAAGATCTTAATAGGATTTATTATAAGAATAACCTGTATGCATTCTTGGATAATAAAGTAATGAGTAAAGCGTTAATTTATCTTCTCAAGACAATGAAAGTTCCGTATCTTGACCCGAATAAAGTACCAGAAGAGATATCAGTAGAAATGGATACATTCTGCGATCTTTTAAGAGAATACGTGTTCTATAATTATCAAATTCTTGATAGGATAGATAGAAATACGCATATGATAAAGAACGTATCTCTCATATCAGATACAGATTCTACAATAGTTTGTTTCGATAGGTTCTATAAGTACACTCTAGACAAGGTAAAAGACATACCAATGGAAATTAAGAAAGTCTTTGTAAAAGGTATGGAATATGTAGAAAATGATTGGCAGGGGAATCCAGAACTAATAAGAGGAATGGTATATGAAGACCCAGATTACGATTATAATTTTCAAGACCAGTCTGTAATAGAAGTAGAAAGAATGATAAATCCAATGGTTGTTATACCGCAGGATAATCTTAGATATTCTATAATTAATATTATAGGGCATTGTTGTGGAATTTTATGTAATGAATATATTGAAGGACATACAAAGATGGGCAATTCCTATGATCCTACAAGGAAAACTCTTATGTTTATCAAGAATGAGTTTACTTTTAGGAGAGTATTGATGACCTTAGTTAAGAAAGCATATGCAGCTAAAGTAGAGGTACAAGAAGGCAATATGGTTCCAGAGTCTGAATCCTGTGCTATAACCGGATTAACAATGAAAAAAAATGTATATGCACCAGAGACAAGATCAGAACTGCAAAGAATACTATATGAAGATATTCTTAAACCAGAAACAATAGATCAAGTAAAAGTAATTAAAGACCTAGCTATATTTGAATCAAAGATTTTTGAATCTTTGAGAAATGGAGAAAAGACATTTTATAAACCGGTAAGTTTTAAAGCAATGAATAAATATGACGACCCACTCAAAATACAAGGAATCAAGGCATCGTTGATATGGAATGAAGTTAAAGACCCAGAACTTGAGGCTATTGATCTAACAGCTAAAAACAATTTGGATGTGGTAAAGGTAATCATTAATCCAACCACTGTAGAAACTATTAGAGATGATTTTCCGGAAGAATACGAAAGATTAAAAACAATTATTGAAGGGAATTCAGATTTATCTAAAGTACTCAAAGGTAAAATAGATACTATAGCTGTTCCCAGAAATGTAGCAACTCCGGTTTGGATAACAAGGCTTATAGACTATGTAGATATAGCAAATTACAACCTTAAGAATTTCCCGGTAGAATCAGTAGGAATAATGAGGATGGGAAAGGATAATGTGAATTATAGCAATATCCTCAAGCTATAAAAATAATGGAGTACGGGTTATCGCTGTACTCCAAACTTTTTCTCGTATATATTGATTCCTATTCTTGTAAAAATATTGTAGATTATTTTTATTAAGATGAAACAAACAAAAAAGAAAGATACTATATTATCATCAATAACGAGATGAAATAGTATCTTCATAAATAAATAAGCTAAAGGGATAGATAATACCATTGCAATACTTAATGCTATATCTGGTATTACCTTTTTGTAGTTAAAATGTATTTTATTCATACCGCAATGACCTCCTTTCTCTATATTTATTATTATAATGTACGAGAAACATCTTGATAATCAAAATCAAAGGAGAAAAATTATGGGAGATATTTATATTAAAACTGATGGAAATAGAAGAGTTACTGCTATTCATTATAATCCATTTGATCCAGTTCAAGGAACTGGAGAAACAAGAGAAGAGATGGAGAAGACCGGTTTTTTCGTAGATGAAGTTCCAGAGCCAAATAATATTACTGGTAGAAGGGCTATAGCTATGTATAATCCAGATACTAGAAAAATTTATTATGAATATGTCGGCATTCCGTTATCTGATAAAGAGAGATTGGATTTGATAGAGAACACTATGAACGAGATTCTTGTAGGAGTTTCTAATATTATTGGAATTGGAGTTGCGTTAGAGCCAGCAAAGTTAATATCGTTGGATGGGGAGACGGAGAGTTTAAGCGTCGGAGAAGCAGGGGAACAAGCCAATATTGAGTTTTCTGATGAACAATTGGAATCCTTAAAGAATACTGCTAAATATATAGCTCATCAAATTATTTCTGGAAATATGGAATTGGAATTTGCATATAAAAACTTCCCAAATATTGCTGGTATAATTAAAGATGAGTTACAGGCAAATGGAATTCAGGGTTAGATGTGTTGAGGTGGTGCATACGTGCCACCTCTATTATTTTTCGATTAAAGGGTGATTATATGAAAGTAGACGTTTTTAATACTTCTATTGTAATTAGTGATTACGAGTGGGACAGTTGTCTAACACTTCAAAATAATTTTAAAATAAGAATACCAGTTACTGTAAGTTATACGACATATGGGTATTTTGGTATTTATTATGATAAGGAAAACAAAAAGCTTTACCTTCCAAGAGGGATAGATATATGGTATCTTGAGTCTATATTAAATACTACAGCAATTATTCATAAGAATGAAGCATATAAATATGATAGATATAACGATTTTAGAGTAAAGAAAATGCCAAGAGACGAAGTACAGGAACAAGCTCTGAGATTTATGGTTGGAAGGGGAGAATACAGGTCTACAGCAACAAAAAGCCAGTTATCATTAAATCTTAACACAGGGAAGGGTAAAACGTATGTTGCTATATCTACAATAGCAATATTGCGTATGAAGGCTTTGATAATTATGTACTCCACAAATTTAATTGAACAGTGGAAAGAGGAAATCTTAAATATAACCAATTTGACAAATAAACAGGTCAAGATTGTATCTGGTTCTATTAATATTAAAAGGCTGTTGAGCAAAGATTCAGATGATGGTGTTATATATCTAATCACGCACGGAACGTTGGAAAGTTATGCCAAGACAAACGGATGGGAAGCCGTTGGAGAATTTGTTAAGCATTTAAAGGTAGGCATCAAGATATTCGATGAAGCACATCAAAATTTTGAAAATCTGTTAATGATAGATTTCTTTACCAATGTGTATAAAAATTACTATCTTACTGCTACAGCTTTACGTTCGTCTACAGATGAAGATAAGATTTATCAATTAAGCTTTAAGAATGTTCCACAAATAGATTTATTTGATGAAGAGACTGATCCACATACTAGATACACTGCTATTAAATTTTCATCTAATCCATCTGCTATAGAGATGTCTAGCTGTAAAAATCAATATGGTTTAGATAGAAATAAGTATGTAGATTATCTGGTTTCTAAGCCTAAGTTTTATAGCATATTAAGAATAATGATGGATATAGCTATCAAAAGAACAAATAATGGTGGCAAGTGTTTAATGTATATAGGCACCAATGCAGCTATACAAAAAGTATATGAATGGATGGTGCATAATTATTCATGGTTAGAAAACGATATTGGTATTCTAAGCACGTTGGTATCAAGTGAGGAACGAAAAAGAAACACAGAGAAAAGAATCATGCTGTCCACAACCAAATCAGCGGGTACTGGAATAGATATTAAAGGGTTAGTATTAACCATACTTTTAGCTGAGCCATTCAAGTCCGGAGTATTAGCTAGACAAACTCTTGGGAGAACCAGAGATTCCGATACAGAATATATAGAACTAGTCGATACATCATTTCCGCAATGTAGAAAATATTATGGATTCAAGAAACCTATATTCTTAAAATATGCTACTGATTGTAGAGAAATGATAATGACTGATGATTTTATTGACTGTAAATTATTAGATTTATACGCTGGGTCTATACGTGAATTCATAGAACGTAATTATTATAATTGGAATGTACCTGGAATGGTATATAATTGTGGTTTAACTCCCGGGATGATTTATGACTATGGACTAACTCGGGGGATGGTTTATGATGAATAGTTATATATTATATTCATGAATACAAAAATATAATAAGGAGGTCGTCTGGTTATGGAACAGGGAATGACATACCTTGATTATGATAAGATATCCGACGACCTCTGTTGGCTTGGAAAAAGTATTGTAGTTAGAATGGTTGTCGGTTTATCAAATAAATATAATAATGAAAGAAAGCATTTTCATAAAGAATATGGCTATGAAAGCAACTTTGGCACTTTATATACAATAAGAAGATCTTTTAATTATTATATTTCTATTGACCATCTTCATAATAAGGAAAGTGTTATAATATCAATAAAGGATATTCTATTATTAAGGATGAAGATAAATGAAGCGTTCAGATGGTTTAGTGATGGAACGTTTGCTATTAAAAAAGATAATCTTATAATTACAGACAGAAAGAAATGCATAATAGATGGGTTGACATGTAAAAAAGAAATGATGCTCGAACCCATTATAATTGAAGACGAGCAGAAAGTTCAGTCACAAGGTATAAGAATGACATTAGTAAATACTGAGACATATAGTGATATTCATATTAATGCATTTGCTGGATTTGTTTATCTGATGAACCAAATAGATATGTATGCGGCTGCGCAAAATTTAATTAATTACGTTGGTCGCCCAGAATTTGGAACAAATCTATATACTTTTGAAAATCCTAATTATGGTTTAAACCAACCGCAACCTGAAAACAATATTAAAATTAGAGAACTACCAAAGAAAGATTCTAATAAGTCATTTTTTGATAGATTAGACGATATGTAGAAGGGAGGTAATTCTATGGACAACGGTTATATAGTTGCTAAACTACAAGAATACTTTATTAGATATAATCATAATCATGAAACAGTATCACCAATTGGAAATTTACAGGTGAAATCGCATATAACACAGGAAGGAATCAATGTGGATATAATATCTGTTGGAAATGATAGCGCATTTGCTGTATTTGTATATGGTGATGAGGATTATGGATGTGCTACAATTAAAGCCAATGGCCATCCAATACATACAGATTTTGTACAATTTGTACAAAAACCAGATTTCATCACCGATTCCACATTAGGATTATATAATTATATTTCTACCATTATTACTACAATGAAAGAGAGGGATTAAAAATGAATTTAACACAAGACAAAATAGCTATTGTAAATAATATAACTGATAGAAAATCAGAAGTAATAGCTAAACAATTAGAAGCCACATACGGAATGACTTTCAAGGTATTAGAAAATGATAAGTTTCAATACGTTCATTCACTTAAGGGTGAAAGAAATTCTGGTATTTTGAAATCCGATTATCCGCAAAACTATATAAATGCAGTTGTGATGGAATCTATGAAAATGGAATGTGATGGAGTAGTTATTAATACTAAGGATACCGGCATTCTTGATGAAATAACTAAAAGAACCCAAACTCCAATTGCAATGTTTACAGAGCGTCATTCTATGTTTGGAGCATAAGGAGGGTACAAGATTATGAAGAAAATACTTATAAACAAATCTTGTTATGCATCTACTAAATTGAGAGATATGATCATTGATATATTTAAAGCAAACTCCGCTGAAATTATAAATATAACAATAGTACCAAGTAGTTTGTACAAAGAGACGGATAGTGAAGATTATATAGATGCCATTCGAGCAGCGATGTCAAAAGAAAGAGATGATATTATTATAGTAGATGGTATTGATGAAAATGACATTACAACAAGTTTTCCAGATTTCTCTAGAAATAATATTATGAAGTTTGAGAATAACGAACTGTTAATACAGTTTAAAGTGTCAAACAGTGAATTCATCAATGATCCAAAAATAAATGAATTAGCAGAAAATTTAAAATCTCAAATGCATTTTAGTTTGTGAAATCATATCATTACGCTTAAAACAAATGTGGAGTAGGGAAATCCCTACTCCACCTCATTTATTTTTTGTCTTATACTGTAAATATCATAGGTTGGTTCTTATTAGCAGCAGAAACATATCCTTCTTTTATTTGTTGTATAACTTCATCTCGTTTTCCGGCTTCTGCCTCTAAGTCTTGAAGTTTAAGATCTATAGTGGTATATACAGTTTGAAGCTGATCGTAATACTTTAAGAATCGGTATAAGAAGGTTGCTACATCTGCTTGTGCCAATGCTTCGAACGTTTCCATTTGCGTTGGAGATATTGTAGTTAGATTCTTGTTATGCTCTAAGAATATCCCTATATGGAATTTTCTCATATTCAATCCCAAATCACGACTAGTGGTACTTACTAGCCTTATACGATTTGGAGGATCAAATTCTGGGTATATTCCATTGTTAAACAGAGACATGTGATCTGCTCTCATTTGCAATAGAGCCACGTCGTCCATTCCATAGTTCATTCCTAAAAAATCATAAATACCATATCCAGAATTTTGCTGAATAGACAAAGAATCCACAGCAAAATCTTCCCAGCTTAAATCTCTAATGCCTAAAACTTTAGCGTCCCCAAGATAATCCTCATCTATATAGTACCACCCATCAACTCTATCATCTGGTCCAAATTCATAATTAAATAAGTATGGGAAATATCTAGAGAATGTAACAAGTGTATCATTTTCTATTACATTAGCCCATTTATTTTTTTTCACTTCATCTGGTAAATTCAAGGGTTTAGTGCCTAGTCTTATCTCAAGTTTGTCTAATAACTTAGACATATTATTTGCATATCCTGCCATATAATATCACCTCTATTTGATAAGTTTAAGGGCATCATTCATTATCTCATCATGAATATAACTTTCAAGATTTGCTACAAAGATACCTCCAACTTTATCTGTGAGCTTAACTTGTGTTCCTCCGTTAATAAGTTCGATATTATCATAAAGAAGATCATAAGATTCTTTAATAGTCTTAAAGTTTGCTGACTCTTCTTTTATGTAATTTAATACCGAAGTATTAGTAATCGGAATTATCATACCTGCGTCGTTCTCTTGTACGACTAATTGATTTCCGTTTCCATCTACTATAGAACCAGCAGCAGACTCAGAAACGATTCCAGTACCATATGCTCTCGGGTGAGACGGATAAATAACTCTATCCCATGTAATTACTTTAATACCTTTAACTTCTGCTCCTCTAGAGGTATTCTGTATAGTACCTAATGCTCTTAACGACCATGATGGAATAAACCCGTCTCTGAGATCTTTATCAAACTCATCTCCAAATGCATTGTTTGTACCACGATACCAGGCCTTAATAAAGTTTCCATCCGTCCAAAGCTTAAGGAAAATAGCAGTAGCCATAGCTGGATCTATTGTTTGTTGTCTGATAAGCTCTTTAGACAGCGGATGACCGTTTTCTGCACGAAGATTTCCAGTGGTTAAAAGTTCCAAGGTTCTAGGAGCAGATACTTGCGGGAATAAATCCCTAGAATCATAGTATCTTCCATTACGATTTTTCTCATTTGCTTCTTGAAGATTTCCTTCTCCTATTAGCTTTCCGCTACTATCTCTTTTTACTATTTTAGCAGGTTCTGGATTTATGATAGTCTGCGTTTCTATAATAACGTATCCGATATTTGAGTTCGGCTGAATCATTTTATTTATCCTCCTTTATACGGTAATCATATTACTATTGATGTTCAATTTGGCCAATTTTGATAGGTTTAACAATATATTAATCATTAAATCTTTATATTAGGAGGGCTGAGTATGAAATCAGTAATACCATTTAGAAAGGTATTGTCCAGGAAATTTGATGTTGGAAATGTGTATGGGAACGGTGGATATGTATTAAATTATGGCGCTCTAACAGCAAACCCAACTCATACTAATGTAAAACTATTTGTTGAATTCGGAGTAAGCGATTCTCCTGATATTAAGTTTAATCAGACTTTAGATTTAGTTAATCTTCTTAAAGAAGAAGACAGGGATGGACTTACTGATACCATTTTAAATTTAATGGATGGGATAGTAAATTTAGAGAATGCTATAGAAAAAATATCATCTTCAAAATTTGATAGTGATTCTAAAAATGAATTAATTGAGAGATGCAATGTTTTAGAAGCATGTGATCGTGTTTTAAGAAACAGAGCAAAGATACAAAAAAGATTTAATTTTGACAAAGTCATAAGAGAAAATAAATATGGAGACTTAAAGCATACTGTAAATGAATTATGCGCATTAATAGATACTTATGATATTTCTAGTAAGGCTAAACTGAATATTGCTATAGAAAATATAAATTATTCTTTCTTAGCATCTGGAAATGAACAAAATGTAAATGAGGTTACGGATTATATTGTCGGCTATTTTTTGTCTAGAAGTCCTATAATTACTGATAAAGATGCCAATGGGTATATTGATGTATTAGAAAACAACCTATTTATTGATAAAGATTCTATTCCAGCATATCATACTATGATATATAATAGAGATAATGAATTTGGTTGTACATTTGTAAATGCTATAAATAATATAGCAGTACAATGTGAAAGTGCGGAGATGACAAGTTTAATTGAATCTATGCCTCGTATAACTACAGAAAAGACGGCATCTGGTTTTATGGATAGATTTAAGAAATTATGCCAAGAAGAAACTATTCCTGATTCTGATATAATGAATGGAATAAAGGCATTCTGCACTCTTCCACTTATAGGTTCAATAAATAGTGAATTTATTTGCTATCAATTGGATAAACAAATAGATTTGGAAATAAAGGATAGAATTAAAGATTACGAAGGAGATATTACTGTATCTACGGTAATCAAAAATAATGATTTAGTTACCATGTCAGAATTTGTTTCATCCATAACAGAGGCAAAGGCATTAAAAGATGACGAAGATGAAGAACAGATAGATCTTCTTGAGGCTTTATTGGATAACGATAATTTCAAGAAAGATATAGAGTCTTTTAAAACTAGCCAGAAGAAAACTCCATCTGCTTTTAAGGCATTAATCAATAAAGCGCTGACAAAATCGCCAGAGGCTTTATTAGATGAAGCTCCAGATTTATTAGCTCTTGGTAGAGGCATGATATATATTTGTATAGCAGCTTTACTACCATATGGTCCAGTTATTGCTGGTATATCCATGCTAATTATGAAATTAATAGGAATGAAGTTAAATATCAATAAGGCCAAGCAATTAATGAGACATCTTAAGAAAGAAAAAGAAGCTGCTGTAAAGAAAAAGGATAAGCTTAAAAGTGATAAAGAGAAAAAAGCCACAGAGGAATATATCGCTTGCCTTGATAAAGGTATCAAGAAATTAGCTGATTATATCCTTGACATAGATGATGAAGACGACGAAGCATCAGATGCATCTATTGGTAGCCTTTCAAAAGATGATGATGAATTTGATTTTGGCGATGATAATGATGATTTCGACTTTGGAGATTTTAGCTTTGAAGAAGCAGTATCATTTACCGGAAGATTATTGGAAGCAGTAATAGATATAGAAGAAACCTCTTCAGTATTTATACCTAATATTCCATCGTATCTTGTAGGGGAATCTTTGACAGAATGCAGTGGGCTGTTTTCTAATTGCCCAAAGGAACTAAGAGACCAATTTTATTCTACTATAGATTTACAATTAAAGCAGAGCAAAGACTCTATAACAAATACGATATGCACAATCTTATTGGACTCTAAAGACAGAGATATATTAGAAGCAAATACATATGCTAAAGTCTTTTTGCAAAGAGATGCTATGAAAGAAGCAATACGTGTTGTGAACGAAGCATTTGACCTTAATACTCTTAAGCTTGCATTTGTGAATTTTAAGAATAAAGCTAAACAGCTTAAATCTAAAGAGCAAGCGGTATGGAGAAATATTGATATTGCCGCATCGGGTTTGAGTAAAGGATTTCAGAGAGCTTTAACCTCAGACAGAAGAGAAGCAATTATTAAAGGTTCAATTATACCTTCATTTTCAAAAATAATCAAATCAGCATTAGCAGTTGGGGCCGTTGGTGCATTTACTGGACCTGTAGGAGCCGCTATAACTGCATTAGGCGGATTTGCTGTATCTAAGTCTTTAAATCATAAAGAAAGAATGCTTATTTATGATGAAATAGATACAGAGCTTCAAGTAGTAGAGAAACAACTACAGCTTGCCGAAAGCGAAGGAGATATGAATCAATATAGATTCCTGCTTAATTATCAAAAGAAATTGCAGAGAGAAAAGCAGCGTATCAAATATGGTATTAAGATGCAAGGAAGAGATTTACCAGAAATTAAAGGTGGTGACAAATAATGAGTGTTTTTATAGCGGCTGCAGAAACCAGAGATTCGTTTAAAAAGAAAATGTTAGATGAATTAGCCGGAGGGGATATTGAAACTGCTAAAGACCTATATGGCATATCTGTTAAAGAAGAAGTGGACCCCACTTTGAGATTTTTTACAGATGAATTGTTTGATGAGATGATCCATGAGTTTGATGTAAACGGAGAAAATAGGGACTCCGACGATAACGAAGAATTAGACGCCGAAGAAGGAAATCCTGATGGGGAAGCAGAGGAAAATGAAGGAGAACAACCGGAGTCTCAAACTGAATCCGAAGAAAATACTGAAGAACCTGATAACGATGAAGACTTCGAGCTTCCAGAAGACGAAGAAGAACAAGAAGATGACAACACTCCGTCAGATGAAGACGGAGCTAATGGTGTTAACGCGCCAGAAGAGGAAGAAAATGATGAAGACTTCAATATGGATGGAGAAAACGAAGAGGGAGAAGATACACCAGATGATGATACTTCTGAAGCAGACACTGACGCCGATGACTCATCAGATGATTCGTCTAAGTTAAAAGATTTGGAAACCGTGGCTTTTGCCGAATTAAATGAAGCAGAAAAGGAAGCTAAGATTAAGGAGTTAAAGGGGATATATATAAATATCTACGATAAATGCAAAACATTATCAGACAAGACAAATGATATTAAAAAGGATGACTCAACGATTCAAATCATAGAGTATATAAATAATTCCCTTACTGATCTTAGGCAATATATTTTAGATTATATCGAGACAATATTTGATTCCAAAACATACCCGGAAAATATTGCTCAAGTACAAAAATACATTGCTGTACTTACTTCTATAAAAACCATTTTTGCAGAGTTAAAAAAGGATTTTGTTGAATAAACTCCTCAGATGCCTATATCGGAAGATAACAATATAGTAAATATTTAATGTTAAAATTAAATATAAAACCAAAATTATTTAGAAATAAATTTAAAAGGAGGATATAAAACAATGGCTATTGCTGGTGAAAGAAAAAGTAAGCATTTGGCTGAGGGCTACGAAACTCATTCAATGTATCCATATGCTGCAGCTGTTTGTGAAACAATGACAAATATTCGTCATGAAAATCATGTAGACGTTTTTAAAGATGCTCGTGATATGATCTTAAGCGACGGAGCTAATGCTACGATGAGGAACTTCTTTGTAGAGAACTCTTGCGACCCGGCTGGAATGACAGCGGCTCAACTTGAAGATCACAGAATTACAATGGAAAATCAGTATGAAAATGATGTTGAGGCTATCCGCGAGAACGTTGGTACTGCTGAGATGAATCCGGTAGTCGGTATGACTTTCCCGATGCATAAGAATATCTTAATGAATATGGTATTTGATAAGGGTTCTATTCAGAAAGTAGTTGCAATTAGTCCATCTATTCCGTTGACGATGGAGACCCGTATCTTAGTAGACACAGAAGGTAATGAAATTGATATGTTCTTAGAGCAGAACAAGATGACTGCTGCTATTGACAAGACATCCGGGGAAAGAGATTTTGAAATCGATCTTCCGCTGAAAGACGACGTAGAGCTTGTTCATACATACCTTGGTGGCCTTGCTGGAGCAGATGAACTTTCCAGAGGTACTTATGTATCTGCAGTTCTGGTTAAGGATGTATACTATGAAGTAGGAGATATTCTTCCGGATCCGGATACCGGATATGTAGAAAGAAACGGAGAGAGAGCAACAACGGCTGGTACCCATGATACATGGTACAAGGTTCAGCTTCCGTTCACACCTGGTTATCAGGGATTTGAAAGATCTCTTATGCAGCCTATTAAGATTGCACATAAGACTCTTGACGGTACAGACGTAAAAGTTACGGAGTTTAAGGATATGCTTTCCGGTTCTATGGAGAAATCCAGAATCAACCTTATGTCTCTGAATGGAAACGTTACGAAAGTAAGGATTCATTCTAAGCTGGATACATCTAATCATCGTCAAACGACATGTTCTGTTAAGTGGAAACAGAAAACAGATCTTATCGAGATCGATGAAGCTATTCCGATCAATACAACCATCTCTCCGATGGAAGTAAAGGATATTAGTGCCCTGTACAATATCAATCAGCTTACGAAGATTATGGAGCTGATCAAGACGGTGCTGGCGAATTACAAGGATGATAAGATTCTCGAATTCCTTGATAATTCCTTCGACAGATTGGACGCGAGGTCCTCTAATTACACTAACTTCGATTTCGCGCCGAGAGTAGGATATAGTGGAGATCACATCCAGCATCGTAAGGATACGTTCATGGAGCATCTTGATCGCCATGTTACGATTCTGTCTCAGGCTCTGAATGATCCGAGTATGACAGTAACAATTTTCGGAAATCCGGATATTGTCAGCAGGCTTACTCCGAATGAATACACATATCAGTCTCCGGCTTCAATCGGCCCGATGGAGCTTGATTATCAGAAGACTGTTGTAAATTCTACAATGAAGAGAGTTTACAACTTCATTAGTTCTGATAAGATGCGTAACCGCGATGAGCTTATTGTTATCATGACTCCGACTGGTAATTCTAATCGTATTACCTACAGAATATATGATTATCAGATGTACATCGCTAATGAAATCAGAAATTCCAATAATCCGGCACTTCCGGCTATTACGGCATTCGAGCGTTGGAAACCCGTAGAGTATCAGCCGGTACAGGGAAGAATTAATATTCTGAATCCGTCTGGAATCACAGAAGATTACAATGCATTCCCGGTACGTGTATTAGATTAATAACCGATCTTTGCAGCTTGGGGAGGTGCCTTATGGTACCTCCCTTATATTTTTCTTTATCATAGGCTGAAACATTTATAATAATACACATATAGGAGGTTAGCAATGGATACAGATAGAATTATTATAGAAAATGGAGAAATGAAATATGACTTTGGTTACTTGTTAAAGGGTTTATCTAGCATATATGATAGAGATGCAGCCATAAGATCCAAAGCTAGAGAAACTATTATAGATGAATTAAATAAGTTTTTTACGGATATCAGATGTTCAGATGTAAAAATATCTGACAATACCGATAATGACTTCTTTGGCGTTCAAATTATACCATATTTTAGAGACTCATCTGCTATGGCTTCACAAATGATGAATCCTGACATGTTTAATATCAAGAGTTCAGAAATTAAATTTGACCACTATGCATTAGATATAGATAGTAAAGTATTTGATGAAGTGTATGAATTCTCTCCGTTAGTTCTCGCCGCATTGATTATACATGATATAAATGCAATTAATAATCCGCAAGTTGTAAAAGACTTTGTTGCTGCTATTGACTATGTATCCGTAAAGTCAGGAGTTTTACTTAGACAAAATGATATACAACTTGATCAATACCTGATGCAATTTGTAATGACAGAGTATGTAAGAAAAGTAACATCTTCATTTGAATTATGTAACGAAAATTTAGTGCTTGCTGATGATTTCATTAGAAATTACGGTCTCACAGAAGCCTATGACCGTGGAATAGAGTGTGTCAAAAAAGCTAAAAACAATTTAAAGGATCAGATATGTTGTCCTACACTTATCATTAACTGGTATTTATCAGTATACAGATATTCGGGAAATCTGTTTGACCAAAAGACAGAAATTTCGGATGTTATTGAAGATTCTATTAGGCTCTGTGGTTCTAAATTACTGAGAAAGCTTATGGTAGCTATAGTTGACTATAATAATACTTCATATGATAGAAATATTAGAGATTATAGAACAGCATTAACTGAATCTTCTAAAAAGAAGTCTTCATTGTTTACCCAAATTAAAAAGTCTGGAATGAAATCTATAGAAGACGATGTATATGAATATCGTATAAGAATAAAGAATATTCAAACGGAATATGAAGCATTAAATCTTATGCGTGAGCTTAATGGAAGAATGGTTATAATAACGGATTATTTGGATAATGAAGAGGAGTTATCAGAGCATGAAAAAGAAAGACTTTATAAATTGTATGATAAATATGATAATCTCAGAGAAGAACTTTCTAAGCAGCCTATATATAATAGAAAGATGTATGGATTATTTGTAGATTACAATGCTTTAAAGCAGATGTCAGATGCTAATATGACTACCATGAACACTTATTATTAAAACATATTTATAATAGCTGCTGGTTAATCGGGGTCGGATGCAAAAAGGTTGGCTGGTGGCTATTAAATGGCATTTTTGGTGCCTCCTGGGTGGAATTATAGAGGGCCGAAGCGACCGGCCCTCTGTATTTTACCTACTTCGTATTTTGTTTTTGCATGATAGTTCTCTAACAAAAGGTTCCGGTAGCACAACTAGGTGCTACCGGGATCTTTTTCACTTTTATCTTTCGTGGTTTCGGCTGAGTCAATAGCATCTGGAAGTCGAGCATTTTCTTTCTCTGCCATTGACGCGACATCCTTAATTATTGGATCTGCACTCTTAGCGAATATCTTTAATAGACTAGTCATAAACTTTCCATTTAATGCGAATTTGATAATGACATAAGCCCACATTCCTAACAATATGCATACCACTGCGTATATACTAAATGGAATATTTATTTTTAAATAATCCGCAGCCGCGCACATTAAAAATGTCGAGAATATCGTGGAAGCCACGATTTTCGGGATGTTCAATGCACTATTTTTCTTTGATGAGGTCATGGTTTCTCTTATCAGTGATCCCAATAAACACATCAAGAATGTAACCGCAAATCTATTGTATAAGAATTCCAATAGTATATCGAGAGTTATATTGTCCATTATACCATCGATACCTCCTTATACATGTATTTAGCAAATTATGATTTAGCACAATTTGGGTTATCATCTTTAGTTATTGTATCGCTGTCGTCTGTATCGACGCTTTCATTTTCATGCTCGACTATCATATTGTATAGGCTACAAAAATAGAAAATGAGTCCACACACTGCGATTACTAATGCGACTCCAAATAGGTATAGTATTCTAATAGTCTCAGAATATTCATCTCGTATTACTTCTATGATCTCATCATCATCTGTTAGATAAGAAGCATTATTTATGATTTGATCATAAAGATTGAATTCCTGAACTATTATTATTTTATTATTATCTTGCTTTACTCCATGAATTATATCTTCTTGTCCAAATATATCTCCATTACTGGTTATATAGTATGGAATATACACTTGATAGTTTCTAAGCCCATCTAAGCCTTCATTGAGATAAACCTTTTTAACTTCATCATATGTAAATTCCTTTATCATTATATGAGAATCCTGCCCATTAATGAGATTATACGGTTCAAATGCAATAATTCCATTAGTACGATTTAATAACTTATCGACGCTAACTTGTGCTAATGAACTGTTAAATGAATTCTCTATCTCATGTTCCCAAGATCTGTTAGTAATATGAGTATTACTGTTTTGGGATATAGTTTCGGCTCTTCGGTAATTAAAATCTTCCAAAACACCATTTGATGTCATAGCAAGCATACTATTTTTGGAATTATTAACACCTTTGAAATCCTTACCTTTTATATTATTATTAATTATTTCATGAAGAACTGGATTGTGAATATCATTACTCATGTCTTCTTGAATGTCTTTGAGCTGCTCTTTTGGCAATGACAATAAATCTCTTTTGACATCTTCGCCTGTTTGATCCACCTCTTCTTTAGCTTCGTCCATAAGAATATCAAGATAAGTATATATAGAATTATACATACTATTCTTTAAATATCTTATGTTGTTATCTGAAGACTTTTTGAGATCATTTATAACGTTCGTATAAAGGATAACAGACGAAGAGAAGGCAACAATAATAAATATCATTAGTCTTATTAGAACTAATGACTTCTTATTTTTTTTATTCACACCGATTAATCCTCCTTTCTTTTATTATTTTTGATACGTGTGAACAACCATTATAGGTTATATTAATGTTCTGCTACGCCAGTAGATAAAGTAATATACATCTAACTTATAAATAACTTTGTAGAAAGGAGGAGCACCAATATGACGGGAGATGTTATGCAGCAGCTCTTAAACGAAGTGATACGTAATGTGGATATGGTTGTTTTGATCTGTCTCTTGGCTTTAGGGTTTTGTATAAAACACTTTAAGTTCTTAGCAAAGGTACAGAACGATCTCATTCCGCCGTTTTTGCTTTTCGTTGCTATTGTAATTGAGTTCATCCAGCATGGATTCTCTATTACTAGTATTGTGATTGCCATAGTCACTACTGCTATAGCCATCGGTCTACATACCCAGGGGAAGAATATATTTACGGTTACCATAATTCCTAAAATTATTGAATTGCTAAAGGGAATTAGTAGTGGCATTGAAGATTCTCTTCTCGGGGAGGACGATGAATACGAATGCGACGTAGGTGAAGAAGAAGCAGGAGAAGATAGCGATTAGATCATTATAAAGCTGCATAATCCCGGAGGAGAAATCCTCCGGGATTTTTATTGTGAAGGGAGTAATTATAATGAATAGATACGGAGAGATAAAAAGAGAAGAGAAGGGAACGAATATGTCTATTTGGAACGTGTTAAAGATTCAAAGAGAAAATGAATATAAAGAATACATCAACAATCACATTCGCAATGTGCACGTAGCATGGGACAAATTAAAAGAAACCCCGGGATTCAAAGAGCTACTAATAGATGAATTGCATTTGACCGAGCATGAATATGAAAATATGATTCTTATTTTAGACCATGACATTGATCAACACGATAGATCAAAATGGGATAGGGAAGAATTTGATGCATATAGAAAAGAATATTATTCCATTACACCAGAAGAAAAAGAAGGCAATAAAAATGATATAGAAAGAGCATGGAGACATCACTATACTCACAATCATCATCATTGGAATTGGTATCATGAAAATGGTTGTGAAAGCAAAATGCCTATGAAAAATGTAATTCATATGGTTGTAGATTGGGAAGCGATGAGCTATAATCCGAATAATAGCAGCACAAAGGAATGGTATAATAAGAACAAGAAAGATATATACCTAGGGGAAAAACAAAGAAATTTTGCTGAAAAGCTAATGGGTTTAATGAATAACAAATAAGAAGCCGGTTGTGGGTTTCTCCACAACCGGAAACTTTTTTATACTCTATTGCTGTCATTAATGTAACCTAAAATATACTCTTCTCCTCTTTTCAAGTCCTCTGCAGATTTTACAACCATATACCTCCCATTATACTTTTTAGCACTATAAATATAATAATCTCCAGTGATTGATCTAAATGGAACAGTATCATCTGGGTTCTTATATAGATTAACTGCATTTAATTTTATCCTGCTACCAGTTTTTGGAACTATAGCAGGAATATGCTCCTCTAAGTCCATTTTAGCCTTGACCTCTTCTGTTAAGGCATTTACATAAATCGGCTTTCCTCTAGAATTAAACACTGAATATCCAAGCCACTCGTCACATACCTTCTTAGCCTCATCCAAGTCAAAAGTAGCTATTTTCTCCGTCTTGTCTTTAAATGACTTCCTTACACGGTATAGATCCATAAACGGCGTACTATCTATTTCTATTATCGTTCTTTTTCCACTGTACATATCTTTCAAAACTTTTTTATCAATCTCGTCTAATTGATATGCTTTGATTATTTCTATAAGAGTATTAATCTTATCTCCCAGTCTTAAAGATTTTACCACCGAAGTATAATCATAGTTCCCCAATACCCCTTTATAACCATTAGCTATAATCCCCATGTCTACAAAACAATCGAAACACTCTTCTATAGATTTGAAAATAAAGAGTTTATCAGTTTTCATACTTCTTAAATCTAGTGGATTATTGTACAAAATCTCCCTCTTGCTATCTGATATTATAACCGATTCTGCTATAAGAATTGATGCTAATATTCTTCTATTTTGCATTGTTTCTATAGCTGCTGGCTTTACCAAATCTATTATTTCTAATCTATCCATAAAGCAAATCTCCTTTCCTTAATTATTTTAGTGTTCTTGAGTTATATTAAAATAGTAATAAGATTATATATTATATACATGAAAGTGGAATAAAATAATTCCTAGAACTTATCATTAAATCACTAAGGAGGTAATTAGAAATGGCATTAGGTAATGCAGACAACAATTCAAGAAACAATAATGGGCCGGTAGTATTTTCATCTTATAACGCCGGAAACAGTACAGGAATGGATCCATCATCGATAAATTATACATTTATCAATCGTATGCTTAAAATTGCAATCGCACCTCTTAAACAGGATAACGGCAGCGAAATAGCATATGACCATAAGAATGAAGCGTCTATATGGATCACACATACAAAGGCCAGGACTCTACTTAAGGAAATAAGAAGAGTTCAGAGTGGCGAAATCAAGAATGGAGGAGTTAACTCTGGAAAAGATGGACTTATTCGATTCTGCAATGGAGAAGAATTCGGTATCGATGGTCCGTGCCTTGTAATCAATAAGCTCAATGAAAATGGAGAGGTGCTGTCTACGTATATGTATCAATTCAAGAAAAAGCACCATTATGGTATTGAAAACTTCAGCCAGGAAGATTCTAAACATAAGAAAGTGTATTATGATGATACAGAAGTAGAACAGCTTTGTGATCTTCTTGAGGAATACTATAAAGCTATGAGCGGCGGGCCGGCTTATGCGATTATGGATGCTCAGTCATTTACTCAGACCCGTCAAGAAACTAAACTTGATCTGGTTATGAGTAAACTTGGAATCGAATACAGGCAGGGGACTACATCTCGATCATCTTCGCAGCAGTCATTCTTCAATAATAATTCTTCCGAGCAGGGAAGAAGTATGAGGTCATCGGCAATAGAAGACCTCGAATAGATGATATCAATCATAGGGGTGCAGGTTTATCTTGCACTCCTTAAAATTTTTTGGAGGAAAAATGGAAAAAATATATATACCTTCTAATATGCTCTTAGATTTAGACCATGGATTATGCCGTATGTTAACCATAGCTTCTAATCAAGCAGTAGACGTGAATAGAATAAATTCCATTCTTAACAAAAGACAAAACCCATGCCCAATTGAGGAATTTATTATACAGTATCCAATAGTAAAATTAAATGGTTTAACCTCAGATTCATATCCGTGGCTAATGAATAACCATGGGGATATGATTATTAGCCTGTCACCATTTCATGGACCAATACTTAATATAGTCTCCACTGCTATTATAAGTGGACTATCTGGAGAAGTTCAATTTGTAATTGGATACGATAAAGACAAAGAAAATGATGTCTTAGAAAACTTAACCAGAGACTCAAAAATTCTATCATCGTCTAAGATAATTATTCCTAGAGAACACAATAAAAGTATAAATCTTAATGAGTTTGATACTATATTCGTTAAAGTTTTAGATGAAAATGTTTTAAGAAGATTTTCAGATGAAAACATAACCATGAAAAAAATATATGTAGCAGACTATGATTTTAACGTCATACAAGATGACAATGGAAAGAGAGTAATACCATTAGAATATATGATGGAATTTGAAAAATTAGGCTGCGTAGTATATACGATATCAATGTATTAAGGAGGAAAACAAAATGGATATGAGATATACTAATATTGTTTCAAAAAATAAATTAAGAGAGGTGCAATTAGATACACTTCAGGTACTTGCCGATGCTGTTTCTCAAACTGCGGGTCCTTATGGTTCTAATACCCAGATACTTAAGCAGGGGTACGCTAATACGTATACTAAGGATGGACACGATGTAATATCAGATATTCAGTTTTATCGACCTATTGAAGCGGGTATTCAGAAAGAGATGAAGGAGATCACCAGATACATTGTAAAGTCCGTAGGAGACGGAACCACTTCGGCAGTTATCCTGGCTTACAATATATTTAAAGGACTGTGTGATATTGAAAAAGAAAATCACGCTAGACCGTATCTGCTTATACGCCTGTTTCAAAAGGTTGTTAATAGCATGATTGAAAAGATTAAAACTAATACAAGAGAATGTACTATTGATGACATCTATGATATATGCATGACTTCTACAAATGGGAATGAAGATGTTTCCAATGCGATTACTCAGATCTATCAAAAGTTCGGAAGAGGAGTTTTCATTGACGTAGCAGCATCTATGGATGAACATCATCGTCTAAAAGAGTACGATGGTTTAACTCTTGGTAAAGGGTTTGCTTCTCCGGCGTTTATCAACACCCCGGATGGTAAATGCAAGATTCATAAACCGCGCATCTATTCATTCAAAGATAATATTGATGATGAAAATATGGTAGAGCTTTTCAAGGCAATCATATACTATAACATTCAGCAGCCAATGATGAATGGAGATTATGATTCCTATGTTCCTACAGTTATTCTGGTGCCAAGTGTTACACGAGACATTCAGCAATGGCTCAAGGATATTGAGTTGATGATGTACAGTGCTGATGAGAATAAAATTCCAAAGCCGCCGCTTTGTATTGTGGCTCAATCAAACACTGTACAATTTCAATTAGATGATATTGTTACATTATGCGGTATTCCAGAAATCGGAAAGTATATTAATCCAGATATATATAAGAGAGATGTAGAGGAAGGAAAAGCTGCCACCATAGAAAATGTATATAAATTCTGTGGAACCGCAGAAGAATTTGTTTCCGATATCTCTAATTCAAGCTTTATCAGGCCAGGGAAAATGTTTGAAACCGACGAAAACGGAAAGGAAGTTTATTCTTCTGTATATAAGGGATTGATTAATTTCTGTAAAAAGGAATTAAAGAATGCTCAGGATAACATGGAAGATGCTAATGTTACTGGTAACCTTAAGAGGAGACTTAATTCTCTTCAAGTTAACTTCGTAGAGTATTTTATCGGAGGAGTAACAGTAACAGATAGAGATTCATTAAGAGCTTCCGTCGAAGATGCCGTTCTCAACTGTAGATCCGCAATGAAAGATGGCGTAGGTTACGGTGCTAATGTCGAAGGATTACGATCCATTATTGAAGTGAAAAAGTTTGATGAGAAAGAACATCGGTTAGAAAGAAATATAGAGAATATTATCTATGAAGCATATAAGGAAACGATAACAAATCTTTATAAAACCTGTGTAGATGAGGACGAGGCACATGATTATTGCGGGACAACACAAGACAAATATATGCCTCTTAACCTTGCAACTATGAGGTATGATGGAAAAGTGTTAACTTCCGCGATGACAGATATAGCTATTCTTGAAGCTATAAGTAAAGTTATAACTATCATGGTTACAGCAAATCAGTGTCTACTCCCATCGGCAAATCAAAATGTCTATAGAGACGAAGACGGTAACTAAATTAAAGTATAGGGATGCCAGATTCTTGACATCCCATTATTTTTTAAGGAGGAATAAAAATGCCAAATTGGTGCTGTGGAAAGATTAGATTTTATGGCGCAAAACAAAATGTACAGCGATTGTATGATGATATTCAATCGGCATTACAATATGATCGTAATAAAAGAATTTGGAATACTGTCAATATGTGGTATTTCCTTGAAAAGACCGGATTTTCGCCTAGTGCCTATCTTAGTACTGAAAATGAGCGCAACGCTAAACTTATTAAAGATAAAAACAAAGACATCACAGATGAAGATTTAAATTTCGCAACCTATTTAAGGCAGACAAATTTAAGAGCATATTTTATTGATTGCGATGTCATTTACGATGAATATGGCATGATGGGAATTGAAGTTCAACTGGAGTCTGCTTGGGACCTTGACCCTGCACTGTTACTTTTAATATCTAAGAAATATGAAGCCATATATGAATATGTTTCTTTTGAGCCGGGGTGCGGGTTCGCATCAAAGGGAGCTTATGGTTTTCTCCCACTTCCAGAAGAACAATTTATTCTTAGCGGTTATACAGAATGGAAAGAAGGAAATAACTATGAATACAAGTCGGTCGAACAGCGTTTTAATAACAGAGCAGATGTAGAAAATGCAGAAAAACAGTTTAGACAAGCCAACTCGGATAATGAAGAACTATGGACAAGTATAATACCAATAGGACCAGATCAAATACCTTGTATACTTGGAATGTATTATGAAGACATTAATTGCATACCAGGGATGGTTTATGATATAGAAATAAAATAAAGGAGATGTTACTATGATAGCACCAGAATTTACTTGTGATGTGAGTTTTCAAGGACCCGAAGATAATATACAAAAATTGTTAGACGACATTCAAAATTCTATTGAAGTTGGAGATAGTATTATCAATATAAACAACGATCCAAATTTAGAATTCTTGTTAAAGAGGGCTGGGATTGATTTTGTATCATATTACTCCACAGAAAAAGATAATCTGTGGAATAAATACAAAAGTATGGGGCATAACTATGACGATTTCTCAGTAGTGTTTAATGAGGATTTGAAAACCAACTTTAATGCTAATTTTGAAGATATAATGTGCTGCTACAATATTGGTCAAGGGAAAGCTAATTTAGATGTAAATATGAGTTTTTGTAAAAATGTAGATCCTAATGTATTGTTTCTGATATCCCAAGCTTATGGGTTGGATTCGTATCAATACGCTGGGTTTGAAGGTGTGAGGGGTATAGGAAGTAAAGGTTCATTTAATAATGAAGTACCTGATTTGGCATATGCTGTTATAGAAGCTATTAAACCCAACGGAGATACTTGTTTTTCTGGAATGTATACTGAAGAGGAATATAAGGCGTTGAGAACAAGATTTGATTATTTTAAATTTAATTACACTCAAATTTCGTTACAAGAAAATACGGTTCATCCTTTAATACTTGGTATGTATTATGATGATTTTGAAGAGGAATGACTTCTAAAAACATTTATGTAAAGTTCTAAACTAATAAAACGAAAGGAAAAAAGAAAAATGGCAAGTGTAATAGCTAAGTTATATAAGGTTAGAGTTGTTCCTAAAGATCTTAAATCTATTCCGGCTATTCTTCCGTATAATCAGTTTATAGAAGGAGAACCGAAAGATGTAGAACTTACAAAAATGGAGATCATGCGTTGCATGAATTTCGGTGATGTATTTATGATGGAAGGAGAAAAAGCAGAAGAACTTCCTATCAATACAGAGACCTTTAAAGAATTAGAATTTTACGAAGAAGCTGCAGAGGGAGATCGAGATACCGACGTGTCTGGTAGTGGTTCTGAAGTTCCTGGAACAGAAACAGAATTGGAAACTGAACCAGCAGTAGAACCAGCTAGTCATAGCGAGTATACCTACACCCCGGCGTATGATCATCCAGTTTCAAACCCAGACCCGGAAGAAACTCCTGAAGCAGAAAATGACGAGGAAGTTGCAAAATAATACAGCATGGGCACTAGGAGTAATTCCTAGTGCCTAAATTTATTTTTTCTCATCTATTTTACATTGAAATAAGAGGAGGTATAATCTTATGGAAATGACATTTGATCAATACATACAGAACCCAATGGGAATAGCTAATGCTGTTATAAGTAATAGAGCAATGTATAGAGATTTATATTATGCCAAATTTAATAATATAATGGTTAGAGAAATGGGGCATATGGGGCATACGTTATATAAAGGAAAAAATAAGTTTTACATTCATTTTAAAGTACCATCCGAAGTTATCGAAAAATTCTATTACGACGTAGTAATAGAGTTTACCCCTCCAAAAGATAAAAAATTAACAGATAATACTTTAGAAAATTATACTGTTAGATTTTATTCTAATGACCCATCGTTTGTGTATACATTTGCTCATGCTTTTATCAAAAATGATATGTTTATTAAAGAGCTTAAGCCAGTAATGAGTCCAGAAGCCATTAAGAAAGTAGCAGAAGAAAAAAACCCTAGTAATCAAGTAGGATATGTAAAGAGTCTATATTTTGCTTATATTATGACTAAAAAGCTTGGCCTTTTTAATAAATTAAAATGGGGTATGACTAGGGATATAGATTTCAAAAGAATGATGAAAGAGATAACCCCGGCTGATACTAAAATAGAGCAAAGACAAGAAGCTCAGAAAAAGAAATCTGCTGATAAAAAAGCAGCAGATGCATATCTTAAAAAAGTAGCTAAAGATGCTGCCGCTAAAGAAACTCCATTTATGGTGAAAAAATCTAAACGAATGGGAAATATCAATACAACTAGTAAAACACGCATTACTGGTAAAACTAAGAAAGTTAAAAGGATTTGATTCTTAAAATATTATGGTCTAATAGTGTGCTAAGGAAAGGGTTGTTCAAAATGATTGATAAATTAATAAATGGTAATATGAATAATTTAAGTGATAAAGCTAAAACTGCGCTTTCCATAATTTTATGGGTTGTTATAATTTCCGCACTTGGTTTTTTAATTATAACAACAGACGATAAAGAAATGAAAGAGAGAACTCAACGAATATCCACCCAAGAGTTTATGGAATCATTAGCGAATGGTTTACAAGCTAGATGGGATATAGAAGAATTTTCAGAAGCTCATGATATATCTGTCACTTATACAGAATCGTCTCGGATGGAAATGAAATTTATAGATAAATACTGCGGAGTAACATTTGAAGATGATGAGTTAAAGGATCTTTTTATGCATTATTACAGTGCGTTAAACATGGAATATAATGCGCATGAACATACAGAAAGCTATGACGATTACATTACCGCATATAATATAGGATATGGCCCAGCTAAAAAATATCTAATATACTTTTCAGATTACTATGATTTAAGGGATTATATCAATACACCATATTTAGAAGAATATGATAAAAGGATAGAACAATATAGAACAGAGCAATAGTTAATTTTACTGCTCTTTTTATTTTTTCTTTTGATAATATATTATACTTTTGACATTAATACAAAGGAGGATAATTTTATGTTTATATCACCAATTATGATGAGAGCGCCAACTGATTATTATGTGCAACAGAATGATTTGATAAGAGGAATGATATATTCTGATGAGGTCAAGACGTATTGTGAAGGCAGAGAGTTAGGAAAGCAGGTATTGGGTAGGGCATCAGAGAATAGCTCTTCAATGAAAGCTATATTAGAATCTGACTCGTTTACAGAAGAGACATTTCTAAAGCTTATGTATGCCGATGCTATAAGTAGTATTACTAAGAGTGATACTATGGGCGAGGTATTATTAATCCCCCGGGAATATCTTAATGCAGATCTAGACTATGATCTGAAAAAATTCGCAGATATTTCTAGAGGATTACTCGATGAAATAGTAGATTCGTTGAAAAAAGATAAAGTTATTAAGAAATAAGGAGGAAACCAATGATATTTGAAGGCGAATTCACACACGGCTCGAATGATAAAAAAGAAATTATTATAGAAGAACTATTTATACGTCTCAACAATGGTTCTGTCATAAGATGCGAATACGATACCGGAGAATGGATATTCTTTCCTCGTAAAACTACATTCCGTTTAAAAGGAGTATACTTTGACAATGAGTATGCCAATAATAAATGGGAAAAAATCGCCGATTCTATAAAGGAAATATTTATAGAATATGGAACTTATTTGGGAAGCTTAGATTCTTTAGTTGAAAGTTTACGGCTAGTAAAATTACGAGTTACGGATGGTTCTAACCTATATATTATAGGCGAGGATAAATTACAAAGAAAAAATCATGTACTTTAAAGGAGGAAACAAAATGTTAGGAATTTTTAAGAGAAACACTCAGGAAGCAAAACATGATGATGCGTGTAGTCTGGTAAGAGGAATGATATATGCATCAGAAAAGGATAGTTATAACTATGGCTATGAACTTGGTATGGGAACCGGAAACGCTATCAGTGAAATGTATGAAGGCATGACAAAGAATTCTGAATTCTCAAATACGAGTTCAACAGAAACTCTTTGCCATTTGTGTTCCATATCGACCTCTAGTCGTTTACTGTATGGAACAAGTCAAATGTCGGGACCAAATCTCATTATACCGAGGAGTTCTATCGATCCTAAACTGGCAAAAGAATTGGAGAAGGTCAGCATTACCGACGGATTAATAGATGGCATTGCTGATTTCATTGACCACTATGATGCAAAAATCGATAAACGGAAAGAAGTAAACTATTTTGAGCTGCGTGAAGCATTAATAGATTGTGGTGTTACCGAACCAGATAAGGCAATAGATGCAATGATAAAGTCCGGCAATATATTTGAGGTAATAGATAAATGCACATTCTAAAAATACAAAAATACCCTTCCTGAAACATCGTAATAAGCTGCATAAGTATATAGAAAGGAGAATTTAAATGACTTGAAAGTATCGCTAGAGAAAAATCAATAAAAGGAAGGATAAGAAAACATGATACGAGGAATGTACTATGGAGACATAAGTAAACCTCCACGTGTAGATGAATGGGTACCAACCAAAGATGACATCATTTTTAGAAGTTGCAAAGGATTCATGCTACTACCAGTAGCAGAATATTATAATTTAGATGATACTAATCTGAATGCCTTTTCGCTTTCTATGAAACGATGTTATAACGGTAATATCATGCGTGAACACATGCCGAGATATTTAAATTACTTCATAAAATATTACGATACAGATAAAGAATTACTATTAGCTTATTATAAACTTAAATTTGTATTGGACTATTATGGAGATTCGTATGGCGTTGACGCATTCATCATGGATCTTAAAAGGTATGTATTAACTCCGTCATTAATAACAAAAGCAGCTGTGATGAACGAAGATAACTATCTTTTAGATCTTGATGACAGAAATTACCGTAACGACAAAAACCCAGCGCTACAATACGAGGACAGACACGCTAAACTTTTAATGTGGATGAGTCTATTGATGAATATGGTAATACCATTATCGACTCATTTTGCATTTATAAGTAATGTAGAAGACGTTGACCAATTTCTTCTTAAAGTGTTTGAGTCCATAATGGAGTTAACAAATGTCGATATTGAAGCAAAACTATATGAGACTTCTAATTCTAATATTGTAAGAAATAGAAAATCTCATCAGGTATTATGGGATATACAGGATATTCGTTCTAAGAATACCACTACAGTATCTATGGATGGATTGATTAATATCATTCTTAATATAATGCCGAAATATACATATGATAAAAATATCATATCGTTAGATTTCAGCAGCATCAAGAATACAATTCATTTCCAAGTGCTAGGTATCAAATACGAATATACCTATGTTCCCCTAAGTAACAGCAAAAGAGACGAGGATGGAATGCGTGTCCCTCATACTAGTAATAGTGTGATGAAAACCCTTTTTAGCTCGATAAGAGCATTGCTGGAAAAGGCTAAGAGCTCAGTCGCTACAGCATAATCTGAAAATGATAAGTGCGATAGTCATCGAAAGATAGAAAAAAGTACTGAGATGATATATGGTGAAATAAAAGCTGTGTAAGAATTCGGAAACTTACATGGTCCTAAGTATCGTTAACAATGTTTACCCAGCAGCGAAGACTTAATATAATATATTGAGTAACGTTCAACGACTATTTTACGTAGCACCAAGAGGCATGGTTGGTAATCGTCGCCGTAATCCCATTTAATGCGAAAAAGAGGGTATCCTGATATCATTATCAGGTAGTGATATAGTCTCGGCATATAGGTAACACCTATAGAAGTTCATAAGAGAACTGCATCGATGTAGCGAATCGGTGTGAAGAATCCGCAAAATTCAGAGTTCGATTCAGCCAGGGTCGCCTAGTATAGGAATATACTATGGAAACACTTTTCAAATTTAGGATTAGTCTGGGACGGGCTTACCTTATCTGACTAAACGGGTAGGTTCAATCAGCAGCAAGTTTATCAATTTATAGCCCTTTTATAAGGGGGTGAAAACATGGTAATGCCAAGCCAAGAGCAAGCTATATATCCAGAAATATGGATAAGACTATATTTGTATATTTATGGATTGCAACAGCATTATATAATCAGTAACTATGGAAGAATTTTTAATGAGAAAACAGCAACCTTTTTACCAAAGAATCAAAGTATAGATTATGACTATACTACTATTAGATTGACATTTATTGATGGTCATGCCGAATGTTTCCTGTTACACAGGTTAATTGCATACGTGTTTGTTCCGAATTCTACCGGAGATTACACCTTGGAAGTAAACCATAAAGACGGGATTAAGGGCCACTCGTGGGCATGGAATTTAGAATGGATAGATACAAGAGGGAATATGATTCATACAATAAATCATAATCTAGTAGCATTAGGAGAAAGCAGAAGCAACTCAAAGCTTACAAATTCTCAAGTAATTAGAATATGCGAACTCATTGAGAGTGGGAAAACGAATGCCGAAATTATAAATGCTATCGGAACTGATTTACGTAAAGGAGATTTGCAAAATATAAGAAATGGACATTGCTGGAGCCATATATCCAAAAATTATGATTTCAGTAATGCTGCAACCAAATCGAAATTTACAGCAGAACAAATCCATACTATATGTAAATATTTTCAGAATCATGGAACTAAGAAATCATATAGAGAAGTATTAGTTCATTTAGGTATAGATGTAACAAAGTTATCTTCAAATGAAATGGATAATTATAATGCGGCAATTGGATTGATAAGAGATAAGAAATCATATAAAAATATTTGTAATCTGTATGATTATGATAATGCTATAAATTGATTTACTGTTCAACGACTATCGAAAGCTATAAATCTATTAAATTAGGTTGAAAATAAGGTACTTTAGTTGTGTTAAAGTAGACGAAGCGAGTAGAGTAGAGCCAAGCGGTATGGTAGGAGTAACTCACCGTAATACCATTTAAATCGAAAAGTCAAGCATCCCAATATCTTAACAGATAATGGATGGTGATATAGTCTCCACTTATGGGTAACACCCATAGAAGTTCATAAGAGAACTGCATCGATGTAGCGAATCGGTGTGAAGACTGGCGTTATGAAAGTTTCATCGTAAAGCAAAACGAATCACTTTACCTGCAGAATAAGTGTAATCGTGAGCAAACGATGAGAGAAATTGAAATTCGCTATGGGCCGTTTGACCCAAAAGAGATAGAGTATTATATAGAACGTCTCGAAGAAAATGGCGGGGATTCAATAGTAAATAGCTTTCAAAAGAAATTGATCTTTAATCTCTTCTTTAAGTATTTTGGAGACCCAATCTCCATAAAAGATATTAATAAGATAGACTATGTAAAATTAATGTTGGCAGCCTCGCGCGAGCTGCTAACTAATGGTATGGTTATATTACCATATATTATAAGTAGCAACATAACAAAGTTTCAGCAGAGAAAATCTCTTAACAAGAAAGAATCATTGAAGTTGGAAAGCTGTCCTTTATATAATCATGTCAAGAACAAATACAAATCAGACAAGGTTGATAAAGAAATACTACAAATGATTGCTACAATTATATCTTCCGAATTTCAAATCATAGCATATAATAATCCAGAGTTAGATAGAAAGATAATATCTAATGTCCCGGATTCAATATGTGAAGAGATTTGTATGTTCGTGTCACTTATTTAAATCATCTAGGGGGGGGGGGTAACTCCTTCCCTCCTTATTTTTTACATTGGAGGAAAGTATGGATTACTTTAAGTTATTTGCTATTGCATTTAGTTGCGCATCTTTTATGCTTTCTATGTATGCGTATTTAAGATTTCGCAGTATTGAAAAGGGGATATGCAATAAATCATCAGAGAGAAAAAGAAAAAAGAAAAGTAAGAATAAGAAAAATCGAGAAATCACTTTAATAGCTGCAGTAGATAAATATTGGGGTATAAGCCGGGATGGAAAAATACCATGGTATTTACCAGAAGATCTAAAACACTTTAGAGAAATCACTGAAAACGGTATTGTTATAATGGGAAGAAAGACATTTGAAACAATAGGGCAGCCTTTAAAAAACAGAGTAAATATTATTATCTCGGGTAAATATGGTTCTGATAAAAATTCAGTAGATTTTAATTATGAAGATTTTAATGTTAACTGGCTATATGGAGAAGAATACGAAACCTATGTAGTAGCTTCTATCAAAGGAGCAATGGAAATAACTAAATTTTACAAAGGTAAACCTATATTCATCATAGGCGGAAAAACTATATATAATCAATTCTTGCCATATTGTAGTAAGGCTATAATTACTAAACTAGAAGAAGATTTTAAATGTGATAATTTTATGCCAAATTTAGACTCACGAACGTTTGATTGGGAATTAGAAGACGAAGAAAGTTTTCGCTCCGTATCTAATCCTCAACAGCATAGATTCTTATATTTATACTACAAAAATAATGAACAGGAGGAAAATAAATAATGAATATAATTAAGAGCATATTTAAAATATGTCTATACTGTACCTTATTGGTTATCATTACAGCATTTGTAATTCCATCTATCGATAACCTTATCCCAATTATTAAAGAAGCATATACATCTGATATAAAATTCTCTCATGTAATTTTAGCAGCATGGTGCTTAGCATTAATAATTATTACTATCGTCTTAGTACTTTATTTTAGTTTTTTAATTTTATTAAGTATTATAGATATAGTAATTTGCAATGATGATGTATTAAATATTGTAAAATCTTGGAAATCTTCTTTTAATAAAGGTGATACTGGTCCTGTGGGGCCGATGGGACCTAGAGGGAAATCCATATATGAAATTTGGTTAGAATTCGATGGGAATGAAGGCAAGACCGAAGAAGAGTTTATGGACGATATGGCTAAAAGAATGGCAAATTTCAAAAATAATGAACAGGAGGAAAATAAATAATGAGTTATGCTGATAAAATTTTTAAGGATACTTGCTATGACATATTATATGGGTGCGGCACAGATACGCAAGGGGAAAAAGTAAGACCGCATTGGGAAGATGGAACCCCGGCGTATACTGTTAAGAAATTTGGAGTTGTAAATGAATACAATTTACAGACTGAGTTCCCAGCATTAACAATAAGAAGAGTTCCGCTAAAGAGTTGCGTAGATGAATTGTTATGGATTTGGCAAAAAAAATCAAACAATGTAAAAGATCTCAAAAGCCACATATGGGATTCGTGGGCAGATGAAAGCGGTTCGATAGGTAAAGCATATGGATATCAATTAGGAGTAAAGCATAATTACAAAGAAGGCGAAATGGATCAAGTAGATCGGGTGTTATACGATTTAAAACATAATCCATATAGTCGAAGAATCATGACCAATATCTATAATCATCATGATTTAAATGAGATGAATTTATATCCGTGTGCATATTCTATGACATTTAATATAACTAAGGATAACGATGATGGGAAGCTGGTGCTTAATGGAATTCTTAATCAAAGGTCCCAAGATATGATAGTTGCTAACGGATGGAATGTTTGTCAATATGCGGTATTAATTCATATGCTTGCTCAGGTTAGTAATATGAAACCCGGAAAGTTTATACATGTAATCGCTGATGCCCACATATATGATAGGCATGTTCCAATTGCAGAGGAATTACTTAAACGAGAAGAGTATCCTGCTCCGAGGTTTTGGTTAAATCCAGAGATTAAAAATTTCTATGATTTCACTACAGATGATGTGCTGCTTTCTGGGTATCAGCATTGTGAGCAGATTACGGATATTCCAGTAGCAGTATAGAAAGGATTTACAATATGTATAGTGAACCTATTATCACCAGAGAAGATAGCAAGACAACCTATAAAATCAAAAATCGTATTAGAACGGTATCCAAGATTGAACGATACGATTTTGAAATGAAAAATTTCGATTACTCATTATTAGCAAATGCTAAAACTAGAATACTGCATAGAAGAAAGGGGCTGATGAGCTCACTTGTCAATGCAGCATATGAAGATGTAATTGAAAATACCAAAAACAAAGGAGTTTACTTACTTGTACTAATGTGGGAATACAAAAATATAGTATTATATGAATCATTAGGATTTGAATTCATAAAATATTGTAGTGTAAGTGGTAATCCATATGTACTTCTTGCTAAAGGTTACATAGATAAGTCTCAGCTGTGTGCAGTGAATTTTAAATAGAGAGGTAAATACAATATGAGTAAATGTGTTTTAATCATGGGAAAGACTTGCTCTGGTAAAGATTATACCATGAATAGAATATTAAAGGACTATGGAGATAAATTTCATAAGGCACTTCAACATACTACCAGGCCCATGCGTGATGGAGAAGAGAATTTAAAAGATTATATTTTTCATTCTCATTTCCCATTAGAAGAAAATGTTGTTCCTTATTCTTTCGATGACGATATGCCCTTTCAATATCTTAGGGTTAGGGATAAAAATTATGAAAGAAGAACTTTTAGAACTAATCACGGAGATTGGGATTATTGGACAGATTTTTCTGAGTTTGATAAAGATAAGACTAATATAATAATAGGAGATTATCATATGTGTAACGCATATTATGAGCAGTTCTCTGATTTTAAAATATTATATAATATCTCATCAGATTCAGACAGATTGCAAAGGTATTTATGTAGAACTGATAATACCATGCATCAATATGATGAAATTTGTCGTAGAAATAGAAGGGATGATTTTGACCATAAACATTTCTTTAATGTAAATCTGAAACCAGATTTAACTCCAATTTGTATTTTGGTTGGGGATATCGACCCGACTGAGTACGTACCAAGCCTGTTAGCAGAAAAGTCTATTATGTCTCATGTGTTTTATCATGATAAGAATGGAAAACTTCAAAAATTTCATTTTTATAAAAATCATGTTGAATATAATCATGAGGATAATATCCTCATGATTGGGGACAAGATTATAGACTTCTATACCTTAGAAGTAAGAGAAAACACTAAACTATTATAAACTAAAATGGGGGTGGCGAGTCCACCCCCGTTATTTTTTATTTGGGAGGCTTTAATTATGAGTACCGCATCATTATTATTTAGTATTATATCTGGGATATTATATGCTATTCTAATAATAAATAAATTCGACTGGATGAATGAGCAACTGTTTTATGTTATGGGTACAGTGTTACTTATATGCTTGGTAGGATTGATAGCATCAGTCAAAAATAATATAAGTTGTGTAAGTTCAGCTATAACTATAATGGTGGGATTTTTAGTATTAGGATTATTAGGTTACACGGCTGGTAAAATTATAGTAAGTGTGGTTAAACAATATAGCAATCCAATAAAATTATTATGGATTATTTTAATTGGAGTATTATGCTTGATTGACATAATAATTATGATTCTAAAATATAATAGCACCACATAGTATAATAGTGAAAGGAGGAAATACTATATGGATTTCAATAATTTAATCAAAGGCATGATCCGAAGGCACATGCTAAGTGATATAATATTGTTTTCTGCAGTCTCCGGAATATTTCTGGGTCTAATGATAATACTAGTATACTCACTAAAATTAAAGGAGTTATATCCCATAAACATGTTGCTTTTTATAATAACGTTTTTATTGTTCATGATATTTATAGGGCTAACACGAAACTCGATTAATCAGTTTTTAATCTTTAAAACAAATGCCAAATCTTTAAGCACGAAGTTAATTATTGGCACTTCTTTGCTACTCGTATCCTTTATTCCGATTATAAAGATAAGTAGCGTTTTAACAGAAACTGGTAATGCATACTACTCGTTATTTTATATTCCAATTATATTATTTTGGATAGGCGATATATCATATATGATAAATAGATATATGAAATTTAAATAAAGGAGGCTTCAATAAATGGATTCAAATGATAAGTTTATAATTTGTTTAGGAATAGTTTCACTGGTTGGGATGGCAGGAATGTTTATTTCGTATTTTATGGGACGGGTATAAAAAATGGATCCAGATAGCTTTATTCACGTATTTGAGTCAAATGTAAAACCATTTGCTAATCCGGTTGCCGGGAGAACAGAAATAAATTGCCGGTGTTTTTATTGTTCTGATTCATCAAACCCGATTAAGGGGCATTTCTATATCAAGGTTCCTATACAAGAAAATGATATTCCATATTATTATTGCCAAAAGTGTCATGCTCAAGGAATAGTTACACAAAGTAAATTAATGGAATGGGGAATCTATGATGGTTCGTTTGGAGTTGAATTGCAGTCGTATATTAACAAGTCTATGAAGGATGCGAAAAATTCTAAATTCTTATCTTCATTTGTCCAAATATTTAATGTAAGAAACACCTCTATACGAGACGATAAGTTATCCTTATATAAACTTGCATATATTAATAAAAGACTAGGCACAAATCTTACTCTCAAAGATTGTATAGACAATAAAATAGTCTTAAATTTAGGAGACCTATTATCTGAAAATAGAGTAAAGGACCTGACAAGAGTTCCTAAAATAGTAGAGGCTCTCGATACCGCATTCGTAGGATTTTTATCATACGACAATGCATTTGTCACTTTGAGAAATTTAGAGTTGGAAAACTTTGATTTATATCAATCTATAAATAAGAGGTATATAAATTATAATATATTTGGAAAGTTTGACAATACACTAAGATTCTATGTTCCTCCAGTGAATATAGACTTATTGAATCCAGAACCGATTGATATTAGACTTGCGGAAGGAGCATTTGATATACTCTCTATCAAATATAATATGATTAAAAATAATGGTAGAAATATATATGCTTCTGTAGGTGGAAGCAATTATAAAAGTTGCCTATACACATTATTGTCTGTAATCAAATTTCCTAATTTAAGAACACATTTTTATATGGATACAGATCAATTAAACAAAGATAGGTATATTCAAGACCTAGCAAATATATTACGCGCTTATAATGTACCCATGTATATTCACTCAAACAGTTTTCCTGGAAAGAAAGACTTTGGAGTACCAATAGAATGTATCAGAGAATCTATAAGACAAATAATATAGGGGTAGGATTTATATCCTACCCCTTAATTTATTTTTTATGATCTATACTAATACTCCCCTTGCTACAAGCGCATCGATGATCTCATTCGTCTTAGCTATAACTGCAGTATTATCTGCATCTTCTGCTAATTTTTCAATAGTAGAAGCCGTTCCAGTTAAACCTTCTCCGGCATCGCCCTTCGGGCCTTGCTCTCCTGTTTCGCCTTGATCGCCCTTATCTCCCTTCGGACCTTGGATACCTTCAGAACCCGCTGGTCCTTGTGCTCCAGTTTCTCCTTTAAGCGAAGTTAAGAAGTCAGATACAGAACCAGTATTACCATTATTAATCCACAGGTCATATGCAGATTTACCATCCGTTCCCGCTTCACCTTGGTCTCCCTTCGGGCCCTGTGCTCCCGCTTGCCCAATAGGACCTTGTTCACCTTGAGGACCCACTTCACCAGTATCACCTTTCGGACCGGCCTCTCCGGTTTCTCCCTTGAGAGAAGCTAAGAACTCTGCGGTGGTACCAGAATTGCCTTCTTCTACCCAGAGATCATATGCAGATTTACCTTCCGGACCTTGTGCTCCGGTTTCGCCCTGGATACCTTGTTCGCCTTGATCGCCCTTATCTCCCTTCGGACCTTGGATACCTTCAGCTCCATCTTTACCCGCAGGACCAGTTTCACCAGTATCACCTTTCGGACCTGCTGGACCTTGGATACCTTGCTCGCCCTGAGGACCTACTTCTCCAGTATCTCCCTTAGGGCCGGCTGGACCTTGGATACCCTGTTCACCCTGAGGACCTACTTCTCCAGTATCACCCTTAGGACCTGCTGGACCCTGGGGTCCTACTTCACCAGTGTCTCCCTTAGGACCTTGGATACCCTGTTCACCCTGGATACCCTGCTCACCTTTATCACCTTTATCTCCCTTCGGTCCTTGAAGATGTCCAACATTGGAAAATTCAAGGGCTTCTTCGTCCCATACATATAGATCACCATTTACAAGATAGCCATCGCCTTCAACCCCTTCTTTAGGCAGCTCTTCTACAGAAGCCGCGGTTCCTCTAATGGTTACGGATGTACCGTCATCGCCTTTATCACCTTTATCACCTTTAGGCCCTTGAATACCTTGTTCACCCTGAGGACCTACTTCTCCAGTATCACCCTTAGGACCTGCTGGACCCTGAGGACCTACTTCTCCAGTATCTCCCTTAGGGCCGGCTGGACCTTGGATACCCTGTTCACCCTGAGGACCTACTTCTCCAGTATCACCCTTAGGACCTGCCGGACCTTGGATACCCTGTTCACCCTGCTCGCCTTGTTCTCCCTTAGGTCCTTGGGCGCCAGTTTCACCTTGAGCTCCAGTAGGACCTTGAGGACCCACTTCTCCTTGGTCACCTTTGTCACCTTTAGGGCCCTGAATACCTTGTTCACCCTGCGGGCCTACAATTCCTTGAGGACCCACTTCACCTTGATCACCTTTATCTCCCTTTGGCCCTTGGATACCTTGCTCGCCTTGTTCTCCCTTAGGTCCTTGGGTTCCTTGTGCACCTTTAATGCTGAACAACAGGGAACTAACAGTGACAGAATCTTCAGTTGTAGAGATTATTTGCCGTACCGTGCCGTCCGGAGCAAGAATATGATCATATGCTTTGATATTGTATGGCGACCTGATATCAGTAAGCTTAATGGTATCATTATCAGATACTTCTACCATAGATACATATATAGCATATCCAGTATCACCCTTATCGCCTTTCGGACCAGGGTCACCAATCATACCCTTTTCTCCCTGCTCGCCTTGTTCTCCCTGAGGGCCTACTTCACCGGCGGGCCCCTGAGCTCCTCTAGGAATAGTAAGGTTAAGCTTGCCGTTGACAATTTCAGCAGCAGCGGTATCGCCTTCTGTAACTTCTCCAATTTCAATTTCAGGGATTACGATTATATTACCGTCGGAATCTATTATTCCGCCTGACTTTGCAGCTTGAGCAATACCGTCTTCCATATGATCGAGCTTTTCCTTAGTAAGAAAGGCATCCGGCTGATCAGCATCCGGAAGATTAGGATCATAACTAGTCCATTTGTTTTTAATGTATTCGCTCATTAATTATATCCTCCTTATAATATTTTAGCAATATTGATATCGCTTACTTACATGTTTTGAGTAACCGCTATATGTCTGGATGCGTCCATTAACGAAGGAAAACATCAAGTTAATTAATAAGAAAGGAGAATAATTCTTATGGGAGGGAAATTCATCAATACAGAACACAAAGAGTCTATAGATACTCTAGTTACAGGAGTTAAAGATATATTAAAAAATCCGTATTATAGATGGAATGATAAATCTGGTACTCCGGTAACTTACTTTAATCAAAACACTGAAAAATCTACATTAGATACTTCTACTAAATTGTATTATCAAGACGTAGGTTTAGCAAGTCCTATATATTATAATATAATCAAAGACTTCATGCTTTATGGTATAGAACAAATAGCAATACAGATGGTAAATGATGAATTTGGACCAGAAGCATCTGAGATATCCGGAGAGGCTATTATACTTCCCAATACCATAACTCCTTATGTAGGAGACTATTTTAATATAGATTATACAGAAGAAAAGTTATTATTCAAGATAAACGATGTGTCTCCAGATACATTGGAAAACGGATCTAATATATATAAGGTTCAATATAAATTAGAGTCAGCCCGACTCGAAGAAATACTAGAAGAGCAGAATATAGCAAACCACTATCATATGGTGATAAATAATGTAGGGACAAAGTTGAATCCTATTATTAGAGATGAGCACTATAATATAATTAAAAGATTGGATCAGGTATTATTTAATCTAAGATTATATTATAAATCTACATTCTATAACTCAAGGGTACAGACGTTTATTTTTTGCCATAATGGATATAGATTTTATGATTCATATATGATAGAATTCTTGAAAGAGCACGATCTTCTCAATTCAGAAGACGCTGATAATGAATATGTATATATTAGTCACGCTTTAAATTTACCTGCTACATTTCCTATAAAGTATAATAAATCTTTTTTTGCCTGTTTGGAGAAAAAGGATAAGAACAATGTAAGAGCGTATGAGTATCGAGGGTTGTCTAAGTATATAGACCAACCCCTTACTATATTTAGCACTAGAAAAGAAGAATATTTTAGCATAGAACACGAAACACACTCATTCAATGTGAATGATGTAATTCCGTGTTTTAAGGATGAAATGATAACAGCAATTGAAAATGATACTATATTGGGAGGAGAAAATTCTTTATATAATATTATAGTCAAGTATTTTAATAATAAAGATTTAACACAAGAAGATATAGATGCATTAGAAATGATAGATTTTTATGATAGCGTATATTTATTTTATGCTATTCCATGTATTTTATATTGTATAGAAAATTACGTCATATCTCTAGTGAATACTGACGTGTAACATTTTATTAAGCTTATAAAAAGCTAATATTATGAAAGGGGAATATTTTTTAATGGCTGGTTATAAGAAACAGGAATGGACTGTTTACGATGAATCAATACCAGATATACAGCAGCCGAATTCTTTTATCACGAAAGCCAAATTAGACCATATTGAATTAGGTCTAGAAGCTGCCATTACTGATTTGCAAATCGGTGATATAAACGAAGGATTAGAGCCTAAAGTTGAGATAATCACCTCTAAAGAAGATTCAACTGTAAAGCTTTTAACTTTTACGTTTAGACACAATGCAAATTGGTTATTCTCCGAAAAGGAATTATTAAATAATTCTACAGCTCCCGTTGGATCTGTTCCTGGTGATATTTTTCTAGACGCAAAAGGAAATGTGTTTAAAGTAGTTCTTATTGATACTGGAGAATATAGGCTGAATTACATGATGAATATCACTGGTAAGACTGGTATGAGTGGACCTGCTGGTCCAGAAGGATTACCGGGTAAAGATGGTAAAGACGGAGAACCTGGTAGAAATGGGACTAGAATTATTTGGGGTAATGGAAACCTCGTGGAGGGAGATCTTGCTCCTGCTACTGCTGAAATTGATGATTTTGTCTTAGACAGCGAAGGTGACATATTTCAAGTAGAAGAGGATATGCTTCTTCATAAACGTCTTAATATTAGAGGCGCAGATGGAGAAGATGCTACCAATGATTTTACTCTCAAGATTGGAGAAGTTACAGTAGGAGACACTGCGTCTGCTGAGATTGTAAATGGGAATACTCTAAATCTTACTATTCCTAGAGGCGAAACTGGAGCCGCTGGGATTCCTGGAACTAATGGGGTAGATGGTAAAGATGGAGAAAAAGGTGAACCCGGAGAAGTCGGACCTTCTGGTAAAGATGGCATTGGTATAGAAAATATAACAGCTGATCTTGATTCCGATGGGAAAACTATAGTATTCACATTTCAATTATCTGATGGTAATGAGAAAACTGCTGCTGTAACTTTACCATGATTTTATAATGAAATGAGGTGAATAAAATGGCATCTAATTATGATAAGAATAAGTGGGAGTTGTTCGACCCTTTAAGGCCAAATGAAGAACAAGTCCATTCATTCATAACAAAGCGAAAGCTTGAACATATGGAAGAAGGCATAGAACTAGCCAATATTCCGTTTGAGGTGGGAAAGATCGAATCTGGAAGTCAAGCAAATGCTACTATTACAGAGGAAAATGGTAAACGATTGTTAAATATCGTATTCCCTCCTGCTGGAAAGGGAGAAGACGGATCACCGGGTCAGTCCGCTTATGATGTATGGCTTGCTTTAGGAAACAGTGGAACAGAACAAGAGTTCCTTGATTATCTTAAGGGGATCGATGGAGTGGATGGTAAAGACGGAGCACCCGGAAGAGATGGTGCGGATGGACCTAAGGGAGATTCTGCTTATCAGATTTGGTTATCAATGGGGAATATGGGTTCTGAAGAGGACTTCATTAATTCTATACGCGGTGCCAAAGGAGAAACCGGTAAAGGAATGTATGTATCAACAGTAGCTATTAACGATGGTAGCACTATTGCTAGATCAGACATTATCTCTGGAACTAGCGTTATTATTGGCGATACCTTAGTTGACCCATATGGAAACGTATATTCTGTTTCTTCATTTACTGGTACTACAGTAACGGTAGGACAAGTACTGTTCTCCATTAAAGGCGAAACCGGTCCACAAGGCCCAGCTGCTCCAGAAACAGACAAATCTAAATTTGTAAAATTTGGAGGGTAAAAATGAGCATTGGAAATATAAATACAAATAACCCCATGGGGGGGGCAAATTGAAATTATAGCTAAAGATTATAATTATGGTTTTAAAGCAGGAGATATCATAACTATTGAAAACGATAAATCTGTCTATGATTATAACATGATCATTTTTAAAATAAATAGTAATTTGTATCCATTTAGTGTGCCTAAAGCAGAAAATATTAATAGGTTCATAAGTGATTCTCTTACATATACTATTCCGATAGTAGATAGCACGCTTATAGGTGATCGAGTTGGTTATGTACCGTCTGCTATATTATTTGCAATCTCTACCAATGGAAAAAGTATAACTCTTAATGAAGACTCATTTAAAGCGTGTGTATACACTCCAAATGGAATGATGAATTTATACATGGGTACAATAGAAAAAATATATGGAATAAAATAAATAAAGCAAAGGAGAAACAAACCAATGGCAAAAAATGCAATTAATATTGGACGCGGCCCAAAATCAGCAATTGAAGCAGCTATTACTTCTAAAAAGTTGGGGCCATTAGACTTTGTCGTTACTAAAGAGGAGGACGGAACTGGTGGAGAACTTGTGCTTGTAGATGAAGATTCATCTCAAGTATTAGTAACACCGAGAACACAAAACGATATCCAAGTTACTGGAGAGATCGGTGCTGGATTAAAACAGGCAAAGACACTTCCGGCCGGCGCAACCCTTGATGATTTTGCGGCAGCATTGCTAGAAAACCCTGTTGGAACAAAGGTTACACTAACCCCTAACACAGATTCAGACTATAAAATATATGGCGATGGCCTTGACCGTTCTTACATAAAGACAGTTTATATAAAATCTAGTGGATCAACAGATCTTGGCGATGTAGATTTTCAAATAGACTCAAATGTAGATGAGATAGCGAATGGTACTGTTTGTCTTGATCACAGTGCTAATATTCGTAATTTTAATTCAGATACTAAAGAATGGGATCAGCATGGTATTACGCCAGGTAATACATATGTTCCTAACAGACTTGGTTTACATGTTATTTATGCTATATTCAGCAGCATTGACGGTGTAAAAAATTTAAAATCAAACAAATTATATATCGAGTTGAAGTTCCCAGAAGTATTTGATGATTATACAGCAGTTGAATCTTTAGCTGCATCACATCCAGATATGTATGCTGGGCAAACTGTTAAGGTTAAAAATGCTGACGGTACTATTAGTGTTTATACCCTTGAAGAATCTAGCGAAGAAGGAAAGAACTTCAAATTAGTTGCTATGGCTACTGCAAGTGGAGCAGATGGCGTGAAGACAATCACAGCTTCAGAAAAAGGTTCTAACCGTGTAGTTGTGCAGCGTACAGAAGGTAGTGAAACTAAATCTAGCGTGATTGCTATTCCTGGTGCTGTATATGATCCGGACTTTAATAATGAAACTGGGGCTCTTACGTTTAAGAAAGCTACAGACGCTGCGCATGAAGAAGGTACCGACGATGAGACAGTAACAATTGATCTCTCTTCTCTTAAGGATGATCATAATGCTGTAACTAGGGTGGCTTATCCAACCAAGACGGAAGGAGAAAACGCTATAACTGATACTAAAGGACTTGAAGTTGTTACTCATACCGCGGGGCAAACCCCGGATGTTAAACAGCTGATTCCTATTGGAACAGTAGAAGGAGTTACGCTGTCTGATACAGCAGAGGTTCCTACTTTAGTGACGCATAAGAATAAAGTTACCGAAGATGGAACCGGATTCGAGGAGTCTTCTGAGAGTATAGCACTTGCAGGGATAGCATTTGGTCCTACATTTGATCAGAATACCGGCACATTTACTGTAGATTTTACGAATAATGCTGGAGAGAAGCAAACAATTGAGCTGAAAATAAAAGAAATTACCAAGACGGTAATTCCGACCGGAGGCGTATCTAATCCGTCTTATGATGCTGAGACAAGAACTATTACTCTTCCGGTGCAGAAAGAAGACGGCACTGCAGAAAATCTTATAATTGCCCTTGGCAAAGATCTTGTTGTCAGTAGCGGTAGATATGATACAACTACACAGGAAATCGTTCTTGTTCTGAATAATGATTCTGAAGTAAAGATTCCTGCTGCAGCCCTTGTAGATGTATATACCGGAAAAGAGACAACCACTGCAAAGGTTACTGTAAGTCAGACCAATGAGATATCAGTAAATGTCAAGGTTGCTACAAGAGAGGGCGGAAACCTTCTTAAAGTAGATGCTACCGAGGGAGAAGGTGCTGGTGGTCTCTATGTAGATCCAGCAGATTTTGCTACAGATGAGAAGACCATAGAGTCTATTACTCAGATTGTAACTGAAAGAGTGGTAGGAGAAATGATGGGACCGGTTGATCCAGACCCGGAAAATCCCGATGCCCCGACAGAGCAGCCGGTCAAGGTTAAAGACTATGTAGACAATAGCATTAACGATGCTACTGGTTTGGAAGGCGTAACAAACGAGGATGGCTCTCAAATGAACGTTAAAGATTACGTAGATTCTCAAACCCTTACGGTAACAAGTAAATTTGTTAACTTTGGGGGGGGGGGTCAGTAACTAATCCTGACCCGTTGCCACCAGAGAATTGGTACGGCTAAAGTAAAACCATTTCATTTATAGAACTATAAAATAATAATGCTCAGTGGTTCGGTTCTGAGCCACTGAGTTTTAAATTTTTGAAAACGAGGTGAAAATCAAATGAGTACAACAAATAAGGAACTCATGATACCAATTATTGGAACTGTACCTAGCGCTAATATAGATAAAGTCCCAATAAATGAAGAGGATAAAGTCATTTACACTTCAGACACCGGAGAGCAGTTTGTAGATATCAATGGAGTAAGAACCAAGATAAGCGATGTTAAGGTATGCGTTTATACCGGAGTCGATGCATTTTTATCAGAGTTAACAGACAAAGATAACAAGAAGCTATTAGTTGCTTGTCATACATTAGTAGACGAAATCGAAACCGCTGAGCTTTTTATTTACGATCGACACGATGAATTGGATTTGGATGCTATATTTAATGTGCTCCAACTGATTCCTATAAAGAAAACTAATTATACCAGAGTCAATAAATCGGCATTTATCACTTCTCCAGAGTATAATACTTTTATTCCTGTTGTATTGGAACTGAACAATGAAAAAGCAGAGGTATTATTAGATTTATCTACTGATTCGGTCAGTTATATACTCAAAATTAATAATGATAAATGTATTTCAGATAAGGCTTTACCTGAAAACTTTCACATTTATAAATCCGATAGGAGAATGTTTTTATGCATCAAACAAACGAGTCAACCGTCCGGTATATCCGCTAAACTGATAAGTGAAACCGATAGCTGCACTTACTTTGTAGATAAGCATTGGTCAGAAACAAACGCCCCCGATTTGTCTACGTATACAGAAGTTACAGTAGAAGTAACTACAAATCTCCCCACCGTAGAAGATGTTGTAGGTCCTAAGGTATTAGCATGTGGAACTGCAATTATACAACCATTTTTCGATAGCGGTGCGTGGGACCCGTTAACTGTAGAGTTATGTACTATTCCTGTTAAATTTGCTGGTAGTAATACTGTCGAAATCTCTAACTATATTGGAAATCTGTGTATAACAGCCACCGCAAGAGCTTCATGTGGATATGGCGATAGACCAAAAGCTACTCCGAATTATATATCAAACGTTATCATACCGGTGATTATAACCAATAGTAATCCGGCAAACGACAGCGTAACTTTCTATGGAACAATAGATCTTCCAACAATAGATTCATTTACAGAAGAAGCATTAGATTTGGCTATTAGCATAAGTTATATGGTAGTAGAAAAAGAAAAGTTAGGTAGTAACAGTCTTGTTCAATGAAATAATATGCTCAAAACATGCATATAATGTATTCATGGAAAGGAGACCACTACAATGCAGTCATTAGACATTAAGCTTGTAAATAGTTTAAGAACAAATATCGAAGAATCTGTTGCAGATGATGATATCGGTAGTCACATTGATTATCTTGCAGAATTAGCAACGGATAAAGATATTTTGGAAGGTAATTATGAAACGGAAGGAGACGATAACAATGAATCTGAATAATAGTGAATTAAAGGCAATAAATTCCGATTTTGATGAAGTCGATATGACTATCAGAACAGATCAAAGATTCGATGAAGCTATAGCTGCTGCAGATGCTGGGGAGTATGATCTTGCAGATTCTTTAGTTAGAAAAATGGCAGAAAACGGAACCATTAATCTTACTGAGGATAGTGAAGCCATAGAGTACAACCCAGAAGATGACGATGCTATGTGTCCAGAGGATTGCATGGCTGAAGATATAAGAGAATTAGCATCCGAAAATGACTATGACGATGAGGACGGAGAGCTTATCGATTCGGTGATGGGAGACGATTATTATGAGTAAAGGAATGTTAACTGCCCCTGGGGGGGGGGGTAAGAAATAATTATATAGATACTATTCCTCCATTTGAGAGGAGGGATAAATCATGAGTATTGGAAATTTATCTATACCCTGTAAGTTACCTACTGTAAGCAGTGAATATGGTTTAAATGTAACTCTTTCCGGTAGTAATTTAGGAAATATGGAACAATCAAGCGCTTTTGTGCATCAAATACTCGTAGATAGCAAAAAAGCATTTTCAAAATACTTAGTATCTGTTAGTGTGAGCATATTAAATAGCTCCGATGCAAAGGTATCAACTTATGATGCTTCCGCTTCATGCATTCTTGATGGCATCAAAAGTGAATCAAAAGTTAAGATGGATCTATATCAATATAGTACTAAAATCGCATCATCCACTGTAAATTTTTTACTGGGTCAAGATTATTATAAAAGTAAGTATATATTAGGAATCGACTATTTTTCAGGAGAATTTGCATTGGATGCAACTCGCGATTTAAGTAGTGGAACATACAAATTCAAAGCGAAATTTGCAGCTGTTCCAATAAGCGATTAATGAAATCCAGGAGGAATATCAAAAATGATAGTAACAATAAAACCAAGAGGATGCTCCATTGTAGGAGTATTACCAAAAAATAAACCCATAAATGGTGAAATGACTCTTGATCTGAACGAAAGAGAAATAAACTATTGTATGGATAAAGCCGACGTTTTTGATGAAAATGGAGTTCTATTGACGTCTAAAGTCGTAGAAAAATACGATGGGGCATCGCACACCATAACCAAATCATCAACAACAAATAAGCTTAATCAACAGGTTGAATCTTTTGATCGAGAACCGATTGAACCGCCATATGAGCCATTACCGCGAGTTTCTAATATTGTTCTATGCATAAATCCAGTAGAATATACAGATCCAAGCGAATCTGGTAGAAATACTGTATTTATAGAATACGACCCTAAGAACGATGGTAATATCAACAGTTCGCTTTATGGAATCCTATCTGCTAAAGGCAGAGATGCAACTTTTCAGCTGTGTAACCCGAATACATTCGTGTTAGGGAAGAAATTCGGTTCCAAGTTTGCTGATTTTGTAGCAGATGGGAAAATGGAATGGGCAGTTGAGGTGATTCCAAGCAATTCATCGATTGAAAATGTAACTTTATCTGTACAAATAAAGCGTAAAGATACGAATAAAGTAGTTGCATCTGATGAATTGGTTATGCATATTAACAAAAAATAAAGACTCACCCAGTAAGGTTTTCATGCCTTACTGGGTATTCTTCTTTGTATTTCTCTTTATGAGGGAAGTTGATGGATTATCCATTTATAATGTAAAATGACTACTTAGTCGTCAATAACTAATGTCAATAATTCATCATCTTCCTGCATGTGGCATTGACCTCCTTTCCTCTTATATTCTCTCTATGAGATAATATTATTCTAATTCATAGTCATAATATATAATCAAGAAAATGCAAACTCACAAAAACGCCCCTACACCCAACTGGGTGTAGGAGAATCATTTTATTATGATATAACGTTTAATCTTGTTACTTGTAAAGTACAATGATTTTCAATATTGACATCGTTGATATCTGAAAATCTCGCTTTAAGATACAGCTTATCAGTAGGAGTTAACTCCATTTGAACCATACCGCTTAAAAACCCAAGAGGGTATTCCTTATTATCCGGATTAAGGTATATTGTGGTAGTGGTTTCCTCGATGCGGTCATCGTTTAGGAAAGCAGACATAACCATTTTTGCCGGGTTCCCAGCATGTATATCCATATTCACTTTTAGAGATACAATATAATTTCCGGCCTCTTTTACTTGAAGATAGCCATCTCTATTTATGTCCAATATACCAAATGAATTACCCACTTCAACATACTGAAACTCTTTGGGTTTTATAATTTCATCCACATTCACTTCAGTTGGGCTAAACAGATCATCGTATATTACAGTAAGAAATGCATAAGCAGGAATGCTTTTCTCTACATCTCTATCTAAGTCTTTTAGCTTATCTATTACTGTATTATTGATGTTTTTCCCGCGTGTTATAATAGCCCCAAGGCTCTCCAATAAATTATACATATTTACGTCATATACAATACTTTCTGTATCCAAGTAATATGACTCATAAGAGGTTTCTACAAACTTCCCAGGTATATTATTTGGAATACTATTGAATGCTATAGATTTTAACACTTTCACATCCATTGATTCATAGTTTTCAGATTCTACCCATATTCCTCCAACATTAACTACAGATCCGTTTTCTACTATAGTTTGCATACTAACTATAATATTCGGGTTGGTATCGTATTCAGATAGTGGTATACACTTACATCTAGTATCTGCTATTTTCAGTATACCCTCAGAAATGATACCTTCTACATTTACAATAGCAGAAGATATAGTTTGTTTATCTTTTCCATATGCAGTAAGAACAAAACATTCTTGGAAAGGATATCGAAGAGTATTGTCGTTGCTCATTCTAATCTCAACAAGTCTGGTATAAAGATATTTATCCTTATTTTCTATGAAATGATCAGGATATGATAATCCGGAAATATTATCTTTCCCTGTATTAAAGTACCATAACTCTCCTTTATCATCCGTATAATTAGCATTATGAATTGTTACTTCTTGTGCCATTTATGGAGTCACCCCCGTTCTTATATTCCCTTTAAGTTCCCATACATTTGAATTTGTCTTTTGATAGATATTTCCTTCTGCAATGTCTATAGATATGTCAAACTTACCTCCCATTGTTGGAGAAGGTAATCCATTAAAAAACATAACCGATGTGTTTGTTGGAACCCATATTCTATTGCCCATATATTTATAATAAGTATTAATATCAGTAACGAATGTGATTAGTCCCACATACGGCTGTTTAATGTAAGCAAGATCATCATAGTTATCTACGGTGAATCTGGAATCCACAGGGGATGTAGTAAGCACATCAAACCCAGTAAACACCTCAGACTGTTCTCCTTCAGAAGTTAAGTCATGCCAATCAAGGTCATATGCAAAAGTATAAGTTATATCACGAAGATATCTTACTTTAGCTTTTGTATCTATGGGTTTTCTAGCTACATATATCACATAACCTTCTTTATCCACATTATTATTTAATGTGTCTAATTTTACATAACTATTATGCCCGTAGAACTTAGTGATATCAACTCCATTTATGTCTTTAATACACATTAAAGAGTTCCATCTTAACGGAACCATAATAAACGGGCATAGTTGATCTTTATCTGCTACTATATCAAAAAATCCTTTCTGTTCCTGATTAATGGGAACCAGTCTCGTATCTACACGGTCTTTTAATTTAATAAGACCATTAAGATATGCATTTAGTTCTTCATTAGGTAAAGCTGGTTCTAATAATCCATCTTTTGCGTATCCTACATAAATCGGAAGGATGAATTCATAAGTAATCTTATAAGAAGTTACTACGTTCTTATTATCAGAAACCTCAAAATAATATATAAGGTCATTATTACATCCAGGAATTCTAAATGAAACCGTGGTTTCTTTTCCAGGTTGTAATGAAAGGATTTTATTTTCCATGATATCAGTTTTATTATTCTGAACACGAACAAAACTACATCTTGTAAGTTTTTCAGACCCAGCCTTTAATCTAAGTGTAAATGTATTTGCCTTGGTCATGGTTCCTTTTTGTTTGTACACTATTATATCTGTATTGTCTTCAGATACATACTCTCCGAAATCTGGATCTGCAGATGTATTAAGAATCTGATTAATCTCTGGAGGATAATATGGATAAAGTACATTATTTACAAACTCATATAAGTCCGTATCTACAGATTCGCCCTCTGCAAATCCTAATTTAGACTTAATAATGGGATTCTCATTAATAAACCTAACACAGTCAGCAGATGTTACTATATCCACATCAGAAACAACAGTTTCCTGACCAGTAGATGAATCAGTTTCTATAAACTGCACTCTATATGTGGGAAGCCCAGACGAACTAACCTTAAACTGCTCAGATGCCGCTACTCTTAATTCCATTTTTACTCACCTCCTTATACTCTCTTTAGCCCTAACTGTCTGCTTATACCAACAGAAATGGGTAGATTTATCTGAGATCTAATAGATACTTGGTCACATTCCTCTATGTAAAAGTTTCCAGGAACTCTCCTATTTACAGGAATGGATTCACCTTTCGGTATTACTAATACATTCCCGCCTTCATTGCTGAATAAAGTCCCAACTGAACCTGGTACTACATTAATAACCGCGGCCATATATCCAGCAATAGTATCTAATGTTACTCTTTTAGATTTTTCATTTTGTACTATGAGTAGATAATTTTTACCTTGAACTTTTCCTATCTCTTCAAGGTCATTTATATCCTTTACGTCTAATAAAGACTTTCCACTTAAATCATCAGCCATGACTCTAAACTCCTTTCTTGGGTTAATTAATATGATGTTTCACCTATAACGACAAAGAAAACCGTACAGCTTTATGCTGTACGGCTATTCTTAATCTAAATAGATTTTAAAAATAATAATGGAACTGTAATGGTAAAATTCTTAGCTTCTGCATTTCCTCTATTGGAGAAACTAGTTCTAATGCCAATAGTATTTTCATTAGGATGACTAATAAATATATTATATACATGTATTTGGTCATGATCGACCGTAGGGGGTAAATAGGACAGATAATAGTACCCAGCAGGAATGGTTATAGTGTTATCTGCAGTATTGATCATACCACCAGGCAAGCTGGGAACTATATTATGAGAAGAAATTATAATAGCAAAGTCTTGAAAACTGCTCTTGAATACCAATTCGTTTTTTGTCCACGTTCCATTTCTGATTGTATAAAATTGAGGGATTGAGAAATCATCATTTGGATGTGAAAAACACAACGCATACCCGTATAATTTGTTATGATATGAGAAACAAGTCCACACCACATCACTAGTACCAAAATGAGTGAGAATAACCCTATATCCTCCTGCTGCAGGGACATTCTCAAACGCTTCATTCCAATATTTCTGCAAAACTTCTATGTGTGAACTGCATTCTCTATCTATATATTTCTTCAATTTGAAATCGAAATTACTGGGGTTTAATGCTAATTGTAATTCAGTAATGTCTTCCTTATCAATATTCCATTCACTCCACGTTTGCCCCGAGTTTCCAGTAGATACAATCCCAACTTTTCCAGATAGATAACTGTATAAAACAATATCACCGATTTCATTTGTTCTTTTAAGTATCATTCCTGTAGCGTATTTCCATTCCGGTGCACCACTTGGTAATTCTTGATATGGAGTACTTTCGTTTGTACTAATTGGTGTGATGCCGAATTGTGCATTTGTGAATAATGTAGTTTTTGTCTCGTCTGGTCCAAATTGAACCATTTTAAGATTCTTTAATAAATCTTTTGATATATCTGAACTACTGATTTTTCCAGTATTATTTGTCTGTAAAATAGAATTCGGTTTCAAATCCGAATTTAGAATAGTATTTTCTAAAGTAGCATATAGTTTAGATAGTTTGCCAAGTGCAACACTCATAGAATCTCCAGATTCAACGTTTGCTAATTGAGTTGCTTGCTCGAATGTAATAGAATCTTTTATGTCAATATTTCCCAGATGCATATTTAATTCCTCCTTTATCTATTATTATACGCCTCCGGCGGTTAAATGCCCAAAACTATTTATTTTTATTTTGTATGAAGCACCTCTTGGCCATTCAAATCTTTCAGATAAAAATCGTATATCCGATTGTTGAACTCTAAATGATATATTGAATTTGTCTGCGTACGAATCAATAAATGGAATATTATCAACGGAATATTCATAAGTACCAATCTTTCTAAAAAGATTAATACCACTATAAATAGTTTTCCACGTTGGCTCTTCGTTGCCGCCATAATCAATATATTCAATATCAGAATCTATATATAACCCATAAAGCAACTGATCATTATCTAAAAGTAACTTCTTATATGTATTACCGGTTGATATAGATAAAGTTGCAACTTGGGTTGCGTTTATCTCAATTTCTTTACTAATAATTACTTCATGAAAGATAATTGGTTTGTTTTTATCTGGGGGAGGGGGTGATTATTCCTTTACTCATAATCTTGTACCTCTTTATACTATTTTTTATATCCTATTACTTTACATACTCTCCATGCACTAGTATCGTATTTAGTTATTGTAAACGTTCCATCGGATTTGAACAATACTCGCGAGACAGATAGCGCACCGCGCGCTAAAGTATCGTTTGACCCCACGATTGTTAACTCAACAGTAAATAAATCTATAGCACAATTGTCTGTTCCGTTGTTTAAAATTACAGAATCAATTCCGGAAGCTATACATTTGTTTGGTTTTTTAACGTTCAAGCCCGGAACACACTGAAGTTTATAACCGACAGTTGCGGTGCTGTTGTATAAATATAATACTATTGATTCAAAATTATTTATATTATCATTAAGTTTTATTTGACTAGTTAAGCCTAACCCATTATCAAAATCCGACTCAAATAAAACTACCCCCCCCCGTTCGATAATTCGGTAGACATATTTCCTAAATTGCTCATTTTATTTTCTCCTTTCTTTATATACCTCTTTTGGGTACACCATTTATTCCAATCCACGTAACAGCTCTTTTTGGCTCTCCGTCGATACTAATAAAGCACTGTCCTCGCTTCTGAACTTTGTTGACGCCTATATGTGCCGTTTTTGCTATTCCGGTTAATACAAGATCATGGCCATTGCTTGTATCATCCCAATCTTTCCATTCTCCATGTGTAGTAAGGCAAAAATCCATCGTTACCTTATTGGTATCAGTGTAGCATCTATATATACTGTCGAGCTCCGCTTGTGTTGGTCTCCATGTATAACTTACATTCTCTGCTGTTCTTTGTATATTGTCATAAGAGAATGTTGCACTTCTGCTTTCTTTACCAGTAACTGTTATTTTAAGCTTTAATGGATATGATGATTTACAAGTAAATGCAAGAGTTATTTCACATCCAAATGGTTGCATAGTTACAGGTTTAATACGTGATCTATCTAACGTAGTTCCAGATGCACTTACAGTAGACGATGTTAAATAATCTAAAGCAGCAGTAGATATACCATAAAATCTTATAGTATGCTCGGTATTTGGATTAAACCATTTTGCAGTAAAGGTTCCCAACTTCCCACTAACTCCAGAAATTTCTGTAAAGCTTCCGTCATCTATACTAAAGAATGCCTTTGCTAAATCTTTATTGGAATTCCATGTAAAAGTTATTTGTTCCAAATTGATAGAAGATACCCTCAACGCTACAACAGGAGGAGCATTTCTCGTTCTCACATTTATGGTCAAGATATTACTATTTCCAGCTTCATTTTGTCCCTGTATCTCCACTTTATAAGATGTACCTGCTGTTAACCCCGTAATGGTACAACTATACATCGTACTTATTTCTACCCAACGGCCACCATTAAGCCTATACCACATTCGGGTAGGCGGATCTCCACTGGACAATTTCCAACTTAAACTGATAGAATTAATAGATTTTGAAACTCCGGATTTAACTTGGTTATCGGATGGGTTGGTATAAGGATTACTATTAGCTATGCTTCCTAAAACTGGAGGCTGTATTAATGGAATATTATTAGTTGGGATTTCGAGCACCGGGTCGCTGGAATCTGGAATGAACCCAGTCACATAACCGTTATGAGATACATATTTAAGACTTCCTGTCACGCCCCCAATTGGAGGATCAACCGAAATATTGGTAAAGGTTATTTTACCAACCTTTCCAGTATGCATAGCCTGTGATTGTATCTTTTCGTTCCATGGCCCGTCTAAGTCATATATCCCTCCCCCAGGCTTGTAGTATCCTTCTACTGATATATTGAAAACTATGCTATGTGTTTGTTTAGTAATAGTACCATTAGCATTTTTTATTTCCTCTATATATGATACTGTCATCGGGATATTATCGGCATTCCACTGATACGGAGTACCTCCGGAACCAGCAGCTGCACTGGCATTTGATCTTGCATTAATTTTTAGTACATAATGTGTTCTGTCGCTACTTGGACTTACAGAAAGTTTAATTTCAAACCATACCCATGTTACTTTAGATCCGCAATGTGTACACCTACCATATAAATTTAGATAACGAACCTCTTCAGCCATCTAAATCACCACCCCTAATCAAACCACTGGATGTATAATCTACCGGTATTCAATGAGGTTGGGATTTCTTTACCGTAGCTTATCCAGTTTCTAATCATATTTTCCAATTCCACTTTAGTGGTGTTTATAAGGTTTCGTAAATCACTTATATCTTCATTAACTTCAGCACGAAGATTAAAAATATCTTGATTAAGATTTTGAATTTGCCTTCTTATACTATCTAGCAAATTATCTATATCAGTAATACTATAATAATCGCTACTAATTGAAGTTTTTATTTGTTTAAAAGATACAGCTCTTGTCAAGCTATCTGTTGTGGATATCGCAAATAAGTCTGTATCTCTTAAGGTTTGAACTTTAACCAGCTCATAAATTAACTTACCATCATATACTACTTGTGATGGAGTTTGACCTGTAGATAAATTTCTTACATCAGGCATTTATAATATCCTCCTTTACGAAATTTGTTGCCATACACCACTTCTGCGTTGTAACAATACATACTTATGCGGAGATAGTGTAACTGTAGCACTTTCCAACTCCATATTATGCTGCGCATTTATCAGAGATCTATTAGAAGAAGACCTGACAGCAATAATTTGGCCATCGATTCCTCCGTCTATTCCAGTTACATTAATCGTTGTATCTAAACATTGATTTTTCTTATCTTTAGTAAGATTGATTCTAGACGTGCTATTAGTTCTCTCTGTATACATAAGAGGGCTGTTAGAATCATATAACCTACCAGTTGCGTCTCCAGCTACTGTAAACAGATTAGCAGCGATATTCTCATCCCATAACACGTTAGAATATACTTCGCCAGCAAGGTCCCCGAACAAAGACGCAGATGCAATAGAAGAACCAAAAAGATTTCTTATTGTTCCGGATAATGTAACTACTCCGGTAGTAGAAGCCAAATCAATTGTTCTCTTACCAAATAAGAATAGATTCTCAACAAATGCTCTAACTTGAGAAGTCTGAGCACCAATATACAATGCATTATATAATCTATTCGCATCAGTTGTTCTCACACCAGTGTAATCACGAATAGATATCAATTCCATATTACACAGTATATATGCAAGTATATAATTATTTGCAGAAGATGCTGTTCTCTCTACTCTAACTTTATCAATCGAACACACATGAGCTTTGCCAGATGTATGACACTTATATCCATAAATGCCGTATCTTACATCAACAACAGTAATGTCACGAATAGATACATCATTATTGTATTCACACCCCGCCGGAGTATCAGAATCTTTACTCACAGAATCTAGTACAATTCCATATTGAGTTATATTCTTCTCTCCGTACATAGACAGATTGGTAAATACCACTCTAGAGCATTTAACTGTTATAGCTCTTGTCCTAATAGTATTAAACTTTATTCTATCTAGTACCACATCATTGCAGTTCAATATACTAATAGCAGTAGGATCAGCACCGATAGCATTAATAACAAAATTGCAAATCTTTAAGTAATTATTAGCCACACCAGATTTGCCAATTACAAATGCCTCACAATACTTAGGAGTAATAGTACATCCATAACCATCAATATGGGTAGTACCAGCTTCTGTGACTGATAAGGCTTTCCTCACCACATAATTGCAATCAGGATTGAACTGCACTCTCTTTCCAGAATCTATTGCAGCTTGAATAGCAGCAGAATCATCATGAGAGCCGTCTCCATATGCACCGAATTGATGCACATTTACTGTATCATCTAAAAATATCACCGCTCTTAAAGTATCAGAATAAGATAAATAATGCACATATCTTTTATCTTCAACAACTCCAGGGTTGTATTCAATATGATATACTGAACCCCCTCCGTCTCCGGGTTCATAATATCCTAAGGTAGTGCATATATCACCCTCTACCAGTTGGTTATCAGAAGTTTTCATGTCCTCAACGCTGTCAAAGTACAGAGACTTTGCTGCTAAAGAACGAAGATTCTTTGCTTTTACTTTTCTTGTACCATCATCTGTCTCCGTTATGACATAATGATTACTATCAACCGTATCTCTCTCAGTCAATTCTATAATTTTTACTTCTTCCACAGTATTGCCTCCTTTCTTTAACAATAGAAATCTAATGCTTTGAATATTTTATCAGCAATTAAATCATGACCAGTATCATTCAAATACAGCCTATCCTTAAGATAAACAGTAAAATTCATCTTATTAATCATAGAAGTAGAATGTAGATCCAAACATGGGATATGATTATATTCAGATATTTCAATCATAGCCTTACTAAAGTCCTTTAAAGTTCTTCCACCAACTAATGTATCATCGCTGTTGCGAATGTCATCAGCATTTAACCTAGCACGAAACAGAGGAGTCACTAATAAAATCTTTATGTCTGGCTTTTTCTCTAATAACTTCTTTATGCAAAGATTAATAGAACCTTTAAAAGACCTATCATTATTAGAATCATTATCTCCTATTACGGATAAAACTGTTCTATAATCATTAGAACCAGCCCACAAGATTGCGATGTCAGCATCGTCAACCCTTGCTGTTTCTATCTGTTGAATCACTGACCGCTCCGCTAATACTTCATCCTCATAATGACCAAATGTTGCATCTCCTAAGGCATGGTTATTTATATAAACTCCATATCTGGATGATAGCAATGCTGGCCATGATTTAGAGGGTATATCTGTACTACCAAGACCAAAACATACTCCATCTCCGAAAAGATGAACCCTCTTACCTTCTAATCTAGACAATTTTGTAGATGAAACATTATACCATTCTGTATGGACTCTCTGACGAGAAGAATTATAATATGCATTGCATATAAATATCTCACACCTATCTAATGTAATAGATTTAGCTTGATATTCTATTCTTTCTCCGTAATTTCTTACAGATACGGTAAAATCGTATTGATCATTCGGAAGATTCTTTGTTCCTCTTTTTACGTGATAGTCATTATCAATAACTAAATCAAATACATCAGTTATTTCCGGCTCCCCGGCATTTAGGAAAGCATCATTAATCATTTCTCTGGTGATTCTGAAACTTTCTGTTATAGGATACACTTTACCGAATTTTGTAACTGCTATTCTGCTTAATAAGCATTTCCTTTCAAAATAGGGTCTTGTATCCTCTCCCTTATCATCCACATAATAAATCCTTTGGATTATATTATTATTTGGGCCAAAGTTAAGAACTTCAAGTAATCTCGGTTCCGGCTCATCGTCATCTTCTACAGTTGGTAATCCTTCTACTGTTGCTCCTAACAAATAGAGACCATCATCTACGAAAAGATTAATATTTCCCTCGGGAAAATGCCCACGGAATCTATATTGTCTGGAAAGTTTTGATGCGTTGATTGCCTTTGGAGCTATATCCTCTTGATTCCATCCTCCCTCTGGTACTGTAGCTATATCTATTGGTGTTGTTCCTACCATCATAGATATTACTTTATAGGAAAGATTCTCAGGTTGAATCTTGTCTTCATCTGAACCAGTAGCAATATCAGCCCCAGTAATAGGAATCTGTATATCCCTTTTCGCATCTAATGCTTCCTTAATATTATTAGTTTCAGATAGGTCAGGAACGGTCTTTGCAAACTCATTGAGCATTTCTCTAACCTGTTCCGTATTACTGTAATTCTCTTTTATGCTTTTGATTTCCCCGGATAATTGTCCAAAATCTCTCTCCAATACGTTTTCATATTCTTGGAGAAGAGAATTAATATGAAAAGATGAAAATAACTTATGCTCGGACGGGTTATCTTTATCTGTTATCAAAGCATCCCTAAACTCTCGGAAAGTTATACGCTTAGTATTCTCTTCATCCTGAAACAACAGTATATCAGAATCTTCAAGGTGAGACTCATGCAAAAGATCTGTTATAGCCAAAAGATTAAGTTGGTCTTTGTCTAACGTAGTTCCAATCGCCATTATACGTAAACTCCTTTCTATCACTAAATTAATATGATGTTTAGGGATGCTAATTTTAAGCTAATTATATCTCAAACCAACAAAACAGATTACACTAATATCAGCATAGGTTCCATCAGTTAATAATAAGAAGGATCGTTTTGATAAACTCCATTTTTTACCAGTCGTGTCGTTATTACTATCTTCCATGCTGAATACTATTGGATTATCAATTCCGCCATTATTTACACTCTCTAGCAATCCAAACATAACAAATTGTTTAAGCATCGGATTATAACCGTTAACCACCGATGATATTATTTGTGGATATGAACTGTAATCGTTTATATTAATCCCAATAGCGTCATAATCAAATATTGAGTTGTAAAACTCAACTTCAATAGTTCTAGATTCTAGCTCAATATAATCCGTTAACATGACCATAGTAACATTGTCAGATATTTTAGTTTTTATCTGGGGGGGGGGTGATTATTCCTCTACTCATTTTATTTTCTCCTTATTTTATAATTTAAAATAATGGTATAAATTCTATATTTAGTTTCATTGCATTAACAGTAATACCTTGGGTATAAATTGGATCAACCTCAACGCTAATATTAGCAAATGCTCCACGTAATGAGCTAGTTATTGTAAAAATACCGGCAACCCTAGTATATTGCGTTCCGGCACCGTTATTAAAATCTCCATTAATACTCAAAGGATCATTCACAAAATCTATATTTAATTTTTTATAATAAACACCTATAGATTCATACTCTGTTGAAGAGTCTATTTTGGCAAAAAATTCAATTTTTATAAGATATTCTCCGATGGTATTTGTACCCATCGGGAATTCATTAGTGAAAATACCTGAACTTTTTGTTAGTAATAATTCTTTAACTTGTTTAGCGGACCCAAGAAATACCCCCCCTCATGTTAGAGATATTGGTGTTAATGCTTCCTAAATGTGACATATATTTTCCTCCTTAATAAATCTTAATTTCTAAATTGAACAGTACCCCAAGAGGAGCACCAACTGTTCCACATAAAACATAAGTGTCAGAGTTCACATCATATACTATAAATAATTTTATATCTGCTCCGCATACGTCTTCCGTAATTTCAGTTCCAAAATTAGTACAAATTTCATCAGCTTCAAAACTACAAGATTCTGTATATTTGCTATCGTATTTATCGGAAGAACACGTTATATCTATTTTAAATATCTTATTGTGCTCAAGCTTGAATTCGTTCCTTATAGCATATAAGTTATTAGATCCTATGACTGTATGGGCTGCAGCGTAAATGTAATCTTTCATAAATTATCCTCCTTAAAAATAATACCCTAAGGGTTTATAAACCCTTAGGGTATAAATTTGTTAATATTAGTATTTAAGTTTCTGCCCAGGATAAATAAGGTTTGGATTCTTAATCCCATTCTTCTTCACAAGGGAATCTACGGATGTACCAAGTCTCTTGGCAATAGTAGAAAGATTATCCCCGCTCTTAACCGTATATACTTTAGAAGCAGCGGGCTTTGTGACAGACGCAGAAGAACCAGTTCCCGAAATCGTAAGAACCTGTCCAGGATAAATGAGATTTGGGTTAGCAATACCATTCAATTTAACTAACACATCTACCGTTGTACCATATTTAGATGCAATACTTGACAAATTGTCTCCGCCTCGCACTGTATAGGTCTTATTGGCAGATCCCCCAGAAGCAGCCGAACCATTTCCAGCGATCTTAAGAACCGCACCAACATGTATAAGATCTGGGTTAGCAATACCATTAAGCTGGACCAAAGCGGCAACCGTTGTGCCATACTTAGCGGCAATTCCAGAAAGCGTATCCCCGCTTTGTACTGTATAAGTCATAGACGGGTTTGGCGTAGGGGCTGGTTGAGGCTTTGGAGCTGGGGTTGGAATCTGAGAATCTCCCTTTCCGCCAGCATAAGCGTCCCATGCCTTAGCATCTCCATAGAATACGTTGATATCAAGATCTCCATTATACCCACTTAATCTACCCTCAGAAGAATACTGATAGATAGCAGCTCCCGGCCATTTCCCAGTGCCTCCACGAAGCGGAGCATCTGGCTTATAACCATAGAACTTTGTTCCATAAGCATAATAACCAGCATTCCAGAGACCATAATCTGCAGCTACTACTGCCGACCAATCATACTGATGCACAACAGAGTTGCTCATATAGATCAACGGCTTAACCCCAGTTAAGGAATATACCCGATCCATCCACTGCTTTGCCCATGCCGGTCCTCTTGACACCGCTTTGGCTTCGAAGTCAAGAACAAGAATTGCTTTCTTAATGTATCCTTTGATATTCTTTACAAAGAAATCAGCTTCCGCATTAGCATCTAATCCACTTGCGAAATGGTATACACCTAGTTTTTTACCTGCTCCCGCTGCCTGTTGGAATGCTCTATCGCAATCCGGAGATACATAACTTGTACCCTCTGTTGCTTTCACGATAACGAAATCACATGGAACCTTAGTTAGATCAATTCCTCTTTGCCAATTAGAAATGTCAATTCCATTCATACTCATAATATTTTTCTCCTTTCTTTTTGTTATTATATTGTTCAAGAATGTAGATTCTATATAAGAGCTAATAATCCAGAAAATTCATCCTTACGCCCACACACATATAAGGTGCTTGGTTGAGTAGGATTAGTAACTGTAACGGTACTACCGCTAATCTTAGCTTTACTATATGCTTTTGATTTGAACTTAATTTGTGTGCCACTGCTATTCATCCAAAATCTAATAAAATCAATATATACTTCTGTCGTATTTGAACCACTTTGTAAATATTGTATAAAACTAGCTGTAATATAATTTGACATTAGATTTCTAATTCTTAAATCATGCACCCCAATAATAGTATTATAGTCTAAATATGCGGTACTGCTCGGCTTTGCTGTCAAAAAATATATACTATCAAAATTTGCCAAGCTTGCAGCAGTATTTAGTGTAAAAGTTGTTTCAGCAGTTAATGAAGAAAGATTAATAGCATCTGAAATTTGCGCAAACTTGCTACTTTTACTTATACTATGAATTTTATATCTATTATGGGGGGGAGGGTATTTGGAATTCCTACATTAACATTTCCTATTTGTGACATGGGGTTTCCTCCTTTTAATTTGTTATGATACATCGAATATTGCATAATTTATTCTCATAGCTACGTTAACTGCTTGATTAAAGTAAGCATAAAGCTCTGCTGAGCTTCCTGTTCTCCATATTTCTGTAGATGTAATATGAGCATTACAAGCGTTTTGATCTCCATTTGTAACTATTGCTACAAAATAGCCCGGTCCATTGATATCCATCATTTTAGCATAGTTTTTGCCTCCCGGTTTTACAATCATTGTTCCAGAATCATAAAGATAGAATCTTCGTGATGATCTTTGCAATATATCATGATTATGGTTACTAGAAGACGCCGCTGGGCCTTGAGGTCCTGTAGCGCCAGCGGGTCCTTGTGGACCCATAGGACCAATGTCGCCCTTTGGACCCTGTGGTCCAACTGGACCGGTATCTCCTTTAGGGCCTTGTATTCCTTGAGGGCCAGTATCGCCTTTATCTCCCTTTAATCCTTTTAAGGATGCAAGAAAATCGGCTTCTGTACCTTGTCCGCCGTTTCTGATCCAAATATCATAAGCCGATTGCCCCCCCCCCCCC